GTGTTTATTTTACTACTCGTAGTGGTTCTTATGGCGGGGCACCTTCATTTATAAGAAGGACTCAAGCTATGGTAGACAAAAATAATCCAAAAGGTATACCTTCTTCTATACATGCACGTGATGTTGGTGATGTTGGTGTTGTAGGTGCTAATACTAATGGATGCACAGGGTTATCAAAAGAAGATCTACAAACACTAAATAATTTATTGAAAGGATACGAGAATGTGCCTACATATATTCTACCTGTAAATTCAGATAATAAATTTGCTGTTAGAAATGGAAAACTTTCTTTTAAATCTCATGATCTTAATTTAACTCCAAGTCATCATGAAAAAGATTACACTCCTATTAAAACTATTCATTTTAGTACAAAAGGACTTGATGATCATCAAAAGAAAGTATATACTGATTTTTCTAAAGGATTAATTAGATATAAAACTATGATTTAGAAAGAATTAGGTATTAATAATGATACCTATATTCAATTAGCTTAGGCAGCCTTAGGTATATTAGGCGTTGAGTCTAATTATGGTAAACAACATACTGCTATTGATAATTTAGCAAGGTTTGGAAATAAAGTAGCGCACAAAGTTTTTGGAATGGGAAGTGCAAGTTCTCCTGATGTATATTCTAAATATAAAACATATGGAATTAATGGAGATAATAATTCTATAGGTTTAACACAAATTAGATTATCTAACCTAGACAAAACCACTAAAGAATTATTTAGAAGATATGGGATTACTAAAGACTCTTTATTTGATCCTGTAAAAGCTGCAATTGCTACTATGTTTATATTATCTAGAAATTATCTAGATAGAGGTATGAATATACAAAAAGCAGTATCAGGATGGAATAATGCAAATGGGTATTATGATAGAGTTATGAATGTATCAAAAAGAGCAAAGATTTTACAAAATTCTTTAAATTATAATAAATAAAAAACTATGTTTAAAAATACAAAAGTACAGAATAATATGATTTTTACATTAGCAACAGCACTTGTTTCAGCAGGTATTCTTGCTAATACAGGAGTAGTAGCAGTTGCTATGATAGTTGGATTTATTCTTTCTATGTTAGTAGGATATTTCCATAAAGTTAAATCCTCAGATTTTGATTCAGTTCCTACATGGAAGATGCTATTAGTTGATGCAGTTTTAGCTTTAGTTGGTTCTCAAGTTGGCTGGTCAGCTCTTTGTATCTAATGAGAATAGGAACTCATAATTCAGCTACATATCTACCTTTAAAAAATTGGTGGATTTATCCATTTAATTGGATAGCTAAATGTCAATCTAAAACTATAGCACAACAATATGAACAATATGGAATTAGGGATTTTGATTTTAGAATCAGATTTGATAAACATATGAATCCTTATTTCTGTCATGGGATAGCTAAATATAAAGGTAATGTAGTTGATTATTTTAAATATTTAAATGATATGGGTGGATGTACTATTAGATTAATTCTAGAAACATCTAAAGAAGATAGTCGACAAGAAAATTTATTTGTTGATTTTATTAAATATATAATTGAAACCTTTCCTAATATTACTTTCTGGCAATTTACTAGAAAGTTTGATTGGAAAAGATTATATGAATCTCCTTATGATGAATCTTTTTATGATTAGTATATTTCATCTATGAACTCTAAATATTGTTTTTGGCCTTGGTGGTTTGCTAAGAAACATAATTCTGAAGCAACTACTGATAAAGAACTATTATTGTTAGATTTTATACAATGTAGAAATTAATTGAATTTATAAAGAAAATGGTCACCTCACACTCAGGAATATCTTCTAAAAGAGTGTGTGGTGTCATTGGATTTTTAGTAATTATTGGTGTATTAATCTTTTGTACCATTAATGGAATACAAGCTCCTGAAATGATTGACACTTTTATTTATGCAATCTGTTTATTACTTGGAATAGATTCTGTTACTGGTATATTTAAAAATATAAAGACTGAATAATGGGTGAAGAAGAAAAAGTAGGACTTGGCTCTTTTGTTGGAAAATTGTCAGGTAGGCCTGTTGAGCCTTATGTTTTACACAATCCTAATACTGGTGAATAGACAGGAGGAATAGAATATGCGAGTTCTGATGTTACTCCAAACTCTTCCAATCAATTAGAAAAATCTGACGCTAGAATAACAGAGAAAGCCGCAGCTGATGAAAGAGTGCATAACTAGTTTAATCAAAACAGTTGGATGAACTTCTTTGGTACTCAAGCATTAGGTGCAGCTGCTGCTGGATTAGGTGCTGTTACAGCTCCTTATGTCGGAGCATTAATGACTCCTTCTACTTATTTAGATTTGATAGGTGCCCCTGCTTGGTTAGGCACAACTGCTAATCTTGGAACTTCTGGATATTTCTTATATGATAATGGTAAAGAGTTTGTAAAAGATCCCTCTTTGTATAATGGTGTAATGACTGCGTTATCAGCAATTCCTATGACACGTTCAAGTAGTGACTATACTAATTGGTTTGCTAAAGCATTACGTGGAGTATCAGGAGGTAAATATACTGGCTATGGTTATATGGGTAATGTTTTACATAATACTCCTTTGACTGGTGAATATGTTGCAAATGGTTTTACACCCACAACATTATTTACAAAAGGTCAAACTAATCCGTATTTTACTCCAGAACCTTATAAAATATAGGAAATTCCTGGAGCTTATATGCCTAAATCATTAGCAAGAGGATCTTAGTTAGAAAAACAATTATCTAAACAAGGGACTATTTCTATTAAATAGTTACAATAGTATTTAAATAAGCCAGAAGTTTCAAAAGTAGATAAAGAATTGATTTCTCAAGTTTTAGCAAATCATACTGCTGATAAGTTTATAGATTATAATGATTTACGAAAGGAAGTATCAGAATTAATTCCTTCGTATGAAGATATTGGTCTTGAAGATACATGGGCTGCATATGGAATGAAAGAATTAGGATATAAGGCACCATCACGACAAGAAATAATTCACAAAACACGATATGGAGGAGGGTATGATGCATCAAAAAATGGTAAACTTCCTACTGATCCAAGTGTAAAAGAAATATACAGTCTTACTTTTAATAATCCCTCTGTTGGAGGTAGTACTAATCATTTTAACAGCGCTCCTATTGGTCATTCTAGATTCTTTACTACATATGATGAGCCTGGTGTATTATATGTTCCAGAAACACAAAGTGATTGGGCACAATGGTTTAATAAAAATACTCCTAAAGATCAAGAAAAAAATATTATTAGTGAGTATATGGCTAAAAATTATTTGGACAGACACTTACAAGAAAATCTTGATTTCGCTTCCACACGTGGGTATAAAACAATGCGCTACCCTACTCGTGAAACTGCTATTACTGTAGAAGGATATGAACCTCAGGAAATTCCACAATGGGCACCTGGATAGAAAAAATAGTACGAATTTTTAAATGAGAGAGCAAGTAAATTTAAAGATGTGGTAAATAATCATGGATACCTTTCTGATTTATTAAATCTAGTCAAAGAGAATCCTAAATACGCAAATGATCCTAGGATAACAAAATTTATAGAATTTTTATAGACTAATCCTACAAACAAAGATCGAGTTAATTATTATAGATCGTTATTAAAAGATCCATATACTGACGGGGACTTAACAACACTCTTAGATAAGTACATGCTAAATTATGTAAGAGATCAAAGAACTGCTGATGTTATGGAGAATATCTTTGATCACTATACAATGCGTAGTCGACAAATGATGGATGAAGTTCCAAAAATAGAAGATTATACTGATGCTCACAAAACTATATTGAAAAAGTATAGTGATTTTCCTAAATAGTTTAAGAAATTATTTGGAACAGAACCTTCTATAGTAACTGATCCAAAGGGTAATACTTGGTATGAAGTAAACGTTCCTGAAAGATACGCAAGCTCTGAAAAAATATTTAAATTAGGAGGAAAACTTAAATAATGGAACAAGTATATATTCATAATGAATCAAATGATGAAATATGGCTTTCAGGAGGTGGATTAAAAAAGTATATTTTATTTCCTTTTATAAAATTTTCCACATATTAGAAATATAAATCTTCTCCAGAATTTAAAAAAACTTTTGATAAAGCGGTTACTACATATGTTCATAGAATAAATAATGAAGAAAAACAGCTTATTCAACTTTCTGGTAAAACTAAACCTGTTACTGTTAAAGGCAGAGGAACTTATAACATACCTATAGAGGTATTTGATAAAATTGTACAGGCTTCACAAGCTACTGGAATATCTCCTAAATAGGGATTAGCTATAGCTATTAAAGAGTCTTCGGGAGCTACAGATCCTGGCAGATCTAATAGATATTATTTAGGAAAGAGTACTCCTCGCCATTGGATTTATGCGGATTCGCCAGATAGTATCGGGCCTTCTCTTATAACCAGTAATTGGAGATACTTTGATGATAGTCCTTATATTGCATTATTAAAAGGTTGGGAAAAATCTGGATGGGATGTTGATAGGGTAACAGAAGATGCTAAATATCAATATAAAAAGCATCAATCTGATTATAATAAATGGGATACTAATATAGATGAAGATATTCTTATCAACATGTTCAAAATCCCTTTAAATCAAATTAATTCTGGAGAAAAAGGATATGTAGAAACTATCCATCAGTACGCAAATAATATGTCTTATAAATATGGCGGTAGAATAATTAATGTTATTGAAAATTTTAGAAAAAGATATAGCAAATAATATATATGGGAAAACCAATTATTAAAAACTCTTTCGTACAAAAAGAATTATCTGATAATACTACCGCTCCTATAAATATTGAGTAGAGATTACTTGCATATAACATAGCTAAAGAATCAGAAGCTAAACATAATGCATCTGTAACTCGAGTTCCATATGAAAATGGATATGTAGAGGTTCCTAAAAAATAGTTGTAGTCTACTGGAAAAGTAATTTAGGATAATAGAACAGATGCTTAGAAGCAATCTCAAGAATAGGCTGGAGAATATATGAGAGAAAAGGAATAGATAAAAAATAATATAGAAAATGGAGATAAAATTATGTCACATTCTACAGACTATGTACCTTTCATTGGTAGTTTATTTAGAGGTGGACAGGGGCAATTAATGAGAGCTTATAATATACCTGGATATTAGTAGGTACTTAATAATGCTGCTATATCTGGTGTTATTGATCTTGGACTGCTGGGGTTATTTGGAAATATTGGAGTAAAACCATTAATAGGATCATGGATTGGAGGAGAAGGTGGTAGATACATTGGGGAATAGTATGATTCTCCATATTTAGGATAGCTTATAGGTTCTGTAGTTGGAGGTAGTAGTCTTCCATTTCTAAATAGAGTTGGACAGATTTCTTACAATGCTGTCAAGCCATCTATACTTGGATATAAACTTAGTAGAATGCCATTAGGAGAGGTAGAAACTCCAGACTTAGCTCCTAAGATGAGATATCGTTCAGGTGATGTGGAAATAAATGACCCGAATTTAAATTATAGATAGGGTTCTACAAATATAGTTAAAGATTTTTTAAATTCTAGGAAGGTTAGAGTAGATTATCCTAATACTGAAAATGTTAATTTAGTAGAAACGAATGTTGGAACTTTCGATTTTGGTAAAACCTTTGACAATCCAATGTTTAAATAGGGAGGTTTATGGTATGATGGTGATATAGTTAATGGAATTGATGCTAGTCATCCAGGACTTTTAGTAACTAGAGAACCTTTACAATTTGCTACAAAAAATGCACGGGTAGCTAAGAGAGATATGTCAGGAAGAAGGATCCCATTCTCTGAAGATTAGCTAAATCTTGAAAATACTTCTGCTTATATATGGGAACCTAATTATGGATTTAGAAGAGTAGTATCTAATACTCCTAAAGCTAACTATTCTTTCTATCAAAGACCTTCTAATCTTACTGAAGCGGAAAAGCAGGAATCCCTAAATCTGATTTTTGGAAAAGAACTAGATGAAGTTATCAAAAATACTCCTTCAGGAGAAATTTTAAAAATGGAAATAGACTAGCCTTATACTTCATCTATAATTAAAGAAATTTCTAATATTACAGGAATAGATACTGATAACTTATTATTCGCATCTTCTGAAGAATTAACAGAGTTAGCTAAAAAGTATCCTAAATTAAATGAAATAGTTTCTAAAGCAAAAGAAGCTATGATGAAAGTAGGAATATTTTCAGGAGGAATGTATTTATTAAATAATCAACAAAAACAATAATGTCAGATTATACTACACCTATTTCTAATTATAAACCTCCTAAAAGTGATAGTCAAACTATTGAATGGCTAGCTAATTGGTTAAATCACAGAAGAGCTTAGTTATATAACAATTTAGGAGGAATATTTCATTTTACTTCTCGTGATACTTATAACATTCCGTAGAAAGAATGGGCTAGAGCAAATTCTTTTAATAGAAGAACTTATGTAAATAAGAATTTCTATAGTCAAATAGAAAATGCTGCATCTGCTAAACTTTATAATGATACACTCCACGATTGGGATGGTGGATTAGCTTTAGGATATTACAGTCCTAGTAAGCATGAAGTTCATATAAGACCTCCTATATTTAAAGAAGAGAAGTATACGTATCCAGAACTTCATGAATATACCCATGCTATGAGAGCTAATCCTCAAATATATGCTATTGGTGAAATCGAATAGACAGCTAAAGCAAAAGATGGATGGAGTAGTGATAATGCAGAATATTTGTTAGATCCTAATGAAATATATTCTCGAATGATGGAATTTAGGTACGCAACTAAAATGAAACCAGAACAAATTGTTGATTAGAAATTTCTAGATTCTCATAGAGATGCAATCAACCTATTTAAATTAGATATGTTTGAAGATAAAGATTTAATAAAATTGTTTAATGAAGTAGCTTAGAATGATTCCTCTGACATTCTTCCTATGGCGAAACAAGGTTCTGTAATACAACGATTTAAAAATTCTAGACAATATGACACTTGATAATGCTGATACTAAAAATGTCGGTCTTTTTAGAAGAAAAGTCAAAGATATATCTGATTGGGGAAATATAACTGAAATTGTAGATACAAATGGTAATGTAAAAACAGTATAGGAAGTTCTTGATAGTAATCCTGATTATGAGATTTATACAGATGTAAATGGAAATATAGTTCATATTACTTAGCCAGAATCAAGAAATGCAGGAACAGTAACAACAGGAGTTAATCCTAACACTGTTCCTTGGCAATTACCTACATTACTTACTTAGGATGCTAATGGATTTAACTATACAGATATATGGGGTAATAATACAAGAAAAAGAGCGTTCTTATCAGAGGCTCCTTTAGAATAGAGTAATGATTTATTCTATTTAGTTGCCCCATACACAGGTTTAGAAGATTATGTTACAACTAAAGGTATGTAGTATTTAGGTAAAGGAGTAAGTGCTCTTGCTAGAACTTCTCGTAATTTTAAAGATGTATGGTGGTTAGCTAAAAATATGAACAAACAAGGAAGGAGAGGATTAAGAAATCCTTATATTAGAGGCAGGTTTCTTAAATATATAAAAGATCCTTCTTTAGTGCGCCAATTTTCTCAAAAATATAATAGAAATGGAGAACCTGTTAATATATCATTAAACCAAATAAGAGAACTTAATCCTCAATTATAGGCTTTAGAAAATGAGTATAGAATTACTCCTAAAGGAGATTTTTATTTTAATGACGAATCAACTTTACAAAATATAAAAGACGGATTAGAATAGGGTAGAAATGCATCCGATCAATATCTTCAAGACCTTTAGACTATTAAAGATAATAAAGTATTGTATAATATAGCTAAAGAATCCCCGTAGTACTTACAGCAAATAGCAAATGATTATAGAAATGGGAATATAATAAATCTTGAAGATTATGTTAAAGACTTAATGAAACAATCTAACACATTCTTAAGAAGGATGAACCTTCCCAATAATATATCAAAAGAAGATTTAATAAATGCGTTTTCTGTTATCCAAGGAAAAACTTTCGAAGGAAAAACGGAATGTATTATATGAATGTAGGTAATCCAGATGTTGTATTTAATCCAATATGGTCTAAGAAGTATGGAAACAAAACCGCTTTGTATACTCCCAAGACCATAAATCCTAAAGGCCCTATAGAAACATGGTGGAGTTAGAGATTTCCTAGATTTTCGTCAAATATTACAATAAATGCTAATGGCATGCATACAGGGAATGACGGCATGTTTAAAAATTTAAACTCCGTGTCTTTATTTAATACTAATAGCTATCTTGAAAAACTTAAGGTGCCTCATGCATATGGTAGAGATGCGTCTCATATGATATTTGAATCTCCTGAGAACGGAACTTCTATTGTGGATTATTTTAACATTGAACCAATAACCGAAAGAATACCTAATATAAGATATACTTTAGGCTATTGAAACTTTAAGAACAAATAAAATAAGAGGATTAACAATTAGGCTATGTCCTTTTATACACATGAAGAAATATGGTGGTAAAATAAATTAAATAAATTAAAATAAATTAAAACAAAATGGCAAAGTACATAATTAAAAAAGGCGATACCTATTGGGGTATTGCCAAAGCATTAACAGGTAGGGGGGGGCAATACAATAAATTAGTAGAGCTTAACCATACACCTAGTGTTAAATTAAAAATAGGACAAGTAATTGAAGTTCCTGATGAATGGGTAACTCCTAAAAGTACTAAATTATTTAAAGGAACTCCTAAAGCAGGAGATGTTATTAAAGGTGATGAATAGTTTGATGATTATACATATACAGCAGCAGATGAAGAACTAGATAATAAAATTGCAAATGACACATATTTAAAAACTCATGATGTTACTGCTAATACTAGATTAAAGCCTAGATAGCGTATCTCTACTAGTAAATCTGTTACGTCATCTACTGTTAAATCATCTACTCCTAATGAAGTAACAACTTCAGATGTTTCTGAACCTGCTTTTGATAATTCAACACTTCCTGAAATAACTACACCTAGTCTTAGTTCATATAGAACTATTCAAACTCCTAGTCTTTCAGGACATTACGGATATTCAACTAGTCCTACATTTGGAGCTTATTAGAGATATGCAGGATTTCCTACTGCACCTTTTAGCTACGCTACTTCTCAAGCTAGTAGTTTAAGTAAGAGTATTGATGAAAGAGCTTCTGATGCGGCAGCTGCTACTTTAGCTCCTTTATCAGACACTGGTAATCTTTCATATGGTCCTTCAAGATTTTAGTTTACTCAATATCAAGGTGCTCCAGTACCTGCTAAACATTATTAAATAATAAAACCCGGCACGGAATCATTTCCATGTCGGGTTTCTTGCTATATAACATAATAAAAATTTAATTTCTTACAGATATTTCATTTATATGGTCAAGCCAATCGAGTACCATTTGTTCATCTTTAAGTCCTAGCTCTTCTATTTCATTCCAGATTCCTTCTAACATTAGAATAGACATTTGACACATATTATAAACTCTATTCTTATCATTATCAAACTTTCCTGTTTTGAGACCAGTAAGTTTCTAAAGTTTCTTTAGTACATTGTTCATAATCATCATATTTACATACTGGATTTATAGAAGTTATAGACCATCCAGTTTTCGGATTTATAAAATAGTATAATCTGTTTGGATCTTCATATTCTTCTTTAATTTCATTAGATTTGTTATTAATAATTTTTACATCATCCCAAGTAATTCCTAATTGCTTTAATTTCTTTTCTGGATTCTTAGGTTGATAAAGTTTTCTATTATAAATAAAAGATATGTTCATAGTCGCCCAAAACAGACTCGAACTGTTATTTTCGCATTTAGAGTGCGTCGTAATTAAACCTTTATACTATTGGGCAGTATTAGTGGGAAAGATTCCCACTATGTTTAGAATCTGGCTCTAAGGTTAAAAAGATCATTTATTTTATCAGAAATAACTCGCTTAATAATACTATTAGCAACATCAATCATTTCTGTAATTTGAACATCTTCATAAAAGGTATATGATTCTTTATTAAGAAGTTGGTCAAAATCATACATATTCATGTGTTCATCCATTTTTTCAACTGCTTCTACAAAAGTATCATCATCAAGTTCTTCAATATTATCTTTATATGTTTTTACAAGTTCTTTAGTTTTAGTATCATCGAATACTTCACCTTCAGTCACATCTTCACCATTTACTATTAGTTTCTCTTTACCATTTACATTAGAATATTCAATTTCTATATGTTCAGGATTTTTTAGCGCAAGTTCAAAAAGTCTTTCAATATTCATTTTAAATTTAATTTTTAATTACATTGCAAATATACTATCTCTAAGTTGAATATGCAATAAGATATGTGTTAAAAAGTGTTATTAATCTATAGAGAATGTTATTTGAATCTCTTTATCTTTAAGTAGTTTAGTTCTTTCTTTAAGATCCCCCTTCCAGAAGACTTGGGGATTAATTAAATATCTTCCTCCATTTCCGGAAATGAGTTTTAATTCTACCAGCTTTTTTAAGTTGTTACTGATAGTTGAATTAGTAATATTCAATTCTATGCATATCTGTTTTCTATCGGCAGGAGAAATAGATACAACTCCAGTATTAAAGTCAGCGTGTTTGCATAACCATACTAATAAAGTTTTAGCAGCATCCGATTTCAATTGAAAGATAGGACTTAGATAATCTACAAATGTCATATAAAAGGAATCTGAACTTACTTTTGCAGTGAATACTTTAGAAGTCTCAACTATTTTAACTTCACCTGTTTCACAATCTACAATTTCACGAGTATTAGTTTGCTGATACATAGTATTTATTAATTTTTATCAAATATAATATTTTATTTCCAATATTCAAAATAAAATATTTCTGGAGCAAAATAGTATTGCTCTACAAAAAATATTATTGTCCTACAGAAAATATTATTGCGCTGTAGAAAATAAAAATCTTTATAAGTGTCTGATTTTCAAGGAGTTATAGTAAATTCCTATCTAATATAATTAACCCCCTCCCCATAGTAATTGGAAATCAATTTCAAATTGAAAAATTTTCTAGATGAAAAAAATTTTGTGAGTTAGGAGGGGGAGGGTACAGGTACCTTTTGCGACCCCCCTGGGGTCTTAAAGGTAAACTCAGCCAAGGCAAGAGTGATACAGTCTATCGACTGTACCCTGTTGGGTGTAGTTGCGCATCGGCTCCGCTTATTTCCGATACCGCGCCTACGGATTTTAGGCATTATTCCAAATCTTTTTGCTTTATGGGAAATTCCAGAAACAACAGGGTTAAAGCCGAACCCACAAAAACGGCTAATGTTGCCGAAAGTGCAACTGTAACCAACGCCGCAAACGACCGCGATACTAATCTTCGCGCCAACGCTTTTAGCGGTAATCAAGGTTTAAACGACGGTGAAATACTTACAATCGTTGAAAAGCCGTCAAACGAACGCCATGACTCCTACAAAGGGCACGAATACATTGCCATACATTGGCAACGTGCCAACGGGAGCATACATTCAATGAGCCTTAAATCACTTGTTACAAAGCGCATATGGCTCAGCGAAAGCAAGACTACCCAGTTAGAAGGCAGTTTTGTTGCCAAAGTACGCGAACTTGCAGCAGAATGCATCAACGGAAAAAACGAATTTGTTAAGCAATTCGAGCTTGACAAATTGTTTGAAAAGCTCTACAGCGAGTGTAGGACTATCAAGGTGGTAACGCACTCTTGTCTAAGCACAAAGTACGACACCGACACAAAGGGATTAACGTTCTACCCGTCTACCTATTCAGATTATGAATTAATCTAATAGGAAATACGCTAACAGCACTTTATATTTATTATATTGTGTTGTTAGCGTTTTTAAAAAACTAAATGTTTCACCCTTAAATAATCTATTATGAAAGAATTAATAGAAATCAACGGTACAGTGTTAACCGTTGAACAATTTCAAGATTGGGTACTTTCTAAGTAGTTAGCACCCCACCACTGCCCCACGATTTATTATTTAATATCGTGGGAGCAGTTTTTCTCGTATCCATTAACCCCAACAAAACAAAACAGAAATGAAAGCAACCGAAATCACCCGCGAAGCTATTTGTGGCTTAAATGTAGAACTTTCTACAATCGACCGCATAGCACTCACCAACGAGCTATTAAAGCCAATCGAGAAACTACTCACCTACAAAAACGGAAAGAGTGTCGGTTATTTTGACCGACAGAAAGTAACTGATGAAGTCTTGCGTAAAACGTGGGACTTCATTAGTAAGTTAGCACTTCACCCCGAAGAAACTTCAAACGTGTTTTCTCCATTTATGACAGACGGAGAAGGTAACGCTATTTACCCTCAATAAAACAAATCTATCCAATTATCGTAATTCCAAGTTGCGATAATTGGATATTTTTTTTGTGTGGCTATAGGAATTGAATGTTAACGGAACGTTAACAAATATTAAAAACTCCCTTCGGGAGTAAACCCAGCCATGTGTATAGCCATAGATTCGAATGGTGGTCTGACATATGTTCAGATTCTCCATATGTATACTTCGTATTTCCGCGAGCGAGGTATACATATTAGTTAATTTCGCGGATTATTGTTGAGTGTATAGCACTCATTTTACAACCTTATGGTGTATAGGTTAACCGTACAATATCATGTCGGAAATGGCAACAGCTATGGCAATCGAAGTAGAACGTGCAACCAAAGGTGGTGATACCAAGGTAGCTGGCTTCTCTAAGGCCATTCGTAGTCTCGACAATCCTGGCTTCGTTGAAGGTGAGACCTTCGAGATCCCGTCTGAGTATGATGTGTATGAGACGCACATCAAGTCTGGAGATCGAGTAAACTCGGCAGAATACATCTTCGTCAACACCTCTCTTGGAGCTGTGAAGAAGTTCTTCCCGTCAACTTTCACGAAGTCTACATCTGAGGTTCGTGAAGTTAATGGTCTGTTGGAGCTTACAGGTAATCGTGTGGTTACCTCTGGTTCAGCCACTGAGGAGTTCCGTAAGGAAGGTACCGTTGAGAAGGGTATGAGCCGTCTTAAGGGTAAGACTATCAAGGTGTCCAGGGTGACACCTGTCAAAGGTTTTGCCTTTGGTAAGGTCGATGAGACAAAAGTCTACAATATTCTCACTTTGGATATTGTAGAGGAGACTCCGAGTAATAACAGACGCCGCTAATGCGGTGTTGTAGAGCAACTATGATTAAAGATTCCCTTCTTCGTGATGATGATGGGAATCTTTACCATACTCAAGTATTGCCTGATAGCTGGTTAGGCAAAGTTGGGTATTGGTTGCTTCGTATTGTTGGTAAAAGGTGGTTGGTGATAGGCTGGATCTTCGATTAAGGGGGTCTATACCCACCACCCACCTTTAATTCCCAAATGTACATTCTATAAAATTCCTCAGTCATTCGAGGACTATATAGGTATGCACATTTATTCACTTATTCGTATAAGTTAAAAATTTTCTTATTATAGAAAATTTCTATGGTCAGCCTAGGAGACCTTAAAATATCATCTGATGAGACTAGGACGAAACCTCCTTTATTAAGGAGGTCATGATTTGGAATAATTATACACTTAATTGCTTGTGAAAGTAGTTAAGTTCTGTCGTGTCATTAGACACCTGATGAGTCGCTGAAAATTGCGACGAAACAGAAGTATAACCCAAAAAACAACAAAACAATGAAAACATCAGAACTCAAATCTGGATATATGGTATGCCACAATGACAACCTCGTTCGTATTTACAATACTCTTGAAGAAGCTAAAGAACATATAGCTTTTCATAAAGGTGGAGATGATTGGTATATTTTTGAAATCCAAGTTAAATCAATCTAAGGTCTCAATACCACTCTCGCAGTAGTAAGAACTGGCTATACTATTTCTGCGTATTGGGGTCATTAGTGTTTAAAACAGGTTGGGGTACCACATTCCTTAGTAATAAACCGTATGTGAATAGGTTTTCCTGTATTAATGATACAATGTGATAGTTAGCAGCTCGGAAAGACGAGCAAATTAAAAAACTCAATAACTTCCCAAGATGTTGAGGGCACCAGTTTCTCTCATGTTAGTGATAAAGTATTCATGATATTACTAACTTTGCCGATGTGCATGAGAGTTTTAGGTGTAAAACACAAACCCAAATTAATTATGAATAAAGAAATACTACATAGAGAATATGAAGGTTTATGTGAAGCCTTTGGTATTCACTCATCTCTCTGGGATCAGTTGCACTGTAACTTTTCCCGTTACTTCGCTTGTCCTGAAAACAAGGAAGCGATTATCGGCGAGTACTTAACATGGAAATGTTTTGTACAACGTGCTAAGAAGTATGGTGTTGCATATTATCTAGGAATTGATGAATTTCTTAAAGCGTATGCAGATTATGTAAATTCTCAACTGAAATGAAACATTGGAAATCTCGTAATGTATATTACATTGCTCCTGCTATATTGGCAGGAGTGATGTTCTTCACATTATTATGGCTGTGGTAATATTCTATATAATGAAGGTGTGTATTGTCTTACTATTTCTTGGTTTAATAGTAAGTACAATACATTCCGTCATTGATTCTATCATCGAAGATTTAGTAGGTGATAATCAAGAACTGAAAGTTAAATCTGCTAAGATATGCTTTGCTTTATACATAGCATTTGCATTTGTTGCAATTTTAGCATTATAAAACCCTTATAAAAATGAAAAATCTAAAGAAAATCCCAGCTGAAATAGAAAGCTGGAAAGTTCCAATGCAGGATTTAGCAGAGAATCCTGGCTTAATTGGAATTGCCTTAGTTGACGAAATTCTCGCAACAATAGGCAATGGTTTTAAATATGAATCCTTCAAGCGTAATAGTATTGAACGTTTCTTTGCATATATGGATGCATTCCGTACTGCAATTAAGTTCAGCACAATGTGTGAACTTCGTATTGAAGAAGATACACATAGTAATTACATATTCCGACTCGTTGATACAGCTAACGTTAGATATGTCTTTGAATGAGTTGGGCTGAAGAACAAGACTGGTTTGGTATGGAAGATTTAGCACTTGATGCTGAAGAATCCTACCAATTCCAGTTAGAAAATTGTCTGTGGGAAGATATAGAAGGTAATCTTCATGCCATTAAAGATATGGATACTGATTACATTAAAAACTGTATTCATAAAATCTATAAATCTAATGGTACTTGGAGGCCTGAATATCTTCGATTGTTTGAACATGAACTAAGAAGTCGTAAACATGTTAAACAAAGTAAATAAAGAAGAAGTTGAACTTCTTCAATCTCGCCTTTGTGATGCTTACAAAGGGTTAGCATCTTATGTGGAATCACATAAAGATGAACTACTTACTCAACTTAAAAATCAATTTCCAGATCTACCACCAAGTATATCTATTACTGTAAATAAGTTTGGAGGAATCCTTACTACAGAAAGGTGTTATTGGTATAGAGATGGTAAATGGCATACATTTGAATAAATGACAATGGAAATCATTTGTATCCTGTTATTACTCGTAATGATAGTAATGGGAGTTGGTGCTTTTATAGACCAAAAACGTGAAGCAGCTCTTAAGGTAAATCGTAAGTATTACCTTATTAATAAGATTGATAACTATATAAATACCTTAAAAGAGTTAAAGACTTTAAGAGGTATTTATAAAGCTCATCTTGATATATGGGCTACAGGGATTCGTAATGCTAACATTGGACCTAATGAGTATGGAATGTTCCGTACTAAAGATATACTTCATATGAAACCTGAAGAAGTGTATCTTGGAAATATTAACGGTCTTTGGACATTTAATATTCCTACATGGGAGAAGAATGGTGTAGAACCCTGTATCATAGAACAATATCGAAATCATCTTATTAGTAATCTAAATGCCATAAAACGAGATGTTGACGCAAGTCTATAATTTCAAGAATGTGAAGAAACCTTATAGGTTTCAAGCCACAAAGCATATCAAATCCTTGAATAACTTCAAGTTATTCTATAAGGATGACAATCTAGATAAGGAAGAATTACAGTATATTCTAAGATGCTGTGGTCTTCCAACTAACAATCATTTTCTGGCAGAGTTCAGAAAGTCAACTTGGATTGTAAGAACATCTAGGTCAACTTGGAAATTCGCTCCATTTACTGAATGGATGAAACCTGAAGGTTTGGAGCGGATTTACGCTAACTATTACAAGAGAGTAAATTAATCTCCTTTCTAATAAAATATACATATTTTAACATTTATTTCTTTTGACTTAGATGTTAGAATATGTATATTTGCAATACGTTAATCAGAAATGCTAGTAATACAAAATAAATTCGGATTATTCCTTTCAAGGAATGATGAAGAGTTTGTCAGCTTTACAAACAGAATAGAAAATGCTCTTCTATTTAATTCTGTAACTAAAGAGTTATTAAATGAGATAGAAACAACTGCACCATTTTTAGGTGTAGGTTTAACAATTAAAAACGTAATTCAATGAATCCAAATTTCTTTGGTGAGAAAGGCCTCACCTCAACATCAGCTAATCATATTGCTGACCTTGCAAAAGAGTATGTACGTAATCGTATGGCTGCTCTTGATAAACTAAATTTTGTCACAACTACAATCTCTTTGATTGGTAGTTCTGATGAAACAGTAATTAATAAAGGTGTCAATTCTCTTGATAAGATACCTAAAATTATTGCTGACATCGCAGAAGCTAAGTCGTTGATTGCTTGGTTGCGAGAAGCAATTAAGTATCGTAATAAGATGGTTCAAGACTTAGATCGTCTGACTGTTAAAGAATATTGTAAGCAAGTTGGCTTAGAATATCCTGAACCTAAGTTGGATGAGTCTCTTCTTACAGAAGAAGAATATTTTGATTCTCTATCTATTAAAGATAGAAACAAGTATTACTATCTTCAGACTCAAGCTGCTGTTCTTGGTCAGTATATTCATCCTGATGGTAAATATGCTGAAGCTCGTGAAGAACTGCAAGATGCAGTAATTACTCCTTGTAAGGTACAGGAGAATGGACGTGATACACTAGTATATCATTATGTTCCTTCTGTATCTATTGATGATGTTGAAAAGCAATATTTTGAATTGCAGAAAAAGCATCGCGAGTATCAAGCTCAACTTAATGTCATGAAGTTTGAGTGTGAGAAAGCTATTCAAGATGTGAGAGCAAAAGCTCTTGCTAACAACTCTAAGTACAATGAAGAATTTAGAGCGAAGGTTAACGAGATTAACTGTAGCTATAATTCATATGTTCAAGGTCGTAAAGAATATATTCAATCACTTAAGATTGTAATTCCTGATGATCTAAAGAACATTTACACCCAAATCAACAGTTTGGGTAAGGATAAGTAAATCTTAGACTGAGGTTATTGTACCAAAACTAAGATGAGTATATATAATAAATATTCTTATACTGAAATAACATCTGAATTTATATAATTTTTTCTTGGTATAGAAAAAACTTGCTTCAAATCCACATTTCAATGACTCGGAGAAGGCTGATAACTGGAGAGTGTTTTAGTTTTTGACGGATGAGAAGGTTTTTGATTTAGTTTTAGTTATTGTTTGTAATGAATATTTATTATATATAGCTTATCATTTTTGTCTCATGGTGTAATCGGCAACACAGCAGATTTTGGTTCTGCTATTTCAGGTTCAAATCCTGATGAGACAACTAACTTTATTGTTTAACTTAAATTTAAATGGATATGAAAAAGTTAATTTTGTTTTGTGCGCTTATCTTTAGTACAGCTTTTGTTGCTTGTCGTCCTTCTGAAACAGCAACGAGTGAAGAAACTACTGATTCTGTAATGGTTGATACAGTATCCTCTGATACGGTAACTGAGGTAGTCACTGACACAATTTGTCTAGACTAATCTAAAGATAGTAGTTTTATAGCTTTACTACTTTAAAACAAAGCTAAATTTGTTCTAGTGGCGCAATGGTTAGCGCAGCTGTCTTATACACAGGAGGTTCTAGGTTCAAGCCCTAGCTAGAACACTGTTTTTTGTTGGTTATAAAATTAACTCCTCAAGCGATTTGGGACCTCCTTAGGTGGTGCCGGTTTAACTCCGGCGAGGAGTTCTAGTTTTTAAGGGTTAATATTGGTGATTATCTACAGTGAAACACTCAAATGGTTTGTCCTTTCGCTAATTATTATAATTAGAAAAAACACTGTTGGTTTGGATTAAAATTCTGAATTTCTCTATAATGATGGGCTTTTAAGTGTATCAAAGTCAGAAAAAGAGAGATAATCTTAAATTCGGATAGGAGAGAGGTCAGCTCGCTAGTATTAGATTTGATACTAGAGGTCGGTGGTTCGAATCCATCATCCGAGGCTAATTAAAATAAATAACAATGATAATAATTGGAATATTATTAGGATTAATACTTGCTTATATATTATTAAAATTAGATAATATTAAAGAGCAAAATAAGGAGATTAAAAATCTTCTTATTAAATATATGAATAAACAAGCTTTAAAAGATTGGGAATGTCATTAGAAACTTACGTAAAAAGCTGGTAGTAATTCAAACTCTAAATAAGTATTAAATTAATATTTAATTAAATAATATGATTAAAAAACTTATCTTGTGTTTTATTGCAATTATTGCAATGTTCTCAACAACTTCTTGTACTTCAGTATCCCCAAATGCTGATGAAGAAGCAGTTCTTATTTATCAACCTTGGATTTTTGGTCATGGTGGTGTTGATAAAAATCCTGTTCAAACTGGTTTAACATGGTGTGCATTATCAACACATTCTGAAATCTTTAAAATTACTCCTCAACGCTATGATGTAGAATTTGACGATATTATGTCAAATGACAATACTCCTCTTGATTATGCAACTTATATTACTTTACAAGTAATTCCTGGTAAGAGTCCTATTCTTATGAAGAATTATGGTGTAGATTGGTTTAAGAATAATATTGAAGCAGTTTATCGTAATTTTGTTAGAGAAGAGATTTCAAAGTATAGTCCTTTTGATTTGATGTCTAACCGAGAAGTTTGTAATCAAATTGATTATAGTGTAAAAACTAAACTTGAATCTCATATTCAGAGTCTTTCAGCTAAGAAAGAATTTCCTGTTGAATGTAGAGAAGTAATTACAGGTCGAGCTAAGCCTAATGATAAACAACTAGCAGAAATGAATAATACTGCAGCTGCAATTCAGGCTAAACAAACTCAGCAACGTATTGCAGAAAAAGAAGAAGCTCGTAAGAAAGCTGAAATTGCACGTGCTGAAGCAGATCAGGCTTATATGAATGAAATGCGCCTATCGCCTGATCAGTTTATTACTTTAAAACTTGTAGAGAAAGCTAATCCAAATATTGATGTTTTGATTGGTAATGGTTCAAATTCTATGTGGAATGTTAGAAGATGATAGAAATCCTTGATATTGTAACTTTAATATTCTTTCTTATACTTTTAATTATTATTAAAATTGATTTAAATGATTGTAAAAGTTTACTTTCTGAGATAAGAAAGAATCTGATGAAATAAACATACGAGTAATAATTTTAACTACTTTTGTTTGTGAAAATAGAAGTAGTTTTTATAAATTGGAGGGTGGGCAGGATGGATAATGCAACAGTCTTCTAAACTGTCATCTGAATAAGATATAATGGGTTCGAGTCCCATACCCTTCACAAATTCTTAAATTAATCATATGTTTATTTTATTATTTATCGCATTATTTATATTACTTATAGTTATTTACATGAAATACATATCTTATCAAATTAATAAAGCATTTAAAGATATTTGGACAGATATATTTGAATGAGTACTCTGTAGAAGCGTTTCGCAATTTTGACAACATATGTGAAAGTCATAATAAGGAGTAAAATTGCAGGTGAACAGTCCCAGTCGTGGGTAAAGATGTGGTAAGCAGTACGGGTAATTGCGCAACTTATGCCTCGTACTTCTCTTGAGGATAATAACGTATGACGTCTAGAGAACAATCCTCCATATGCTTAAGCCTGAATATATAGGGCAAGATGGAATCATGAGTCACCACTCTAAGTACGGGCAGAGAGTATAAATAAGTGTCGGAGTATCCGAAATGATGTAAAACTAGGTAAGGATGTTAGTTTAATATTTGGTAAAATCTACGAAAGTAAGTTAGCAGTTCGAATCTGTTACATCCTTCAAATTAAAATTAATTATTATGGGAACTAATTATTATGCAATAAAAAAGAAAACTCCTAAACAAGAGGAATATTTAAAAGAATATAAATCTTTACTTCTTACCAGTGTCCATGATGAAGACTGGGATGATGTAATTACATTTGCTGAGAGTATTAAAGACATAGAAGATGAATGTAGAGTTCATTTAGGTAAATCTTCTATGGGATGGAAATTTTTATTTAACCATAATAATTGGAAATATTATGGTCCAGATGATACTTCTATCAGAAAGTTTATGGAATCATGTGAATGTATAAAAGATGAATATGATGAAATAATATCTATCAGTGATTTTTGGGAAATGGTGTTTAGTAAGCAATTTGGATTTGATATAGAAGAACATTCTTTAGACCAGATTGAAAAAGCTAAACAGAAAGAAGCAGGCACTCTTAAAGATCCATTAAATCTTATTATGAGTGCAGCAAAAGCTCAAGAAATTTATGATGATTATCGTATTCATGATTTTTATGAATGTCATGAATATGAAGGACAGAATATTGATAATTTACCTTATAGATTTTCACAATTTACAGAATTTAGCTAATGTATATTTTATCAACAGGAACAGCCGTAGTTAGTGAATTATTTCATGATACTCTTTATTCAGGAGTAAAATTTACTAATAATGAAAAAGAAGCGGTTACTTATGAAAGAATAGGTGATGCCATGAAAGCTGCAGAAGAAGTTAATCATATTTTAGGTAATGAACGATGTAAAGCAATTTATACGGAATAATCCCTGGTTTTCCTAGTCATCCTTAAAGACTAGTGACTCTTTATAATTACTCAACAAGTAGAAATTATCAACTTGGCATAGTTGTAAATAAATGTACAGGCTACGGCAACGGTAGTTAGTTTAAATTTGATTAGGGATTTCTCTTATTTTAAACTAATTTTCCTTAAGAGTCCATACCCGACTACACTAGGATGTACTCATTATCATCTGGAAAGTATGGATATAAGATGATAGCTTAAGGATACTCTGATTTAATCAATTGGAGTATTTTTTGTTTGTTTTTTTAATAATATAAATTATACGATTATTAGTAATAAACCGAGTAAATTCAAAGTTAAGAAATCAAAAAGTCGCATTCCTTTAATATGGACTAATAAAGAAGTATCTAGAAATGCTTTTGGTTATATGACTGACGAAGAATTTAAAAAATTTCTAATAGAACTCAAACAAAGTTTTGACATTAATGTAATTGATTAATTATGAATACAAAAGAAATAATTATCCCAGAAGGTTGGGTAATAGACAAACAAGTAGACAATAAACTTATCTTGAAAGAATGTAAATCTGAGCCAGATGATTGGAAGAAATGTTATGATATATTATTTTCTAAAAGAGAACTTTGTTTTATTAATGAAGTTTCTAATATAGATTATGATTTACCAGAAGAACCTTCATTGTGTTGGAAAAATGTATTTCCTAAAGAATATGCAGAACCAATATTAGCTTTAATGCAGCTATTAACTTGTTATAAAGCATATGTTGGTGATTGGAAACCAGATTGGAATAATATTGATATTATAAAGTATTGTATTTGTATAGACCAATTACAACCGAAAAGAAGTAGGAGCTTAGGTGTACAACGCGTATTAGCATTTCCTACAGTAGACATGAGAGACAAGTTTCTTGAAACATTTGAAGATTTACTAGAACAAGCTAAACCATTATTATGAAAGCATTTATAAAAACTGTATTCTATGCAATTAAAATGATTTGCTTAGTAATACTCGGATTTATTGAATCTAAAATGCTTAAAAAATGATATATATAATTATTTACTTTATTGGAATATTAGTAGCTTTTATAAGTCTGGCTTTAACAGATGCTTATAATAGTAAACATGAAGCTACTATTACTATTCTACATAAGCCAGAAATGGGATTTTGTCTTATGAGTTGGTTGCTAGTTATTGTATTAATTATGATATTAATTGTCGATTGGTATATAAATTGGAATCCTAAGAATCCCTTTTATAAAGAATAAAATTTACTATCCCCTATTATTTAATATCGGCCTGCACTATTAATTTAGTGCAGGCTATTTTTATTTAAAAATTTATGGAAGAAAGAACTATAAAACTTAATATTGATAAAGCTAAAGAGTGGTATAATAGTGGTAGTGCAGACCTCTTTAAAATATTAGAATAAACAAAAAGTATAACAGAAGATAAAGTCAATAAAATTTTAAAAGATTTTAAAATGGATAAAGAATTAGCTATTGGAGGTGCTCCATTTATGGTAAAAGAAATTACTGAATTTCTTCAAAGATGGGAAGAATATTTGAAACAATCGGATGAAGAAGTAACTCAGGCAGAAAGATTTCGTGCATGCATAAACTCTAGTAAAATCAATAATGGTATGTCTACTTCTCAAGCTGTACGTATGATTTTTCATGTATTATCTCCTCATAATATTTCTAAAGAAGTTTTAAGTTCTTTAGTAGAAAGTATTTTTAATATAAAATAGTATGAAAACTTTTAATGTTTTAACTTATAATTTTAATACGGGTAAAGTGGAACCATATGATGTGATTCCATATTTAGTTCGCACTTATAATGAAGTTAAAGAAAAAAAATATAAACCTCTTCCTACTACATTTGAAGAATTTAAGAAATTCGTTCAAGATGAAGCTAAATATCAATGGTGGTCTCGTTGTGAATATGAAATTATTCTTGTAGATTGGCCTTGTCAAAAGCACGAAGAGAAATGGGATGTTTATGGTCAAGTAATGCTTAATCTTGACATAGTTACTAATCTTTTAATGGAAAGTTTAAATGTGGCTTAAAGGAAAACCTGATACTGAGAAAAAGGAATATTTACTATATTATAAAAATGAATATTATATAGGATATTTCTATCATGACTTATGGTATACAAAAGATGAAAAGATTCTTACGGATAAATCTGATTCTGTATTTTATCAAGATTTAAAAGATCCTATTAGTCAAGATAAATTATGGATTGCTCGTGATAAAAGTGGGGATTTATTCTTTTATTTATCAAAACCTGAATTAAGTGAAAGTGGAGATTATTTTGTTGACGTGATGAATGATGATTACGATACCGATTATGGTTCAACCGAATTACCTAAGGAAATGTATCCAACAGTAACTTTTGAAAATAGTCCAGTTGTACTTACTGAAATTAATGAACAGAATTTTTAAATTTTGATATTATAAATAATTTATCTATATTTGCTTACTATGATAAGATAAAATTTAATAGCTATATATAGAACTGAACTAAGGTTAGTGAAAGCTAGCCTTAGTTTTCTTTTAAAATTTTTATTATTAACTTAGGGAATTGATGAAATTAGGTAAACATTATCCGCTTAAACCGGATTGCTCATATGAGCTTGTGGGTTCGAGTCCCATATTCCCTACTAATCTTAATATAGACTCTTTATTCTAACAATTTAAAAAGAATTTTGGCTACCTATTTTGGGGTTTTGAATTAAATTATTATATTTACATATAAAAATAATATGATAATTTAATTTTATGACAAAAGTAAAGTATTCAAAAGAATTGTTAGAAGAGGCATCTAAAGATGCTTTTTCTATTGCTCAAGTATGTAGAAATGTAGGATTAAAACCAGTTGGAGGTAATTATAGAACTATAATTAGAAAATTAGAAGAATTTGGAATAGATACCTCTCACTTTACAGGTAGATTATGGAGTAAAGATAAAAAATTAACAAATATTACTTGTAGATTATCTTTACAAGATATATTAAAAGAAAATACAAATTATTCCAGTGACAATTTAAAAAAGAGACTTATTAATGAAGGATTAAAAGAAGCTAAATGTGAAATTTGTGGCTATACTGAAAATTTGGAATTACATCATATAAATGGAGATCATTATGATAATCGTTTAGAAAATTTGCAAATATTATGTCCAAATTGTCATGCTAAAACAGATAATTATAGAGGTCGTGGATCTAATAAAAATAGCACGCCTGAATCGTTATCTAAAAGATTAGCAAAATCTCATTATTGTATTTGTAAAAATTGTAATAATGAATTTTATTCAGATAGAACAGATCGAGTACGAAAATTTTGTAGTCGAGAATGCTATAATGAATATTTACATAAATTACAAACTGGAGTAGCATCTCAAGCTATTCAAGAAAATATTAATCCTGAAATTATAAGTGAGTTAACTAAGGAAAATTTAGAAAAAGCAATAAATAATTTTAATGATTTAACAAATTTAGGAAAATATTTTAATGTTTCTAGAACTACTATTAGAAATTATTTAAAGAAATATGATTTATTTGAAACATTCAAGTTAAAATACGATTTTCATTCTAAACCTGTTTTACAATTAAATTTGCAGGGAGAAATAATAAAGGAATGGCCTAGTATTACTGATGCTGCAAATTGTATTGGAATTGATAGAGGATCTATTAGTAGGGTTTGTAAAGGAAAAGGAAGAAGTGCTAAAGGATATATCTGGAGATATATTGATGATATTTAAAATATTAGACATAAAAAGAGAGAAGTGTTAAAAATCTTCTCTCTTTTAGATTAATTAGTTATTAACTTAAAATTCTTATTGACATGGTAAAGTTTATAAAAAAAGCTGTTAAATGGTATTGCACCAGATGTGCAGAAACTTACTGCTGGACACCTACAGGAATGATTATTCCTAGAAGTTTAGTGTAATTATTATTTAATGCGGTGAGAAAAGTCAATTCGGACTTTTCTCGTACTCTAGTTCAATTTGGTGAACATTAACGTTAAGGTTCGAGTCCTTAATAGAGTCCTATTTATAAAATCCAGTTCGAGGTTGAAATAGAGCCATGCCTTGCGATAGGTTAAGAAACTTTCCTTGAAAGAAGATATTTTATCCTATTTCAAAATAAAGTTAAATGGACATGTGAAGGATGGAAGCTTCACACTTTTTATTTAAACTACCATGAATATTACATTTAAAGAATTAGAAATAAACGATGATGAAAAGGTATGTTATATCAATAATAAAGATATAAAACTTACCAAATCAGAATACTATCTTTTAATGTTTTTCTTATTAAATAAAGATAGAGTATTCACGAGAGAAGAATTAATAGATAATGTATGGAATAAAAAGATTAGTAATTTAGCTGTGAGTAATAAGGTATCTCAACTTCGTAAGAAATTGGGAGAGTATGCTAAGTACCTTACAACTAGACTTGGATTTGGATATAATTTTAAATCAGAGGTATGAAAAAGAAAGCTCGTATTGTTCCTATATCTCAAATTGATTCTTCTTATTGGAATACTAATTCTAATGTAATAGATGTAAATGGTAAAGAATTACCTTGGCAAACAGTAATGTTATCTGATCCTAATTACTAGATTTATGTAGATGATGAAACAGAATTACCTATTTCAGGAAATAATTTATCTGAATATTATTTAGATAAAGGAGTTACTCCTAATTCTGGTAATTAGTTAGAAAAAGCTGATGCTGAGGAAATAAGACAAGCTAAAGCCGATGAACGTGTTCATAAATAGTTTGATTAGAATAGTTGGTTAACTTTTCTAGGTACTTAGGCTGCTGGAGCTGCCGCAGCAGGTGGTTTATATTATGCATTACCTGTAGTTGATGCAGCACTAACTCCTTCTACTTGGCTTGATTTAATTGGGGCACCTAAATGGTTAGGTACTACAGCTAATTTAGCACTTACTGGAGCAGGAGTATATCATAATGGAAAGGAATTTCTAAAAAATCCTACTTATGGAAATGCTGCTTTAACGGCATTAAGTTTTATTCCATTAACTAGAACTAATCCTAGTTCTATTGAAATTCCTTGGATAAGGAAATAGATGGAATATTCTAATTTAGCAAGACAAATTAATAATGATGTTAAAGATGCTCATCTTTTTAATATTCCTATAGAACATGTTTCTGATTCTAAAGTACTTAATGGTACATTGGAAGCTTCTAAAGGAACTGATATGGGATTACATTTTGTAGAAGAAGGATCACCTGTTGTTTCTAAAATCTTATCTAATCCTGAAAATAAGAATATGAGTGTCCATAAGGGAGTTTGGACTTATAGTAATAATACAGCTCCTATAAATGCAGGATATGATTATGGAGCTTGGGATAGATATACTAATCCTGATTTTTATAAAGGATTAAATTGGGAATATCCCGAGTTAAAAGTAAATGTTCAGGACGTACTTACAGCTAATCAAAAGAATCCAAATTGGTATTATACTAATAACTTTGAAGGAGATGGATATACGTCATTTATGACTACTGAACCTTCATTTGGTATGTCACTTAGTAAGAATGAAACTCCAATAGGTTTCTAGCATAGTCTATATACAGGCGAATTTAAGCCTAGAGTTGTACTTTCTAATGATTCTCCTGAAGGGTTTACTGCATCCGTAATCAATCCTGAATATAAATAGAATCTTACTCTTGATGATTTAAGAGATATACATAATAAAAATTATGATACTTCTGAATATGTAGTAACTCATAATGATGTTGGTGAAAATTATATTGCTCCTTCTGTATCTAAAGAAGTACAAGAAGCTATAATTGATCCTCAAAAATAGAAAGTAATTGATTATCTTAATTCAGGTGACTATGCTAGAAGATTAATTCGTGCTGGATTTAAGGATTAGAGACAAGCTATTATTAATAAAGCAACATAGATATTAAATAATACTCATATTGCTTTTGTTCCTAATCGTAAATTATCTGCATTTACTTAGAAATTACCTGAAGAATCTGGAGCAAATATTGTTATTTCTACAGCAGAACCAGCTATTAATGATGGGGCAACTTCCTTAGAAGAAGCGTTATTACATGAATTTGGTCATGCTTGGGATTTAAATTTGTTCTAGAAACATAATACAAATCTTTTAAAAGATGCTAGAAATCACCTTCTTCCAAATAAGGAACCTGGATAGGATGAGTATCTTGATTATATATTAAGAATCGGTCGAAATAAAAAAGGAGAAATAATAGGTACTGAAGGTAGAGGTGAATTAGAACCTCATATCATAAAGATGAATGAACTTAATTTAACACCTCAGCAATTTATTGATACTTATTATGACTCACCCTCTTTTAATAGATTAAGAAATACTTTTGATGAAGAGTATTTAGGAAAACTATTAAGAGACTATGTATATGAAGCACCAGAATAGACAAATAATTTAGTATGAAAGATTATTATGAAATTCTTGGAGTAAACAAAACTGCTACTCAAGACGAAATTAAAAAGGCTTATCGTAATTTAAGTAAAAAATATCATCCCGATAGAAATCCTGATAATCCTGAAGCTGAAGAGAAATTTCGAGAAATTTCTGAAGCTTATGAAACGTTAGGAAATGAGGAAAAACGAGCTGATTATGATAATCCTCCTACAATGTTTGATCCTTTCGGATTACATAACAGACCTTCTAAACCTACTGTAAAGGTTACTTTAAATTGTACTCTTGAAGATCTTTATAATAAAGTTACTAAAGAAGTACAATATTCTATTGGTAAAGATAAGTGTAAACATTGTAATGGTACTGGAATGGAACGTAGTCAAACTAAAACTCCATTTGGTATAGCCATTACAGAAACCACTTGTAAACATTGTCATGGCACAGGTAGATGTGGAGAATCTGAAATTAGAACAATATCTGTAGTATTAGATCCTCTTAATCTACAAAATGCGTATTCTACTCCTGATTGTAATATCTTAATTGATTTTAATATTCTTCCTCATAAGGATTTTGAAAATTCACTTTTCAATTTAATATATACTTTAGATATAACAATTCCTGATTTAGTACTTGGAACATCTGCTGAAATTCCTACATTAAAAGGAACTAAATTAAAGATAAATATTCCAGCAGGTACTAGTCCTGATAAAAAGTTCCGAATTGCTAATCATGGATTAGTTTCTGGAGCTGATCTTTATATTAAATTAAATTTAGTAATGCCTACTAAACTTAGTAAGAAAGAACGTGAACTTTATATAAAATTGAAAGAATGTCAGAAAAAGTAATTTATCAAACAACTAATTTCCCAACTGTATTATGTATAGTTTTTATAGTATTGAAACTATGTAATGTAATTAATTGGAGTTGGATTTGGGTAGTTTCTCCATTGTGGATTTCAATTGGTGTTGGATTAATTACCCTTCTTATTATATTATTAATAACATTATTTTTTACAAAAAATGACAAGACAAGATTATAATTATAAAATTCTAGAAATATTAAAAAATATCCATCCAGAGTTTTCTGATTTCTTTGATAAGATTAAAGAAGCAATTGATACATATCCTTATCAACGGTTTGGTCAATTAATATGTAATTATATATGTTGGGATTATAGAAATACTAATACAAGTGAAGAAAGTAAGCAATTTCTTAATACTATCTTTCCTATTAACTATGATCCATTCTTTGAAGAATCTTCTGAAACGTATGATCGTTTATCTAAAGTAACAGATATTAAAATTATAAATAATTTACATATTAATAAACTTTTTAAGGATGAATTACTTGAAAAGTATAATAAACAAGTATATTTTGATTATCAAGATAAATGTGTTTTAGGTACATTAATTGGTTATAATATAGCTGATAATTATTATATTATTAAAAGTAACAAATCAATTATTCAGATTCCAACATGTCAGAGCATAACTCTCCTCTAAGAAATGAATTATTTGTATGTGCGTGTGAAAGCATGGAACATCAAATAGCTTTTACTTGTGATGATAATTGGGAAACTGTAATAGCAACAATTCATTTAGTTCCTGAATATAATATATTTAAACGTATTTGGAAAGCAATTAAATATATCTTTGGGTATAGATGTAAGTATGGTCATTTTGAAGAGTTTATTTTTAATCCTGAAAATGCTGACCACTTACAACAAGTTGTTGACTATATTAAAAGTAAAAAAATAAAATGTGTTTAGTTACAAATAGTAAAACAGCTATACTGTCTGACAAACCTATTAGTTGTTTTAAAATCCTAGTCCATGTAGGGAATAAATTAATTAGTCCTTACATGGACTTTCCTTTTAATACTAATACTACATATACAGATGAAATTGAAGAAACTTTTAAAGAATTTCAAAATTATGTAATAGTAGAGAAAGGATTCTTTCATGCTTATAGGACTATAGAAACAGCAATTAAGGAAGCAGATATTATTCGTGCTAAACTTAAAAAATTGAAGGTTGAAATATATAATGCTGAAATACCTTCAAATGTTTCTTATTATACAGGACAATCAGACGATTGTTGTTCTAAATCATTAACTATTAAAGATTTATATGATTGATTTAACAGTTGATTCCTGTTATATAGATGATTTGTGGGATGATTTTGCAATGAACGAAAATCTTGATTTATATGAATTTATTGGAAATGATCCTGTCAAAGCTTTCTATTTAGGAATAAAATATGAAGATTGGTTAGAGAAATTAAGACCAGAACAACAATATCTTTATACTAAACAAGCTAGACATAATAAAGATAAGTTACTTCAATATGAAAGTCAAATAACTTTCTGGACTAATAAATTCTCTAATGATGATACGGAACTTATAAATCTTTCTGATTTGTCTGAATATGTTCTTAACAATATGTTTTATAATGATGAAAAAGATGCTATTAATTTAGCATTTTATTTTGGAAACATGATTCATGATCAAATGAAGAAAGATGAAAAAGAACCTGATAATATGGACTGATGGAGCTTATTCACCATTAAGAGATCAAGGTGGTGTAGGTTTAGTTATATTACAAGACGATAAAAAAATACTAGAATACTCAAATATGTACAAACGTACTTCTAATAATCAAATGGAATTAGGAGCAGTGATTATTGCTCTTCGTTTGATTAAAGAACAGTATGATAGTATTACTATTTATACGGATTCTCAATATGTAATTGGATGTGCTACTCTTGGTTGGTCTAAAAAGAAGAATAAGAAATTATGGCAAGAGTATGATAAACAGATTAACAGAGTAAATGAATTATGTTCTAATATTCAATTTACTCATGTTAAAGGGCATCAAGGTACATATTGGAATGAATATGTGGATAATTTAGCACGTAAAGCATCACAATTGATATAAAAATGGGAAAGTTAACTAAAGAAGAGATAAATGTACTTGCTGCTAGGGTTCAATCAAAACTTAAGGAGATATTAAATGATAAGAAAGAAAAGTTTTTAAAATCATATACTCCTAGCGAGAATTATCTTAAATGTAAGGATCTTATTCAAGAGACTTATCAAATAGAGAAACAAATAAATCAATTAGAAACTCAACTTGGTAAGGTAGCTACACAAATAAGGAAATTATCTGGTAGTTGTTGTTGGAATCATTTCAATCAAACATCAACTTTAGAACAACTTAAAGACAAGGAATGTACTGTCACTGATCCTCCTTCCTTAAAGAGTATAAAAGATGAAATTATTTTTATTAATATAGATTCTGATTTTAATGCTAATCAATTTATAGAAAATTATATATCTAAGTTAGTAAAATAAAAATTATGGTTAAATTAAGCTTACAGAATTTATATTATAAATATTTAAATATTGAAGAGAATTGGTTGCGTTTTAAAGATAGAGTTAAAATATTTCTATCATATTGGAAAGCTACTAAAAAAATGTATGATTTTGATTATACAGGAGTTCTCTATGCTCAATTACATCAACTTAGACGTCTCTTAAATGATATTAAAACTAATCATCACTATTTAAATTGGGAGGTAGATGTTTATTGGTTATCTCTAGCTTGTAAAATTCTAGATATGTATCTAGAAGAAAACTGGTATACTCTAAATGGAACTGATGGCCCGATTGAAGATTGGACTTATACTTTGCCTTATGTTAATTCATCAAATTATGCAAGATTTATTCGTTATCGAGAATATGTCGATGATCCGAATGTAAAAATTGAATTATATAGTGAAAAACTATGGAACTTATTTCATAATATTATGAAATATAAGCTCAAAAATTGGTGGAATTAATATGAAACAAAGATTTATTGACTTTTTGAAAATTGTAATTCCTTTTGCTATATGTGCATCAATATTAATATTCTTACATGATAGTAAAGGGCATTACACTGCAGCTCAAGAAACGTATGAAGTTACACATGCTCCTCCTAGTTTTCTATATTTACCTCCTGAAGAAGGATTGTGGGAAGCACTTGAATATTATGAAATACATCATAAGGAAATTGTGTATGCTCAAGCTATTCTTGAAACTGGAAATTTCAAATCAAAATTATGTATTAAAGGACATAATTTATTTGGAATAACTAAGAATGGGAAGTATTGTAGATACAATCATTGGTCTGAAAGTGTTTTAGCTTATAAAACTAAAATACAAGACAGATATAAAGAAGGAGAAAATTATTATCATTTTCTCAAGCGAATACGTTACGCAGAAGCAAGAGATTATGATGTCAAACTAATGCGAATTGTAAATCAATTAAAACATGGTAATTGAAGAAAAAGATTTTAGATTAACTCCTGTATCTGAGTTCAGTCCATTTTATGATTTGGAACTACTCTATACTATTAAACCTAGAGGTAAAGAACCTCGTCAAGAGTTCAAATGCGTTGCATATGGGCTAACTATAGAAAATGCTGTTGATAGGATAGTTAATTATCGTTTACATTGTAAATATGATAAACTTCCTTTCAATAATTGGGCAGCAGAACGAGCTAAGATGAAAGAATCATTTAATAATTTATTATGCGGAAAATTATCCTCAAAAGATTAATTAAGAAATTAAATAAATTATGTAAAGAGCTTAATGAGGAATATGATGTTAATTTTGGAGGCTGTTGTTGGTTAACTGCTGAAATAGCACAACATTTACAACAATTAGAAGTTCCGTTTGATTTATGTATTGCAAGTGATGAAGAAAAGAATGAATCTGCTATTAGAGAGGAAGTTCAATCACAAACAATAAATGAATGGGAAGACTCTAATTCTGTATGTGGATTAAATACAGCTAATCATTATTATCTTCATATAGCCGATATTGGAACTATAAATTGTTCTGGTCACTTCCTAGAATATTATCAGTATACATTACCAAATGTAACATCTGATCAGATTCGATGGATTTATAAAACAGGTGATTGGAATGAAACATATAATATTCATCATAATATAAAAATTACTAGAATACTGAATAGCTTCTTTAAAATGTATGAAGTTCTTCATAAATTCAAGTCTATTAAAAAATCAAAAATTTAATTATGGAAAAGAAAGAAAATCGTTGGATTAATGTTCATGATGATAAGGTAATGCTTCAACATGGTTTGATTCGATATGGAGTATTAGCACCTCGTGATCCTTCAGTTTGGAGTAAGACTAAGAATGAAAAAAGAATCCTACGTAATGAAAAGCTACGTTATAAGGAACGTGATGGACATTTTCATTCTATTCCTGAATCTAGAGCTACTTATGAAGCTAAATTAATTGTTTATCTAGTAAACAATAATAAGTTTCCTCATAGTACATACTCTAAGAATGTTTTGAACACAAAGGTAAATGATGTTCTAGAAAATTATACAATTAAAACTAAAGCTGGTGTGAAGTCACTTGTATCTAAATACTGTTATAATGGTAAAACCTATAACGTATAGATACCAAGATCTTCAAATTGAGCAGACTCCTAAATTTCTATATGAAGTAAGTATTGAAAGAGTAGAACCTAATCGAGTAAATACTATTGTATGTAGATATTATACATCGGGAAAATTACTTAATGTGAAAGAATGTAAAGTAATAAAGCGGTTTAAGAATTTTAGCTTATTCCGCTTTATTACTTTATTAGGGGCACCTAAAAGTTTTATAAAAGAAAATAATTTACCTGAATTTGAGTTACTAAAAAAGAAAAGATGAAAAAGTATTATATAATTATAGCTATACTTTGTATTCTATTTATTGTTCAGGCATATTTCTTATATAAATCTTCTTATAAACAAACTAATATTAATGATACAACTGATCAAACTATAGACAGTATTTATATTGTCCGAGATAGTTTAGTTGAAAGAATAGATACTGTTTATAAGAAAATTGATAGTAATAATAAACAATATGAAGAGGATTTTAAGCATATTATTAGTAATGATGTTAACGAGGATTATAGCTTTTTCCTCGAATATATCACAGCCAATAGAGAACGACTCGACAGTATCAGTAACAGTTTCTGATATTAAATATGCTAATCTCATTTTTGTAGAACATAAAAAATTACTAACAGAGAATAATTTACTTAATGAACAACTTAATAACTATATTCAAGTAAATAATCAGTTAGTTCAAGTTGATTCTTTGAGAAAAGTACAACTTGGTGAATATAAAGTATTAAATCAAGAATATCTTGATAAGATAGAAAATCTTAATCAACAATTATCAAGTAAAAGTAATACGTTAAAATACTGGCAAGTAGGTGGATTAACTGTCAGTGTTGGACTGTTAGTATTTTTATTGTTAAAATGAGTAAAGTAATTAGAGATGAGGATGGAGTAAAACTAAAATATCCAGAAAGGTCTTGTAAATCATGTGCAAAATATCCATGTTTTGAGGGTATTGAAAAATGTCGTTGTGATATGGCTAAATATGGATGTATTTTGTACAATGACCGTACTTGCAAAACTTCTAGTAAAAGAAACTAGTTTAGGAGGATATACTACATATGTATTTCAATGTTTAGAAAAGGAAGCTATTAGCTATTCTAAATATATCATGTGTACAAGATATCCAAATTGGGAACATAGAAATCTAGAAATTGGAGAAATAGGTTATTTAGATTATAAAGAGATTTTAGCAGGAATAGATAAATGGTTTGATGGCGAGAAAATGGTTCCTTATCAATATGATGGAGTACAATTTAATAAGTTTATTAAAAAGCCAGAAGAAACAGACCAAAAGTATGTAATGTAGATTAAAATTTTTATAATTATGAAAAATATAAGTTATGACAATGATGAAAGAAAAGCTTACTGAAGCTATTAATGCAAAAAGCAATGATGTAAAATCTTTTGTATGGAAATTTGCACGTAAATCTGATGGTTCACAAGATGAACTACGACTTGTAGATGCCACGCCTGAACAACTTAATAGATTTTATAATCATTGTTATTCTATGCTTTATAGTAATGATAGGCTAAATCCTGGTAGATATGTTCTACTTGATATTATTAAAGATCAACGTAGTAAATGTAATACTGAACTATTCCTTCGTAAATTAGAATCAGGAGCAATTTGTGCAGACGCAAAACCTTATCCTCGTCATCTTTATGTACAGGATATTCGTACATATATGAATGCTCATAAAGAAGAATTTCCTTCTAAGGAACTTAAGAATATTTCTATTGCTGCTTGTACTGGTGGGCTTCCTCGAGAATTTGAACGCATCTCTATTGAAAATGTATTGGATGGATGTCTAGACCAACTTGGTAGTATTGACACAAAGCATATTACTTTTAGTTTTATTCTTAATATGGGTATCTATCTAACTCCTTCTGAAATTAAGGAATTTGATGAAAAGGATAAAGAGGGTAAGACTCGTAGTAAACTTGAAGTTGTAAAAGAACGTTTGGGAATTAAACCTTCTGTACGTCTTATTGTTAAGCCTTCTGGACTTAATTATAATGAGCTTCGTGCAATGGTAACTTTGAAACCTAAGAAATATTCTGAACTTACAACAGACCAACTTACAGTTCTTCGCAATAAGGTATTATTCCGACTTGAAAATGAGGTTATGTATCATATTGAAAGTTGGGAAGAACGAATGGATCAAATTAAGAAGGTAGCTAAGTATTTAGGGGTTACTTTGGAAGAACAATGTTAAAGATAATTTGTGACATTGTTCTAAATTGTCATAAATTAATAATATTAGGAGTAGATAATTGGTCTGCTCTAATTTATGTTTTAAGCAATGTCTGAAACTAATAAATCATCTAGAGATATTAGGCAAGAACTATGCGTTAAGAAGTGGTTGCAAGCTAAAGGTATCGGGAGCTTAGTTCAACCGACCGGCACAGGTAAAACTGTAACTGCATTAAAGGCTCTAAATGTTTTTATAAGTAAATATCCTACCACAAGATTTATTGTAGTTGTTCCAACTGATAATTTAAAGATTCAGTGGGAACAACAAATAGATGCTTGGGGATTTTCTTTAAATGGAGAAGTTGTAATTGTTAATACTGCTATCAAGAATAATTATCAAACTGATATATTAGTAATTGATGAGTGTCATAGAGTTAATTCTTCTACATTTAGAGATATCTTTAATACTATTAAATATAAATATGTGTTAGGATTAACTGCAACTTTTGAAAGACTTGATAATTTGCATAAAGAAGTAATGGAAAAATATTGTCCTGTAGTGGATATTATAACATTACAAGAAGCTTTATGTAATAATTGGGTATCTCAATATACAGAATATCAAGTTCTTCTTGATGTTGATGATATTAGTGAATATAGTAAATATAATAAGGAATTTATACAGCATTTTGAATTTTTCTCTTTTGATTGGTCAAAAGTAATGGCTTGTATTGGTCCTAAAGGTTTTATTGAACGTGCTAAACTTCGTGATGAAATGTGCCCACATGGAAGTGAAGAAGAACGTAAAAAAGTATTTACTAATATAACTTATCATGCAACTGGATTTATGAGAGCTTTACAAAAAAGAAAAGCTTTTATAAATAACCATCCTAAAAAGATAGAAATAGCTCGTCACATTATTGAAATGCGTCCTTTCTCTAAAATTATTACTTTCTCTAATAATATTAAAATGGCAGAAGCTATTGGTATTGGAGAAGTTTATACAGGTAAAGATAGTAAGAAGAAAGCACGTGCTAATATTGAAGAATTTAATTTACAAAGTACTGGAGTTATTAATTCAGTAAAAAAGCTTATTGAAGGAGCTGATATAGCAGGTTTGGATACTGCAATTATGTTAGGAATTGATTCTTCAGAAACCCGAGCTACTCAAGCTAGAGGTAGAGCTATTCGTTTTAAGGAAGGAAAACATGCAGAAATATTTAATCTTATTATTAATAATACTGTAGAGCTAGAATGGCTTAAAAAATCTCATAAAAATTCTCCTTTTATTACTATTGATGAAGAGGGTTTAGAAGATGTATTAGCAGGAAGAACTCCTAAACCTTATTCTAAAAAAGTAAAGGATTTCACTTTTAGATATTAAAATATGACTGTTGAACATTATTTAGAGTATTTAGCATTAGAATCTATATTAGATAATTATATTTATTCTCAATATACTGCAAAAGGCAGCCCTACATATTGTGAATTTTGGTTTGCTAATAATTCATGTAAAGATAATCTTGACCAAGATATTGTGCTAAATCTTAAAAAGCTAAAAAATAGAATAACAGAACTTCAAAAAGAACTTTTAGAGGATTATATTGAAAAGTATACTAAAGATAAACTTTAAGAATATTTCTATGTAATTACTACAACTGAGAAATCAGTATAAAATTTTACAGTTTAGATATGTACTTTGTTTACATAATTTCTAAACTGATTTTGAAACTAACACTTACACTTGAAGAAGAAATTGCTATTCTTAATAGATATTCACTTACATCATCTGAACTGTTTTTACTTAGAGTATTACTTATATTACAAGATGAAAATAATGAACAGTTATTTTCTGATTATATTGCAACTTTAAAACCTGCAGGAATTAAATTACGTGACTTATTGGATTCTCTTCAAACTAAAGGAATTATTCTTAAGTCATATAAAATTCCAAATGATGGTGAAGAATTTAATCCATACGAGATAGCAATTAATAAAAACTTTATTAAAAATATTTATAAATGCTCATTCGAGTTAGGGAAGGAACTATTTGATACTTATCCTCAATTTACAACATTAAGTAATGGAAGTGTTGTATCTCTTAGAGGAGTAAGTAAACATTTTGATTCATTAGAAGATGCATATGCTAAGTATGGTAAATATATTAAATGGAATCCAGAATTACATTCTGAGATTATTAATTTAGTTAAATGGGCTAAAGATAATAATTTAATATGCCAGTCACTTAGTAGTTTTATAATTAACAACGCTTGGCATGATCTTAAAGCAATGAAAGAAGGCACCAATAATATTAACTATAATGCTATTCGAGAACTATGATTACTGAAGCACTACTTGAAGCAATTGATAGAGGTAGACAAGGTAAAGCACAAGGTTATAGTATTGGATTACCTAAACTAGAACAAGTGATAGATGGTGTGTGTAAGGGTGCTTACTATTTGATCGGAGCAGAATCTGGAGTAGGTAAATCAAGTTTTATGCTTTATTCTTTCATTTACAGACCATTAATGGATCATCTAGATGATGGAAAATTTAGAATTAGCTTGTTCTCTCTTGAGATGAATGCAGAAATGATTATGGCTAAATTACTTTCTACTTATATATTTGAAAAATATAATAAAAGATTAAGTTTAAAGCAATTATTATCTGCACAAAGAGGATTTATTCTTGATGATAAGAATTATGAAATTGTAAAAGAATGTATTCCTTGGCTACATAAAGTAGAAGAAGTTCTTACAATATATGATAAGAATGCATCTGCCAACTCGATTTATTCGTGTCTTAATAAAGAATTAGAGGCACGAGGAACCTTTACCGAACTAGAAAAACGTAAAATCTATACACCTGATGATCCGGATTTAATTCATCTTGTTGTAATTGATCATTTAGCTAGAATTTTTCCATCTGGCGGTAATACATTAAAACAAGAGATGGATTTAACGTCTAAATATTTATATTCTCTAAAGAATAGATGTGGAATTACTCCAATTGTAATTCAACAATTAAATAGAGGTATTCAATCTATGGATAGACGAAAGGAAGCTATGGTTATTCCAATGACGTCTGACTATAAAGATTCTAATTCTACAATTGAGGACGCAGAGATTGTATTAGCAATATTTAGTCCTAATAGATTGAAATTATCTTCACATAGAGGGTATGATATTAAAGAATTAGGTGATAGATTTAGAAGTATAATTGTATTAAAATCAAGATATGGTGAAGCAGATGTAGAAGATTTCATTTATTATGATGGGAAATGTAATAAATGGACTGAACTTCCTAGAGCTTCTGATATATATGATTATAGTATTTTTGATAATCCAAAATGGTATATAGATAATATGAAAGGAATAGAATATACAGAAGATACACCTAAAAATAATCTTAAATTTACTTTATAATGTCAGAACTCATAGCAATTGTAGGCGAAAGTGGATCAGGAAAGACAACTTCTATTAGAAACCTAAACCCTTCTGAAACTTTTATTATCTCAACTACTGGAAAGCGCCCAGGTATTAAAGGAGCAAAAAAGAAATATCCAGATTTTAAGGTAGAAAATGGTAAAATTTCAGGTAACTTCTACACAACTGCAAATATTGATAATATTAAAAAGATGATGGGAATTATCAATAGTAAATTAACTAATGTGAAAATTCTCATAATTGATGATTTTCAATATTTGCAAGCTTTTGAAGCAATGTCTCGTGCAGATGAGAAAGGATATGCAAAATTTACTGATATGGCTAAACATGCTTATGAAGCACTAAAGTCCGGGATGGATATGCGTGATGATTTATATATATGTGTACTTACACATAGTGAAAATACTGGAGACAACATTAATCCTTATTTTAAGATAAAAACGGTTGGGAAAATGTTGGATACCGTAATTACCCTTGAGGGTTTATTTACATATGTATTATTTACAAAGGTTTCTACTAATGCAAATAATGAAGTAGAGTATAAGTTTATTACTAATTCTAATGGTACATGCACTGCAAAGTCTCCTATGGGATTGTTTTCAGATCTATTAATTGATAATGATCTAGATTATGTAATTAAAAGTATTAAAGCTTACTCTGAAGACAAATAATGGACTTAATTACTGAAGAATTCACACTTACTCTTAAGTATAAGGTAACAGTTGATCCTGAAACTGGAGAGATGAAAACTACATGTATTTCTCGTAAAGTAGATAAATCTAACTTTGAAGTTAGTGAAGATAAACCTTCTAAGAAAACTTCTAAGGTTAAAAAAGAAGAAAGTTCTGAACCTACTTTAGTATTAGAGGAGAATAAATGTATTTTCAATAAAGCTGCTCTTGATTTAATGGAAATACAGCCAGGATGTAAACTGGATATTAAATATGAAAAACAAGGAAAAAACACTATTCCTGTAATTGGAGATGATGAAGTCTGGGGTACACATAATGGTAATAAATTAAATAAAAATATGTCTCTTGCTTGCAGAGGGAGTAAGCATGATGAGCTATCTAAATTTGGTGTAGAATTTAAGATTATTGCACATAATACAAAACCTGGACTTTTTATTCTTGTGGATAAGAATAGTGCTGTAGAGACAGAAGATGTAGAATTAGAAGATCTTCCTTCTGTAGAAGAAGAATTAGATCTTCCAATTGATGTAGATTTACAAGATTTAATAGACGATAAAGATGCTGATATTACAGAAGTAACTGCTTCTATGTTTCAACTTTAATAATTAATTTAAATTTATACGAAAATGGCTTTTAATTTTGGATCACTCGCAAAAACTAAACCTTCAACTTCATCTAGCTATCTTAAACCTTATGAAATTCATCAAAATGTAGCTATTAAGGGTACTGAAATTAAGGAAGGCACTTCTGCAAACGGTAACCCTTGGAAGAGTTTAGTAATTACTTTTGGTAATGATAATGGTATTTATAACCATAGTATTTTCTGGATTACTTCGGATAAAGATTTTGAACGTACTACTACTGATATGGCTAATGGTGGAAAGCGTGAGCTTCCTAGCCAATGGGAACGTACTCGTGATACAATGGCTGCAATTGGTTTTGCCTTCGCTCCTACTGCATTTGAGAAATTGCAGCAAGTTTCTAGTAAAGCAAAATCATTTGATGACATTGCACTAACTTTCAAGAAAATTCTTGATAGTGTTGTGGATAAAGTAACAACTAACATGAAACTTGTAGGTCGTAATTCAGATGGTCGTGTATATGCTACATTGCCTAATTGTACTGGTATTGCACAAGCTCATAGTGAAGAAGTAGCAGCTCGTAATGAAGTTGAAGTAGGCGAATGGTATACTTGGATGGTTTCTCCATTTAGCGATGATTTAACTAAACTTGCATTTACTGCATATGAAGAGAAACAAGCTAATTCTTTGAAAAATGCTAAGCCTACTCCTGTAAGTACTTCTAAGGCTGAAACAGATGCAGTCAATAACTTTGATGCACCTGCTTCTAATACAGAAGATGTGAACTTTGACGACCTTTTGGCAACACTCTAATCTATTTGCAAATTAAACTAAATTAAGTATATTTGCAGTAAATTCTATATTGCAATGAAATTTAGTTTAATAAGTAAGCCCAAATTAAATAAGGATTTAATTTTATCTAAAATTTCTGAAGAGCAAATCTTTGGCTTTTACTTAGGTGATGAGTTTAAGTCTAAGAAACTCTTCAGAAGTAAACTACGGCGTGATAACAACCCAACTTGTTCTTTATATAGAAACAATCGTGGTACTTTAATTTATAAGGATTTTGCTACTGGACAATCTTTAAATTGTTTTGGATATGTATGTGAATTGTTTCATTGTACATATTCCGAATCTTTACGAATAATTGCTAATGACTTTAACATTTATAAAGATGATACTTTAGTTAGGAATAAAGGTAAAATTATATCAAAAGATATAAAAGTAGAAGAAAAAGAATTTTCTAAGATTCAAGTTGAAATTCAAGATTTTACATCTTTAGAATTAAAGTGGTGGTCAAGATATGGTATAACTCCTGAAATTCTAAAAAAATTTAATGTATATTCATGTAAACACGTATTCTTAAATGGAAATGTAATTGCCTCATCTCAGCAACATTGTCCTATTTTTGGATATTATGGAAATAAGTATCACGGAGAGGAATTGTGGAGATGTTATTTTCCTAAACGTAAAGAATATCGTTTTATTGGTAATTGGCCTACCCAAAAAATTCAAGGTATAGAACATTTACCTAAAAAAGGTAACTTATTGGTAATAACAAAATCTATGAAAGACACAATGGTTTTATACTCATTAGGGATTCCAGCTTGTGCACCTAATTCAGAAACTCAATTTATCAGTGAAACTGTTTTAGAAAGTCTTAAAAAGAGATTTAAGCATATTGTTGTATTATTTGATAATGATTTAACTGGAATATCTTTCATGAATCGCATTAAGAAAAAACACCCTGAATTAATATATACTTGGATTCCTAGAAAATTAAATGCTAAAGATATTAGTGATTATTATAAATTAAATAATAAAACTAAAACAATTAATTTAATTAAACAATTTTTACTATGGCTAAGTAGAAAAATCTAGACACATCAGTTGAAATAACTTATCCTAATGGTAGAAAAGAAACATATGTATCTTTAGAAGATGCATCTTTAGCTTCGGAATTATCTGAAGCTGCTATTAAGATTCGTTGTAATAAATCTCGAAATGGTTCTGCAAATAAAAAAGATAAGATTCATTGTAGATGGATTAATGATACTACTTTTAGATCTTATCAAGCTAAAAAAAGTAGAAATAAAGGAGGAGCTTTAGAAACAGAAGTAGTAAATAAACTTAAAGAAATTGGATATACAGGAGTATGTCGTTCTGCAGCTGAAAGCAAAAAATTAGATAATAATAAAATAGATATTGCTGATGTTAATAATGAACTTCCTTACGCTATTCAATGTAAAGCTACTCAAAACCTTCCTAATTATTATACTATTAGAGAAAATTGTTCAGATCCTAGAGATTTAATAATGATATGGAAAAAAACTGCTGAAGAAAATTCTATAAGTAAAGGAACTTTAGCAATCATACCAGTAGAATTACTTTATTATTTTTTACAAGCAACTAAAAAATGAATACTTTTTTATATGTATTAGAAGATCTGGATACAAATAAATGCAAAACTTTCTCAGTAAATGCAAAATCTGAGGAAGATGCTGATAGAATTGTATTGGATACAATTTCACCATATGTAGAATTTCCAGAAATTAGTGACTTTAATATAGTCTTTGAAAACTGGTCACAACTTAAATACGTCGGCTGTACTAATGAAATTATAAATTTGAGTAAATGAATAAATATGTAATTTCAATTTGTGATTATCCTGCTGAAGAGAATTTTATTGTTTCTTTTAGTGCAAAATCCTTATCTGATTGTGAGGATAAAATAACAGACTATCTTAGTATTACTTATGATTTTACTGAAGGTCTTAACTTTCAAGAAACAAAAAAGAATCTGTGGGAAGAAGCTGAAGTATTATTAAGTGATATTATTGACGTAGAAGAATTATGATCCTAAATGTGTCATTGGACCTTGACGGAACAATTGTTGACTTTTATCAACATTATATTAAAAAATTTGGTAATCCTAAATCTGATTTAGAGATTACTAAAAATGTGCGAGGCATATTAAGAGAGGATAAAGAGTTTTGGATGACTCAACCTCTTATTAATATGCCTAATTTTATGCCCCATTGCTATTGTACTTCTCGATTAATTAGTAAAAATTGGATTAAAGAACAATTAGCTGTTAATAATTTACCTAAAGCACCTATATATCAAGTATTTGGGGTAAGTCTTAGTAAATATTCTCAACTTAAACGATCTGGAGCTGATGTTCATGTTGATGATTCTTTACAAGTATTTAAAGACCTTAATTTAAAAGGAATACCTTGCTTACTATTAGATTCTCCTAATAATAAAGACTGGGGTCCAATAGGTCGTGTTTATACTTTGGATAAAGAAGAAATTGAAGATGTTTATCATTTATTTAAAAATACTTTATTTCCTTATTTTAAAAAATTATGTTAGAACATGTAGAATTAGAGAAAATGACTTGTGAATATGTTCAAGAAGTAGATTGCTGTCAGGATGAAAGTGATTTTAGACCTGATGGAGGTATACAAAAACTAATTCTTGAAACTGATGATGGAGGTGGTGGAAAGTTCATTAGAATTCATACAGGAGAAGCAGGATGGAGTATTAATGAACCTGAAGAACTTCTAGAAGTTTTAAATAATTTTAAATCTAGATTAAGTCTTGAATGATATTAAAATAACTCCCTTGCTAGATACTCTATATCTTGAGAAGATTGATGATGCTACTTATTTTAGTAAAAAATATAGTAATTATATTTCTAATTCTAGATTAGGTTTAATTAATCCTGAACAAGGAGGTTCTCCTGAAGCTTTTTTTAATGGATTTAAACCTATCTATAGTTCTTCTCTTGATATAGGTACAGCAGTACATAGTAAAATACTACAAAAAGATCTTTTTAATATTGTAGATTCAGTTGATAAGCCTACTGGAAAGATGGGTGCTATGGCTGATGAATTATTTGAATGCTGGAAATCTGGGAAAATGTCCGATGAGGATATAATTAATGCAGCTAAGAAAATAGATTATTATAAAGGAGAGTTGAGTCCAAAACGAATTGCGGAAGTCAAGTATAAATGTGAATATTATTGGCAAGCCAAAAAAGACTATTTAGAGAGTCGTGGAGACGATCCAAGGTCTGATTTATATCTTGATTATAAATCACGTTCTGTTGCATATGCGTGCATCTCAGCTATCGAAAATAGTAAGTCTATACAAAATTTACTCCACCCAACTTCAGAATTTGGAGGGATTATTTCAGAAAATGAATTAGCTATTTTATTGGATATTAAAATAGAACTACCTGATACTTCTCCATTTATCCTAAAATTAAAATCGAAAGTGGATAATTTTACAATAGATCCTATTTCTAATATTGTAACTTGTAATGATATTAAGACTTTAGGAAGAATTGTAAGTGAAATGGATATTAATATTCAGAAGTATCATTACAATAGGGAGTTAGCTATGTATTCATACTTATTGGCATTAATAGCTAAGAAACATTATAATATAGATAATCCTGTTATTAAAGGTAATTATTTAGTTGTTTCTACTATTCCAAATTATTATACTAAAGTAGTTCCCATGACTAAAAAGATGTTTATAGAAGGATTTAAGGAATTTAAATACCTTCTTACTCTTGTAGCTAAGGAAGTAGCAACTAATCATAAAGATTTTGCAATATGGCTCTAAAATTTGAAGAACTTCAGGAAATCTATCGCCAAAATTTTAGTTTAAAATATCTTGACACAGATTTTACAACTAAAGCTGCATTAGTAGGTTTGATAGATTATTTAGTAGAACAACTAAAAGCTAAGAAACCTGATATAACTTATTATCAAGTTATTCGTAAACTTTCTGATGTTTCAATCCCTGAAGAATTTATAAAAGGTCTTGCTATAGTATGCGAAGATTGGGCATATGGTTGTAGAGAATTTCCTAATTTTGGACTAGAGACTAAAGATATTCCAAATAAAATAAAGGAAATTCTAAAATCATATATTCCTTTCTAATTAACTCTTTTTAACATTTAAAGAGTAGCATTACTTATAAAATTTTTCTATATTTGCATTACCAAATTAGAAAAAGAATTTAGAGATGATTCAATAGAAATTTAAGATGTGTTAACAATATGTCACTTGTAAATACTTAGTTAAAGTGGTATATTTGCAATGAGGTTAATGAAGATGTTATATGAATTAATGTTTTATTTTTAAATTTTATTGAATTATGGAAAAAATTATGAATTTTAAGCGTATGGAAGTAACTGGTGCAACTAAGGAAGAAGCTCTTGAATCTGCACCGTTTGGTATTCAGGGTGATGCAACTCAAGCATATCGTAATGCTCGTAAGGCACATACAGGTGCTTGGACTGATTCTGATACTAAGGAATTTATGCTGAATTATCTTGCTAAGAAATCTAAGAATCTTCCTGGCGTTGGCTTCTCAATTACTATTGAATCTGCTGTTGCTGACACTCGTGAACGTCCCTATGTAATTGGCGACCTCAAGAATGAACAGGGCGCTCGTAAGTATAAGACTGTTTATCGTTGGGTTGATGATGAAACTGGTAAGGTTATTTCTGAAACTGATTCAACTAAGGCTGATGCAAAGGCAGCTATTAAGACTCTTTATACTGAAGGTTCTTATCGTGGCAATGCTCACTTGGTAATGGATAAGAAGTGTGTTGAAGGCCAGGCTGTAGTTGCTACTGCTAAGTATACTCCTTCTAAGAGTTCTCGTGTTGGTACTTATCTTGTATTTGGTATCGAAAACGCTTAATATTTAGACATATAAAACTAAATCAGAGGTGACTATCTTTTTTAGATAGCCACCTTTTTTTATCTGTGTAACAACTTTAACTTAAAAATTGAATAAAACAATTAAAAATATCTATGGTAAAAACAGAAACTATTGCTCGTTATACTAATATTTTGAATGAAATAATTAAACGTGGTATTACAGTCGGTCAATATTATAAAGAACATAAAACTAAACCTAGCGCATTTTATGCACTTCTTAAAGGTATTAGAAAAGGAGCAGAAAATGGCAATGAAGATTGTTTAGATTTCTTGGAATTATATGATTCAATAACGGGTGTTAAATCTTTTGTTTCTGGATATGAAGAACTTGGAATGAGAATGTGGTTTGATAGAAATGATGATGGTATTATTTCTTCTTATCATGTACATTATCCTAGAAAAGATGAGATTGATTTTGATACTACTCTCACAAGACGTGATGTAGAAACTCTTTACGGACTTTATACTTACTATGGTGGAAATGCAACAGCTCGTAATGTGGCTAATGAATTTCCTATGTATACTCTTGCAGAAGTTAAGATGATGTTCCGTTGTTTTGGAATTACTAAAGATAGTATTTGGTGTCCTCCTCATCTTATGGAAGAAATGGATGAAGAACAGTTAGCACAATACAGAATGTCACTTAAAGAACGTGCAGCATTTAAATATGCTGATGCACAATCTGAACGTGACTTTACTAATCAAATTAAGAAGATGGCTTCTGAAATTAATAAGCTAACTTCTTATAAAGATATTGCTAAGGAACTTATTGATACTAAATTTGAAGTAACTGGACTTCCTGTAATTGATAATTCTGTTCATCATAAAACTGGTATTATTTGTCTTAGTGATTTACATATCGGAGCATTTAATGTAACAGGTGGCTATATTCCTCTTCCTGAATATACTGAAGAAGAAGTTAATCGCAGACTTGATTTTGTAATTAAGTCTATTGCTAATAAGGGATGGTCTAGAGTAATCGTACTTAATCTTGGTGATAATATTGATTCTTATCAGAAACTTACTACAAGTATGACTCATACTCTCCCTGGAACTATGACTGATAAAGAGATTGCTATGATGTATTTACGAGTTATGCTTCGTTTCTTTACTCAATTAAAGAAGTATGTTAATACTGTAGCATATTATTCTATTGGTGATGGTAATCATTCTGGAGCTGCTGGTTGGTTAAATGACCTCGTTCTTAGTCAGCATCTTAAAGAATATAACATTGATACTTATGTAAGTAATGATTCTATTGATACATTTGAAGTAAGTGGAGTATCCTTCATTTTCCTACATGGTAAAGCGTCGGCAGATAAGAGTCAATACAAAGGATTCCCACTTAATCTAGATATTAAAACAGAGAATTGGTTTAATAACTTCTTTTATGATACTCCTCTTAAATTGAATAAGCGTAAGGTAGTACTTAAAGGTGATTTACATCAATTTTCAATTAATAATTGTACTACTTTCGATTATATTAATTGCCCTAGTATTTATGGAAGTTCAACTTATATTGTTTCCAATTTCGGATATACTAAATGGGGATGTGCTTATTTGGAAGTAGAATCTAATGGTAATTATACAACTGGTTTAATTAAAGAATAATAAATTATGAAGAAATTAATCAAAAATCTGTACAAGTCTTGGAATGAAGAAGAAGCTAAATATGCTCTTAATGTATATACCCCAAGCAAAAATTCTGTAAAGTGCGTAGTTAATGGTACTGAATATCAATCTAAAGCACAAGCTTGTGTTCTTGAAGGTATTACCATTTCTGAACTTAATGAATATCTTAAAAATAATTAATAAATGAAGGCATATGATATTATAAATATTATCTATGCTTTAGATAAAAATTATAAGACAGGTATACGTGTTGAGACTCATGATATAGGTGATGACCATACCATAATAGTGATTAGAATGAGTGATAAAACGTATTGGATGCGTATAAGATACTCTAAAAATAAACAGTTAGCTTATGTATTTTATGGATATGAAGGTAGTAATAATGAACTAAAAACAACTGTGGATAAAGAAGAATATCTAAATATCACTCTTGCATTGATGCAACTTAAAAATAAAATTAATAAAGAAATAGAAAAAGATTTTTCTAATCTTGCAAATAAAATTACAAATTACTAATGGAAGAAAAGAATATTGTTGACGTAACTTTTAGAATCTTAGATAAGCTTGAGAAAGATCCTTTTAAGTATAATATATGCATGGATTATACGGGTGGATTAACTTTTAATTACTATAAAACTCGTCAAACTATAAATGTCCTTTCTGCATGTGCTACCACTAAATATAAAACAGAGCATTATCTTTGTTTAAATAGTAATCAACGTCCTAATAATAGTTTTGTTATTAGTGAAATAGAATATTTAAGGTTAAAGGCAAGAATCAAAGAAGTTATGGAAACAGCAAAAAAGATCGCTCTTGAAGAATATTGTCAATTTGCAGATGATGCTAATAATTAATAAAAAATTTTATACTAAAATGGAAAATCTTTTGAATACTGTACGTACTATTTTATTTAAACTTGAAGAAGATCCAATCAAATATTCAGCTTATGGGTATTTTTATGACGAAAGACCTGTAAATTGTAAAACAAGTAGTCTCTTTTATAAAGTTGAAAAGGATAAAGATTATTATCGTATGTTTGTAATACAAGAAAGTTCAAAATATTATCTAACTTTGAATGGACCTGGACTTCAAGAACTTAGAGTAGATCTTAATGAATCCGAATTTCTAGAATTTTCTTATAGATTTAACCAAGTTAAGAAATCTGCTGAAAATGCAGCTATTGCTACATATTCAACATTGTTTGATAATGAATTTTAATAAATGGAATTAACATTGGAACAAGCCTTAAAAGGCAAAGCTACAAGTATTAAGGGTAAAGAATATTTAAGTACAGAAGCTTATATTACTCCTTTTATAGAGAAAATGTCTAAATTTACACATGACTTTCGTATTCAAGGAGTAATGGCTAATCAAATTAGTCTTACCAAAGAAAATAATATTAATTTTGAAGATGCAGTTTATAATCGTATATGGATACAAGCTGTAATGCCTTCTGAATTATGTTTTGAAAACCATGATGAAGTAATTGGTTTAGTTTATGGTCTTGATATTCGTAAACCTCTTGTTAAGATTTATCGAGGAGAACTAAATCGTGCTTGTACTAATCTTTGTGTATTTGATCCAAACTTTCTAAATGTACAATACTTAGAACCAGAAATGATTATTGATTATAAAGGCATAAAACCACTTCTGGAACAGACTTCTGATATTAAAGCAACCTTGGAAAGATTGAACAATACAGAAGTACCTTATAACGAATCTCTCATTAATGAAAATTTAGGAGAGTGGATTCGTAATTCTATGAATAAATCACTTACTAATGATTATAGTAAAGTGAAAATAGCAACTTCTACAGCTATTGATGCTTATAAGTTGCTATATGAAAAGAAAGAATCTCCTTATTATGTAAAGAAAGGAGAGACTACTAATATGTTTAATATTTATAATGCTTGGACTCAGGTTATTACTAATGATACTAAGGACATTATAAATAAAGCAGAGAAAACACTTTTAGTATCTAAGATACTTGATGTTTAATAACTACATTTTCTTAGGGATTAATTCCCTAAGAAAATTTTTAATTGATGTAATATATGACCGAAAAAGACTGGCTTGGTGATAATCAACTTTCATTAGATATTTGGAATAATAAATATAGATACCAAAATGAATCATTTGAACAATGGTTAGATAGAGTTAGTGGAGGTGATAAAAAAGTTAGACAGTTAATTATAGATAAGAAGTTCTTATTTGGAGGTCGTATTCTAGCTAATAGAGGATTAGAGAAATACGGTAAAAGAGTAACTTACTCAAATTGTTATGTACTTCCTAGTCCAGATGATAATCTTGAATCTATTTTTAATTGTGCCTCTCAATTAGCTCGTACTTTTAGTTATGGTGGAGGCTGTGGGGTTGATGTAAGTAAATTACGTCCAAAAGGATCTAAAGTTAATAATGCAGCTAAGACTACTTCTGGTGTTACCAGTTTTATGGACTTATTTAGTTATGTAACTGGGTTAATTGGACAAGAAGGTCGTCGAGGTAAGCCAAAAATGTGCCTCGTAACCATGTGAACCTATAAATATAGGGTGTAACTTTAACATAAAGTTGCTAACGGTGAATTATAAATAAATTTTTATAAAATACCGTGCTAAGCATTTGAAAATTCAAATCATAATGTTTAAATTTGTAATGTCGAAAAATTAAAAACTTTAAAATAAAAATTACAAATTATGACAGAAAAAGAAAAATATGTCTTAGAACATTATGAAATTTCAAAAGATGGGAAAGTATATAGCCCATACACAAGCCGATATTTAAAATTTAGAGAAGATAAAGACGGATATTACGATGTATCACTAGTTTATGATTCAAATGGTAATAGACAACCATTTAGAGTTCATAGATTAGTTGCTTTAAAATATCTTCCTGAAATCGAAGGTTGTAATGTAGTTAATCATAAAGATTTAGACAAAAAGAATAATAATGTCGAAAATCTAGAGTGGTGTAGTATAAGTTATAATACTCAACATGGATTTGATAATTGTGCATATTCTAATATTAAAAGAGTAAAAGTCACTGAATTAAATGGAAATATTATCATATTTCCAAATATGAGTGATGCCTCTAGATATTATGGATATAAGAATTCTACTACCTTACAACATTGGCTTGCAAAATCTAGTCCTTATACTCCTACTAAGGGAAAATTAAAAGGATATATTTTTGAATTTACAAATGAAAGTGTAACGACTACCGAAAGGATAACTGATACAGCTATTAGTGAATAACCGAGTAGGGTACACTATAAGTGAAACTCTTATAGTGGAAGCGCATGGCATAAGGAAGCACAGTTCCTTATGAAGAGATAGTCTGCTACTTATATATTTAATAAGTAGGGCAACAATGCTTTCTATTGATTGTACTCATCCTGATTTAGAGGAATTTATTAATCTTAAATCTGACCTAAATATCTGTACTAAGGCTAATATCTCAGTTCGAGTAAGTAATAACTTTATGGATGCAGTGATTAATAACCGTCCTTGGGATCTTACGTTTAATACAGAACATGAATGTATTAAGAAAACTGTTAATGCTCGCGATATTTTCATGTTACTGGCTAAACGAAATTGGGAAATGGCTGAACCTGGAGTGTTATATTGGGATAATATAACTAACTATAACATGCTAGACAAGGATTCTAACTTTAGCTATGCAGGAGTCAATCCGTGTGCTGGGTATCTTCGGCTCACGTTAAAAATTGGGTAAAAACGGTGAAGTCTAAACAAAAAATACATATTTTATAAAAATTAACGTAGGTGGATTTTGTTAATTTACAAGGAATATGTATATTTGCATTGATAATACCGTGGTAAATAATTCGATTACGAAAAGGCGAATTATCACTGTAGAGCATAGTAACTGAATAAATATAATGTTACCACGAGTACCCAATGTTAATTTAAAAATTTTTATAATTATGTTAATTTACAAAGTAACCAACAAAATCAATGGGAAAGTCTATATTGGATAGACTATTAATTCTTTAGAACATAGAAAAAGTCAACATCAGAGAGATTGTAACAGGACTAAATATTATGATAATTATTTTCATAATGCTTTAAAAAAATATGGATTTGATTCTTTTACTTGGGAAATATTAGAAGAATGTGATGATTTAAACATACTTAACGAATTAGAGATTAAGTATATTAAAGAATACGATTCTCAAAACAAGGAAAAAGGATATAATTTAAAAGCAGGTGGAAATAATGGAGGAAAATGTACTGATGAAACTAAAGCAAAAATTGGAGAAACTACTAAATTAAAATGGCAAAATGAAGAATGTGCTGCCAAAATGAGAGAAGGTCTCCGAAAAGGTACAGAAACTATAAAACAACGTGCTTTAGAAAATTTTGTTGATTTCGAATGTCCTGTATGTCATAAGGTTATTAAACTTAAACCTTGTGAAGCAAAACATCGTACTTACTGTTCTCAAGAATGTTCTCAAAAAGCTAGACATGAAGAAGTAATTGAAAAAGCTAAGTTAGCAACACAAGTAAACATGGAAAATTATGCAAAACTTAAAGATGAGAGATATAATCTTATTCTTAAATGGTTACATGATAATAAAGAACTTGTATTAAATTGTAAAATGAATAGACTTAATTTTTTAAACGATCTAGCAGAATTTATTGGTGTAAAAGATACTAGGACTGTAGGAAAAGTTTTAGGAGTATCTGGAAAAAGAGATATAATTATAAAATTAAAAGAATTAATAAAAATATATGCCGATCCGGCAGATGAATAAATCTGTATAATGGAAGAAATTCCCGGAAATAAGAGATAAAAAGCTCTTATGATAACATTTTAGGAAGAGCCGCTCCCAGCAGGAGGTTCCTGCCTATTGGGCAGTCTTAATCTCTCAGAATTTGTTAAGTATCCATTCTCCGATAAATCTTATATAGATTTAATGGAGCTTACAGAAGCTACTTATACTGCTGTAAAAGCTCTCAATAAAGTTTTGACAGAAGGATTACCTTTACATCCATTACAAATACAACGAGACTCTGTACGCCTATGGCGACAGATTGGATTAGGAACATTTGGTCTCGGAGATATGTTGATTAAAATGGGAATAACCTATGGAACATCAAGAAGTCTATCTGTAATTAAAGACGTTTTTAGCATTATCGCATATGCAGCTATTGAACAATCATTAAAGCTTGCTAAAGAACATGGAAGTTATCCGATGTGTAATAATAAAGCACTAGTTAATTCTAGCTTTATTAAAAATATTGTAAAAGATGAAACTCTTCTTGAAAAGATTAAAAAGTATGGTTTATTTAACTCTCAGCTTCTAACTTGTGCACCTACAGGATCTATTGCAACAATGGTTGGAGCTAGTACGGGAGTAGAACCTAACTTTGCCTTCTCATTTAATCGCCGTACAGTATCTTTGAATCAAGAAGAAACTGTATATAAGGTTGATACAGAGATTGTTAAACAGTACAAAAAAATTACTGGCAATACTGAACTTCCAGAGTATTTTGTTGCTTCTCAAGATATTAATCCATTTGAGAGAATTGCAGTACAAGCAGCTTTACAAAAGTATATTGATGCATCAATTAGTTCTACTATTAATCTTCCAGAATCTACTACTATACAAGAAGTATTTGATATTTATGTAGAAGCTTGGAAGCAGGGATTAAAGGGTGTTACTATTTGGAGAGATAATTGTCAACGACAAGGTATTCTTACTACAGATTCTAAGAAAGAATCTAAAGAAAAACCAGAAGTAGAAATATCTCAAGAAGTTAGTCTTAATACTGATAATGCTAAATTACAGTTAGATAATCCTCATGAACTAAAAAGAGGAGAAATTATCAAAGCTGGTAATGAATGTATAGGTCTTAAGCGAACCTTGATTACTGGTTGCGGCAGTTTACATTGTACAGCCTACTTTGATCCTTCTAATGGTGAATTACGAGAATGTTATCTTTCTAAAGGTAGTACAGGAGGATGTAATAACTTTATGATTTCTCTTTCTCGTATGATTAGTCTTGCTGCAAGAGGTGGTATTAAAATTGAAAATATTCTTGATCAGCTTAAATCTTGTGGTGTATGTCCTTCATATGCTGTTCGTAGTGCTACTAAAAAAGATACTTCAAAAGGATCTTGTTGTCCTGTAGCAGTAGGAGAAGCGTTAAAGAGTATGGCTGCTGAAATGCAGGATATTGTATGTAAATGTAATCACGAAGAAGAAACTTCAAGTTTAAATCAAAGTCCTGAAATACTTCCAAAGAAAGCTCTCTCATATGATGAATCTAAAGAAAAACGTAATGTTCAGTTTACTACAGCAGTGGAATGCCCGAATTGTCATGAACCAACGTTAATTCATCAAGGAGGATGTGTTTCATGTACTAATTGTTCATATACTCGTTGTGAATAATTAACAAATTTTAACATTATAACAGTTGCCATTTTTATAGAAAATTATTATAATTGAGTACATTAAATTTAATAATTAATATAAAATGGACACTGTTAAAGAAGAAAATTTGAATCAACCTGTAAAAAGAACTCGGAGATCTCCTAAAGTAATAAAAGAAATATTAGATACCTATGATGCGGTTAAATTATATGTAGAAGAAAATAAAACTTCAAAAGAAATAGAAGATTTAACTGGAGTAAATCATGCAAGCATTGATAAATACTTAAAAGATCACGGTGTTGAAATGCGTAGTGCATCAAGACGTCAAGAAACCAGAAATACTTATCCTGTAGGTACAAAATTTGGATTATGGACTATTATAAGTGATCAAGTAAAAGTAGGCAGTAATCGTGCTCTTTATCAACTTTGTCAGTGTTGTTGTGGAAATACTGCTTGGAAATCATTAACTGCTTTACGAACTGGTAGCACTACTAAATGTAAAAGCTGTGGTAATAAATCTTATTTAACTGAAAATGGAGAAATTAGTATTAATGGAATGATTAATAGTTTTTACACTCATATAATTAATAATGTAAATAAGCGTAAAAAAGTTAGCCAATTAGAATTTAATATTACTCCAGAATATCTTGAAAAACTTTATGAAGAACAAAATCATAAATGTGCTCTTTCAGGATTATCTCTTGAATTAGATATAACTAAACCAGCTATTCAACAAAATTGGTCTTTGGACAGAATTAATTCTGATATTGGTTATGTTGAAGGAAATGTGCAATGGGTACACAAAGATATAAATATGATGAAACAATCTTATTCAAATGATTACTTTAAGGAGATGTGCTGTAAAGTTGCAGAATATAACGGTTATTCTAAATGTAATTAACTATGCTTATAATTGCTTATATATCACTATTTTTAAGTATAATATATATATTATCTATACTTTTAAACATTCAGTTTATATTTGATTATTTATTAAATAAATCTCATGATGGATTTAGTCAAAATGATGTTTTGGCAGCATTTTGGATAATTAATTTATATATTTTATCAACTCTAATTTTAAGCTTATTTATCATTTTTATTATATGATTACAGATGTAATTGTCGTATATAATGACGATGAACAAATTAAAAAGATTGGTGGTACTTATACTTTAAAAGTATCACCTTTCTTTACTTTTATAGACGAAAGGTCTAGAAAAAATAAAAAGCAAGCATATTCAGTTAAATCTCATTATGCTGCAAGACTGACACCTTTTGCAGTTTGTTTGAATAAAGAGACTCCAATTAAAGCTTTTTATTCTGAAACAGGAAATGATATTATTAATGAATTAATTCAATATTTAAATGAAGAAAGTATATCTAATTCAAAGCTCAACTGATGATTATGATTATTTTGATCGAGTTTATACGACAAAAGAGTCTGCAGAGAAATATATAAAAGAAATGAATACTCGTCCTGAATTTATTACTGACGATTTTGTAGATGATTGGGAAGATGCTATTTATGATTCTCAAGAAAAGTATGATTTAGTTAAGCATAGATATGATTTTGAAACTCCTGAAGAATATGAAAAGTATCGTACTTCTGTAATGGAGCAATCTAAACAATATGCTATTGAATTACTTAATCAAAAAGGTTATAAAATAAATTCAGAACTTTATGATAAAGCTCTTGAATGGGAAGATAGATTATATAGTAATGAAGTTTATAATATTACTGAAATTGATTTATACGAAGAATGAAATATTTAGTAATTGGTGATATTCACTGTAGAACTACATGGAAAGATATAGTTGCAAAAGAATCTGATTATGATAAAGTTATTTTTCTAGGAGATTATTTAACTCCTAGAGAAGTTACTTTAGATGATCCAACTGATGTTTGTGGAATATTATATGATATCCTTACTTTTAAAGAAGAAAATCCTGATAAAGTAATTCTATTACGTGGAAACCACGATTGCTCGTCATTAGGCTATTATTGGGCAGAATGTAATCCACGTGATAGATATTCTGAACAATATATGTCTAGTAAAGATGTTAAAGACTGGTTTTTATCTCTTTCACAATGGGTATATATAATTCCAGATACAAATATAGTATGTTCTCATGCTGGAATTTCGGAAGAATTTCTTAAAAGCGTAGAAATAGAAGTAATAGGTTCTCCTGATAAAGAATGGGATGAAACCACAAAGAATATGTGGCTTATATCAAAGATTAATGAGTTAGAACCTAGTGAATTATTTGGATTTACTCCTTGTAAATTTAGTGATTATAATGGAGAGTCGGCAACTCAACCATGTACTTGGATAAGACCTAATTCCTTATTTTGGCATTGCCCACTTAATATTACACAAGTTGTAGGTCATACTCCTGTAAAGCAAATAAGTAATATTAAAAAGTTATTTATGGAATCTGGATCTTGTCATAATATTCAAGATAAGCCTGATATTTGGTTATGTGATTGTCTTGAAAACGGGCAATATTTGGAAATTAATGATAATAAATTTATTCCACATGATCTCAATAAGTGACGTAAAGTTAAATGAAAAATTTAGAGAATTAAAAAATAAAGCTTTTGAAGAGTATAATGTACGTGAATTTAGTAATGAAGATATTCATGATTTTCAATATTTTCTTGAAGAACTTTCTGACCACTTAATTTGTTATTCACGTACATTAAATTTATATTTTGATCCTCAAGCAGCTTTCTATAATGATTGGTATTCTAATGAAGTAAAAGATGCAAACAATCTTACAGAATTAATTCAATCTTTTATGTTTTTTGGAGATTTAATTCCAATTACTGAAGAAGATTCAAAGAATAATAAAAACTATAAATATCTAATAGAATTATAATCATGGACGTACAAATCTTTAACAATTCTAATAACAATAATCCTGAGTACACTAATCCTACTGATGCTGGAGCCGATATTCGTGCTGATTTTAGTAGAGTATCTCCTGAAAATCCTATTAAATTATATGGCGGTGGTGAATTAATCTTTTCAGGAGAAGGACATGAAAAAACTCTTCTTCGTCTTGAACCTGGAACTCGTGCTATTATTCCTACTGGTATTTATACAGCTATTCCTGAAGGTTATGAAGTACAACTTCGTCCTCGTAGCGGTCTTGCTATTAAGAAAGGATTGAGTTTAGTTAATACTCCTGGTACTATTGACTGTTCATATAAGAATGAATGGGGCTGTCCTGTAATTAATCTTGGTCAAGATTCAGTATGGATTGAGGATGGTGAACGTATTTGTCAAGCTGTATTGAATAAAATTGAACATATTAATTGGGTAAATGTTAAAAGTATTACGGATCTTACAGGTACAGACCGTGGAGGCGGCTTCGGACACTCTAATTATGATAAAAATGGACATTATGTAGCTGGAAAATAATTGAATAATATGGAAGTATTTATGTTTGCTATTACAGTTGGAAATGATCGTTTCACTGAAAAAGTCTATGCAGATAGTATAGAAGAAGCATGGGATGAGATTTATGGAATGTATCCTAATAATTATGTTGAATTAATTTAAATTTATCTAATGATTCGAGACAATATCGGAAATATTCGTAAAGTAGCTAATGCTACTAATTGTTATGATCTTAAACTTATTAAAGATGCTCTAAAGAGCAGTAATACTTGGGAAGAAGCTTATAAATATGTCAGAGAACATAATTAAACCACTGTTATCAGAATTGAATTACCGAGTATACCATCACTTAGGTAAGAAAGTAAATTGTCTTAAATATGTATTAGATATATTTATGAAAGATGATACTCTTTATACAATGGATGATTTACTTAATATTATTATGAGTTCAGAATTTGAAAAACGAACATCTAATTTTAAAAGCTATGATTGGTAAGAAAGAGTTTATAGAACTTATGCAAGAATATAATAAACAATACAGAGTATGCAATACAGCAGAAAAAGTGGGTTTATATATTTGGGCATGGGACATTATAGATTGGGGATTTAAAATGTTTGATATAGTTATTTCTTCTTATTTTACAGAAGAAGGAGTAGATTGGATTGATTGGTATCGTTTTGATAAAAATCATACTACTTATGATGAAAATGGAAATCAAATAACTGTCAATTCTTTAGATGAGCTTTACGATCTTATTGAAAAATATAGAAAATAATGATACTATACGCAGTTTCCTATAAAGGGCCATTGTCTAATAATGATTGGTCTATTATTCGTATCTATAAAGACGAAGAAAAAGCAAATGCTTATAAAGAACATGTAATTGGGAAGTTTATTGAACAAGAATCATTTCCTGAAATAGCAGTTCAGAAGTTTAGTACAGATGTAAATAAAGACTATGTTTATGATTATGAAGATTACGACTAATGAGGGTATATCTATTAAGTCGAGCATCTACAGGTAAATTCAGATTTGCTGTAGTAGAATGTACTGAAGAATGGGATGAAGAAAGACATGGCTACGTTATTCAACGTAGCTATGGTCAAGTCTATGGTAAAACTACTTTATCTCCTGCTATTGTAGTAGATAGAACTAAGCAAAAAAGAACCTGGCAAGAACAATATAAACTTCAATTTTATTCGGAAGTAAAAAAGTTTAAAGATAAAGGATATATTGAAGTTCCTCAACATCCTAATGATTACTCAGAATCTGAATTAAAACAGCTCTTTGGTGATACTGTTACTAATACTCAAGGAGTTATTAAACCTATGCTTGCTAAACAATTTGAAAAAGTTACCAATCAGAAAATCTTTGATAATGTATGGCTAGCTTCAAGAAAATTAGATGGTGTAAGGTGTCTAATATATTTTGATGGTAAACAAGTACATACAGCAAGCAGAGGTGGTGAGCATTTTGATTATTCTACAGAACATATTCGTACTAATGAGTATTTAATAGAATTTCTAACTAACAATCCTACTATAATTTTGGATGGTGAATTATTTAAACGATTTACTAGTCTACAAAAGATTAGTGGTGCTGCTAGAATGGAAAAGGATTCTGATACTGAATGGCTAGAATATTGGGTATATGATATGTATGATTCTGCACATCCAGAAATGACAGCTAAAGAACGACAAGATTTCTTAACTGAAAACTTTCCTTTCTTTGTAGTTGAAACAGAACCGGATGAAATGCACATCAATCCTATTTATCTACTAAAACAAGTAGAAGTATCTGGTTGGAAAAATATTGAAGCATTACATGATAAATATGTATCAGAAGGATTTGAAGGAGTTGTAATTCGTAATCCTAATAAACCTTATAAGCCTAATGGTAGAACCAATGATATGATTAAAATTAAGAAGTATAAGGATTCTGAATTTATGGTAATTGGTTATGAATTAGGTTTACGTGGTTCAGAGGATATGACTTTTGTATGTGAATTAGAAGATGGACGTACTTTTAAAGCTATGCCTGTTGGTGATAGAGAAACTAAGGAAGAATATGTTCAAAACTTTGAGACTAAATACAAAGGACATAAAGCAGAATGTACTTACTTTAACTTATCAGATGATGGAGTACCTACCCAACCAAAATTAAGAGTTTTTCGCTTTGATTTAGAATAAAAATTATGTCTAATCCTCTTGTAATAAAAAAAGAAATATTAAAAACTATCTCTGACTTAGATTTATATAGAGTATTTGTTCAGAGTATTAATTGTGATAGATATCCTAATTGTATAATCACTATTACTGGTGGTGATATTATGGGAGACTTTAATTGGGTTTTCTATTTAAACCAAATTTCTAGAATTGTTGAATCTTTAAATTATTGTGAACTTCTAGATTTAGTTGCAGATAATGAAAGCCATACATGGATGTTAACACTTAAGTATATTGATCAATAACTTTAATTTGATGGAAACATTTAATTTTCAAGAAGCACTTTCATATATTGAAGCAGGATTAACTGTTTCACTTACATTAGATGGGCATACACGTAGTTATAAACTTAATGAAAAAGGAGAAATTATTTGCACTCCTGCAGGTAAAGAATTTCTTACTTATAAAGTAAAGAGTTTTTATGTAGATGCTGTATTGTCTAATAATTGGACTTTAGATGAGATATGACTTTAACTGATTGGATGATTATTTTAAAAGAATCAGGTTTTAGACCATCTTATTATAGTTATTTAAACGGAGAAGTAATTAATGTAGACCTTTATCATGATGAAGAGTATATTACTTTAGACGTTCATTTAATTAAACCTCAGGATTACATTCCAGATGAACCATTTTGGGATGAATATGAAGTAGATAAACTTACTATTGAGACTGATGTATTTGCTTATCCTGAAGGAAGAACTAATATGTATGGTACTTGGGAAGGTAATATAAGACTTTTTGGAAACACTCTTAAACCAGAGTATTTTAAGAAAGCCTTATGGATGTGTAGAAATCCTATTACTGCAAAACTAAATATAGTTAATGGTTTTATTCAAGAAGTTCAAGCATTTAAAAGAATACATAAAGAAGTAATAAAATCTCTTAAAGAAAAAGAGAATACTTTATTGCCAGTAGGATATTTACTTAGAGAATCTGAACCATTTATTGTTTATAGTACTGGTCAAAAAGACCTTATATTAAAATATAATATGTTTACTGATACTCTTTGTTTAAATGGAATAAATGTAAATCTAATGTCTGATAAAGAAATTGAGTCATATTATGAAAAAGAAACCAATTAAATCCATTAGTTCACTTGATTATATTTTTTCAGTAAAAAATATTTTATCATTTTAAATGAGACCTTTAAAAATATCTCAATCTATAACGGATCGTCAAGATGCTTCTCTAGCTTCTTTGTTTAGAGAAGTATCTAAGATTCCAATGATTGATATTAATGAAGAAATAGAATTGTCTCATAAAATAAAAGACGGAGATTCCTCTGCTGCTAAGAAGTTAGTAGAAGGGAATCTCCGATTTATAATTTCTGTTGCTAAACAATATCAGAATAAAGGTATTCCTTTAGTTGATTTAATTCAAAGTGGCGTTGAAGGAGCTATGAAAGCTGCTTATCTATGGGATGAAACTAGGGGATTTAAATTTATATCTTATGCTGTTTGGTGGATTAGACAAGCAATTATGCAATCTATTTCTTCAGAATGTAGAACTGTTAGATTGCCAATGAATTATATTTCATTATATAATAAGATTAATAAGGTTTCTGAGAAGTTTGAACAACAGGAATTACGAAATCCTTCTGTTGAAGAAATAGAAGAATTAAGTGATTTACCTAATAGTAAAATTAGTGCCACATTATCTTCTGGTAGTCGCTCTGTCTCATTTGATACTCCTTTTAAAGATGAAGAAGCAGGAACATTACTTGATGTTATACCTAATGAAAATGCTGAAAACTCTGATTTAAATGTTATTCAATCAAGTGTTTCTAAAGAAATAGAAATAATGATTGATAGTTTACCTGATAGAGAACGAGACATATTAAGAATGACTTTTGGTATAGGAATGGTTTCTATGCAATTTAAAGAAATTGCAAGTCGTTTTGGAATAGGATATGAGCGAGCTAGACAAATAGAATGTGAGGCACTTGCTAAAATTAAATCTAAATACGGTGACGAATTAAGAGAGTTATTATAATAAATATGATTCTAGAAGTATATGATTTAGAATGTTTAAGGAATTTATTTACATATACAGGATATTGCCCAAAGGAAAATAAATATTATCAATTTGTAATATGTAATTGGCGTAATGAATTAGACTCTCTCTATAAACATCTTACTAGAGATAAAATTATTCAAGTAGGGTTTAACGATGAGAGCTATGACTACCCATTAGAGCATCATATATTAAATCATTATGATAAGTATAAAAATAAATCGGGACAAGAAGTTGCTATATGCTTATATAATAAATCTCAGGAAATTATAAATCAAGAATTTAGTGTAATTGCTGATAAAAATAAATATATACAACAAATTGATTTATATAGGATATTTCATTATAATAATAAAGCTAGAACCTGTTCATTAAAAGATCTAGAAATAGCAATGAGACTTCCTAACGTAGAAGAAATGCCTATTCATCATACAACTTGGTGTAAGCAAGGAGATGAAGAATTAGTGCTTGCATATAACAAGAATGACGTCTTCTCTACATATAAATTTTTATTAGTTGCTCTTGGCAAAACTGATGATCCTGTTTATAAAGGTAAAAATAAAATAGATCTACGTCAAAAGCTTCAACATAAATTCCACATTCCATGTTTAAATTGGCCTGATGTTAAAATTGGAGAGCAATTAATTATTTCTTTGTATTGTGAAAAAACTAATACTTATCCTGGACAATTAAAAGCTAGAGGTGGAACTTACAGAGATGTTATTAACCTTGCTGATTGTATTCCAAAATGGGCTAATTTTGAAACAGAAGAATTTAATAACATTAAAAATAAATTCATTAATACTAAAATAAAAAGTATTAAAGGATCTTTTGAAGAGTCTGTTATATTTCATGGAATAAAAATGGATTATGGGACAGGAGGACTACATAGTTCTGCTGAACCAGGTATTTATCAAGCTGATAATTATTGGACTATACTAGACGAAGACATCGGATCACTCTACCCTAGTATAGCTATTCAATTAGGTATTTATCCTGAACATTTAGGTAAAACATTTCTTGAAATTTATAATAAGGATATTGTATCAGTACGATTAGCAGAGAAAAAGAAGCCTAAAAAAGAACGTGATATGGTTATTATGGAAGGTTTCAAGTTGGCTGCCAATGGGATCTATGGTAAGTCCGGTGAAGAATCTTCCGTTCTCTATGATCCTTTGTATACTATGAAAACTACGATATCTGGACAAATGTTTTTATCATTATGGACTGAAAAGTTAGTAAAAGCTATTCCAGAAATTAAATTTATTCAGCATAACACAGATGGTATTACTTATTTACTTCCACGTAAAGATTTTGATAAGGCTAAACAAGTAGGTAAAGAAATGACTGAACTTACAGGTCTATACATTGAAGATAATGTATATTCAAAATTTATATTGAGAGACGTAAATTATTTGCGTCGTAACCCTTTTAACTGCTGGAAATCTGTAGCATAAGTTGAGAAACTAAGTGTATGACAATCAGCAGCCAAGCTTAATCTATTATGTAATAGATTTTGAAGGTTCAGAGACTATCGAAAAGCATACTTTTGTATGAACTGAGTAGAGTACATCATGTAATTATGATGGAAACGGAGGGTAATAGTTATTACTAATAATTATATAACAATTATTTGGTTTTGAATTTCAGAATTAATATCTTTGTAAAAAAGATATTGAATATGAAAATCGAAAAATCAAATTGCAATTTTCCTGGAATTTATGTAATTAAAAATTCTATAAACGGAAAGATCTATGTTGGTAAATCAAAAAATTGTTATAAACGATTACATCAACATTTAACAGATATTAGAATTGAAAGTAGACAATATAATGAAAATGTTCATTTATTAAATGCTTTCAAAAAATACGGAGAAGATAACTTTGAATATTACATTGTTGAAAAATTTGACGAAAAAGATCCTAAAATCTTAGAAAAACTTTTATATGATAGAGAACTATATTGGATGATTGAATTAAATTCTCTAGATCGAAAAAAAGGTTATAATTTAAGATATGATTCACAGGGAAAATGTTTTTGTTCTAAAGAAACTTCTATTAAAATTTCTAATAGACTTAAAAAAGAATGGGAAGAAGGTATAAGAGATACCCATTCTGATAAATTAAAAGAATATTGGAAAAATAATAATGAAAGAAAAAAGCAACAAAGCAAAATTATGTCAAAAAATAAAACTAAATATTCATATATTATTTATGATCCTAATGGAAATTTAATTACTGAAAATGGAGATTATACTATGTTAAAAGAACTAAATCTAACAAGTGTATTAAGTTCATTTTCAAGAAAAAAATCTGATGATGTTTTTTGTAAAGAATACAGAATTATTAGAAAGACTATTAAAGATATAGTCCAATCCAATTAGAAATAATTGGACAAATTGAAATAATTATATTGCTGTTTATGAAGACGGAAATACTAAATTGAAAGGATGTTTTGAAATTGATAAAGAATATCATAAGGATCCTTCAATGAGAATTGTTCCAATTGCATTAAAAGAGTATTTCGTTAATAATATACCTATAAAAAATACTATACTTAATCATAAAGATATATTTGATTTTTGTTTACGATTAAAGACTAATTCTAAATCAGAAGCAAAATTTAAGTATATTGAAAATGGTGAAATTAAAGAAATTTCGCTTCCTAGAACTACAAGATATTATATATCTAACACAGGAGGAAGTCTTTCTAAAGATTTTGGAGAGAATAGAATTTCTGGAGTTAACATTGGATATGCTGCAACTTTATTTAATAAATATGTAGAAAAACCAATGAAAGAATATGATATTAACTATAAATTTTATATAGATGAATCTATGAAAATTATAAATGCTGTAACTCAAGGAGGTCAACTAACTTTATTTTAATTATGAGTAGTTATTTAAATATTTATGGAATTTTAAAGTCCACACAAGAAAGAGTTCTAATATTTTCTATATCTAGATCAAATACATTATATTCTTATTTTAATGATAGTTTAAATATTCCTTTTATAGGAGATGATACTATTCCTAAAGTTATGGAATTACATTCTTCTGATGTAGACCAAGTAATGTGTGATATAAAAGAAGAACTATCTAAAGCTACTACAAGACTTAATGAATTTGAAAAACATGCAGATGGTAATATTGAAGTAATTAACGAAGTTCTATCAATGAAAGAATATGTTTCAGAGCTAGAAACTGATTTAATTAAAAGTAGTGTAATTTGGGATATTGTAAGAGATTCTGAATTACAATGCACAGGATTTTCCAGTATTTGTTGTAATATTGATTAATGAAAGAACGTTTTAAAGAAGTATATACTAATGATGAAGGATATACTTTTTATATAGATAAAGAATTAACTGAATGGGCTAATCATTTAGAAAATAATGATCCTTATTTAGTTTATTTAGTAAAATCGGGAGATACTTCTGTCTCCCGATTACTTTTAAATAATAAGAAACAAAAAGTAATTGGTGAAATTCCTTTATATGAAAATGATCATCAAGCTTGTACTAGAATTGATGTATTTAAAATATGGTCTAAAGAAGAATAAATTATGAAGCTAATTAACTCCTCAGTAGAAATTATTCCCCAGAAGCCAGGACTTCAGGGTATCCTTGAAAATATAGAGCTTGCAGCAAGAGTATGCTACAAAAGCGAGAGTTGCATTAAGTATGATGAAGAAGGTAATTCTCTAACAGCTAAAGACTTTGTAGATAAGATAGTTAATGTCTATAAACATCAGTCAGTTGCAGAGCATGGTACTGTATATCTTAAGATTCCTATTAAAGAATACGAGAAAAATTATAAAAATAAATATTTTCCTCAAAAATAAATAATTTGTAGTAATAATTTGGAGAATCTGAAATTTGTAGTACATTTGCATATAATTAAATCTTAAAATTATGGCTAAAAAATTAGAAATTAAACAAGGTGAAAAATTTGGCAAATGGACTATTATTGAAGAAATAGCTCCAAAAATTATTAGTAACAAACCTAGAAGAATGTTTAGATGTAAATGCGAGTGTGGAAATATAGGAGAAGTTCAATTAGCATGTCTTAGAAATGGTCATAGTACATCTTGTGGATGTGAACAGAAGAGAAGAGTTTCTGAAGCACAAACTAAACATAGTTTAGCAGAAAAACATCCTCTTTATTGTACTTGGAAAAATATGAAGAAAAGATGTAATAATCCTAACGCTTCTGAATATGAAAATTATGGAGGAAGAGGTATTTGTGTATGTGAAGATTGGTCAAATAATTTTCAAAGTTTTTATGACTGGTCTATAAATAATGGATGGTCTAAAGAACTTACTATTGATAGAGTAGATATAAATGGAAATTATTGTCCAGAAAATTGTAGATGGACTACTGTAGAAGTTCAAATGAACAATACAACTAAAAATCATTATATAGAATATGATGGAAACACTTATACCCTATCAACACTTGCTAAACATTTAAATATTCCTTATAACATAGTTAGATATAGATTATCTAATTGTAAATGGAATGTTGAACAATTAATAAATTATTATAATGGTAGGAATTAAAGTAAACACTGATGATAAATATGCCTATATCACTTTAAACTACAGACATATTATAGAAAATGGATGGCTAGATGATTTACAATATCTATGCGAGCCTACAGAATATCATAAAAAGAGAGTTACTGTAAAAGTTATATGTCCCATTTCAGTATCTAGAGAGTGGAATAGACATAGAAGTCTCAGTATATCTGAACAAAGTACAAGGTATTGTAATTATTCTAAGGATAAATTTGAAAATCAGCTTACTTTCTGTATTCCTCATTGGATAAAAGAAATAAAAGAGGGGGAGTATAAAGCTAACCATGAATTTCCCCCTATGTGGAAATTAGATTATTATACAGAATCTGCTTGGTTTGATAATTTATTAGTATGTGAGGATACTTACATGTATCTAACTAAAGACCATTTTTGTAAATCTCAAGAAGCTAGGGAAATTCTTCCTCTATGTACTGCTACTGAGGTGGTATACACAGGGTTTGTAAGTGATTGGAAAGCCTTCTTTAAGTTAAGAACAGCTGAAAATGCACATCCTGATATTAGAAAACTTGCTGTTGAATTAGAAAAACAATTTAAACAAAATGAATTATATAAAGGTTGATAATGATAATTTAAAGGTATCTTGTAAAGCAAATGAAGATTTATGGAATGAAGCAGACACTGAGGAAATTATTTCTTTGTCTGACGGTAGCTATTTAGTAGAATCCTTTCTTTATTATGATATGTATGAACATCTTCTTTTAGCTAATCAAAAAGATATGGATCCATACAAAATACCTAATGTAAATTTTTCTCAATCTGAACCTAAAGACAAAAGATGGGAAGAATATAAAGAACAACGCCATCAAAGAGGATTTGATGATACTGAATTATGGAATTTTGATGCAACGATTGCTAAATTTCTATTACCTCGATTGAAGAGATTTAAGGAAATTACAATTGGAATTCCTTTTGAATTTTCTTCAATAGAAGAATGGTATAATGAATTGGATAAAATAATTACTGCTTTTCAATTAATTGTTGATGATGATGTTTTTGAAGTAGATTCCAAATTAAAAATAGATGAAGGTTTGGATACTTTTAGAAAATATTTCTTTAATCTTTGGTATTAAGTATGGAAAGGATTTTTGTACGCTGTCCTGAATGTAATGATTATATGGAAGCAGAGTTCCGAAAAGGTAATTGGTATTGCGAAAATTGTGGAAAAAATCTAAATACAGAAGTTAAACGATATTTAGACAAATCTAAAAAACTTAAGAAATGAATATTATTGATAAACTAAAAAAGAAATTAAAATTTCCTTGGTATATTCGTTACGGAAATTCTTATTTCGATATATGGATTGAAAATCCACTTCATACTTGGTGGAAAGCTCGTAAATATTTTAAATTTCCTAAAGTTAGCTTTCATCCATTCTTTAGTATAAAACGTAATTGTTCATATTTTAGTTATAATAATGTAGGAAAAATATTAGAAATAGATTTTCATGATATAGGATGGAAAGATAAATGGAATAGTCCTAGACATGAAAAAAGTCCATATGTTTGGGTTTGTTTATTTAAAACAATTGGATTCTCTATTAACTTTGATATTTATTATTATAATGAATTTGGAGAAAAAGTTAATGGAGACATGCATTATTGGGAATATCTTCTTAATTGGTTATATTATAAGAATAAGAAAACTTTAAGATGCTATTCTGCATGGACTAGTAATTCTGAACTTTATAGATATGTTGAAAAATGGGGAAATGAGGAGGATGGTTCTAAAGATGAATATAAACCTTATCAAATGATTATCCCAGAAGTAGCAATGTCTTTAAATAAAGAAGGAATCAAAGAACTTAAAAAGCAATTAAATGAACAAGGAAGAAATAATTAAAGCAATTAAATCCCTGGCTCAATGTCAGGGATTTTATGGTAGACTTTTAGAGAATCTAAATGATGAAGCTCTTGAATATCTAGAACAACAGAATTTTAAAGATACAGTTGATATGGTTTTATTCTTTGAACAGTAATGGCTAATATTTGTGAGAATTATTTTTATGCCACTTCTCAGAATCCAGAAAATATAAAATATATCTATTCATTTTTTGATGAAGAAATGGATACTATTCTAGATCAAGATTCTGATATAATTGAAGGATATTTTGATTCTAAGTGGACATTTCCTGAAGAGAAGATGGATGAATTACTTAAAGGAATTCCTGATAAAAAGGATATTTATATGAGATGTTTATCAGTTGAATATGGTTGTATGTATCACGCTCTTTGGGAATGTGAAGGTGATACATGGGTTGAAGTCTAATATTAAAAAATTAAGTGTAATGGGAAAAAGTTATCGTGAACAAGCATCGTATGATTATATGCATGGTAAAGACATTGATAATTCAGAATATATTAAATTGAAAAAGAAATGGAATAAACGAAACTTTGGTCTTGATAAATCTGAAAAACTTAAAAGAAAATATAAGAACTATGACTAATCCGATGAATGATAGAACTATTACATTGCTAACTCCTGATGGATGCTATGAAATTGGAGTTTTCTTTGAAAATGGTAAACTTTTTGCAGGATATATTTCAAATAGTGGAGTTAACAAAGAATGGTCAATTGATTATGATGAGGATTTTTCATTTATGCAAAATTTAGAAGCTTTGTATGATGAAATAAATAATAAATATCTATCCGAAGATCTTACCATTTATACTATGGACGATAAAACTTTAGAAGAATGGTTAAATACATAATGGTAACATGGCCTGAAATACAAGAATATATGAATAATCCGAGATGGAATGAATGTATTCTTTGTCAAAATATAGAAGGTCATGAATGTCCTGATTCTGCGTATATGATTCCTGAAGATATTTACTTTTGTAAACCTGAATTTACTGTTAAACGTGGTGATAAAGTATTACTTCAAGACTTAAAAACAGGTGAATTAATTGAAACCGTAGCTTTATCTAATGATTATGAAGATTTACCAATAATATTTGAAAATAATAAATACTTAGAAGGAATTAACTGTAAAATTATTAAAGTATTATGAAGTATAAGTGTACTGATAAATATTCAGAAAATAATAATGTAATTATGAATCCTTATGATATTGTAGTATTAGATGATGATAGTAATCAGATGTATAATATTACTACTGGATGTGATTATATTGTGAAAAATCTATCTAAAGCTAAGTTGTGTCTAGAAGATATTGTTGACGAACAGAAAGTATCTTATCCTACTCCTGAATCACATTTTAGAACTATTATTGAATCTATGATTGATACCTTTATTCGTAAAAATCACGATTATGGAAATAGTTTTGAAGAATCTCTAAATGAAGAAGGTATTGCTGCAGCTCGTATTAGAATGGGTGATAAATGGAATAGATTTAAAGCACTAAGTAAAGGTAAGCATGTTAAAGTAAATGATGAATCAATACGTGATACTCTTTTAGATCTTGCAAATTATTGTGTAATGACTGCGATGTGGTTAGATAATGGCAACGTACAAAATTTGTAAGAAATGCGGAAAATTTGTAGAGTATAGAAAGAAGATAGAATTTGAATTTGGTAATGAAAAAGTATCATTTGAATGTCCAGAATGTGGAAATATAGAAAATACATCTATAAGTCATGTTCATTATGGGAATGATGCTATAAAGAAATAAAATAAGGGGTTAGTCTGGCAATTACGCTAGGCTAACCCCTTATTTTTTTAAGCCCGTAACTTAGGATTTTGCCTAGGTTGCGGGCTTATTTTTTATTTCTTTTTAGTTACTGTTACTTCTGGTAAAGTAAATGCTATTGGATTTCTATCTAAAAATGAATATTCTCCATTATCCTCCTCTTTATATCCATAATTCTCGTCCTGTTCAAAATCTCTTTCATCATTAAAATAATCACCGTAATAAGGAATTAATCCTAAATTCTTTATATATTCTCTAACAATTGGAGAGTCGTTATAAGAGTTATATAATGTAGCACGAATGGGTTTATACTAATCAACCTCATCCTCTGTTGAATAATTCATATTATATGCTGGCTAAAAACCAGTCGTTACGACTACAGGACTTCCTATTCTATCAATAAGATTAGCCATCCACTAATCTTTATATCTTACACCATCTCCTCCAGAAGAATCGCCATAATCATTTAAATCCCAATCTTTTCTAAATAAATTTCCATCTTTATCTGTATATAAAGCTGATGGATAACTACCAGCATGTGCTAACTGAGTTTTATATGGAACATCAATCATGTAGTCAAATGAAGGAGGATTCCCTATAACTGTCAACTAATCTCTAGATATTGCATCAGGAGCAGTCTAAAAAACAGGAATATTACGGTTTCCGACAGCTTTTTTAACTAATCCATAATCACCAGGAGTTCCATCAATATATCCTGCTTTTAAAAAGTATTTTCTCTATAAAGATCTAGGTAAAAGATATGTAGCTTGTGCTTCTCCTTCTGGAGATTCGTTTTTCCTATAACGTATGTCGCCTGAAGAATTTTCAGTCTAATGTCCAGGATCAATTTGTGAGGTTCTCCCATACTACATAATTCTTTTAGAACTTTTATATAATAAATCGTCTAACCAATCTGACATAATTTAAAGTATATAATAAAAATCCGTTCTATTTAAAATATCAAAATATTCTGCATCACAAGTATAATCTTTATTTCTGAATATTAATTTCTATTTATTATAATCCCATTTGAATAATCCTTCAAAATTAGGTAATTTAATTAATTTTCCGTCTTTAGATAATTGTAAAGCTTCTTGATATGTCATTATTTATTTTCTCTACGTTCACGATTATGTTTAGCTGTACGACTTTCCCAAGTTCCCCCTTCTTGTTTAGTTCTAAACTATTCAGGTTTTAAAGTATCCCATAATGGTTTAGTCTACTTACCAAATGCAGTCATTTCTACAATACCATCATACCAGTCTTTTTCACCAATTGCAGTATTATAAAGATTTCTTGCAAATCTACTAGACCAATCAAAAGCGAAAGGAGTCCATTGTCCAAGAGGGGATCCAATTGAATCAAAGAAATTAAAATCAAGTAAAGAATTTTTAACTGTATATACAGCAATATTAGCAGCAGCTACTGCACAACCATCTAAAAAGTCTGTACTCTTTTTATTCTCTTTCTTCAAGTCTTTAATCCAATCAGCCATTAAACCTCCAAGAATACTTCCTACTACACCAAAGAATACTAAATCAATACCTAATTGTTTAATATTACTTCTATAGCAGTTTCTTAGATTAGTATCAGGCTCATTCCAAATTTGTTTGAAATTGTTAAATACATGTCTATCACTAAAGATTCTTCCTAATGATACTACAATACCTTCTTCCCATCTACCTTTCCACTATACTACAGGTGCAATCATTTTAGATTTATCAGAAACAATTTCACCACCATAATTTTTATTAGGTTTTTTATCAGGGAGAGGAGGTAATTCATAATCAATATTTCCAGAAGCATCCACTTGATAATACCAATGAACGGTTTCTCCTGTAGGCTATCCATCTTCTCCAAGCTACATTTCTTCAACAGGCATAAAATCACCTTGTAATTTAATACCACTTGATTTGAAATACTAATCTTTTTTACCAGACCAGTAAGTTTTAAATTGAAGCCACAGAGAACCCAAAGCAGTAGATTGAATAAGAGATTTCTTTTCATGAGAATAATAACCATAAATCTTATCTGCAAGTGATTTCATACTTTCAGACTATTTATTGGTATATGCTTTAGGTAATGAAGGATGCTATGGATCAAATTTATAAGGATTGCCATTTTCATCAAGTGCGTGCTCATTCTCAAGCTATTTAGCCATCGCATAAAATAGAGATTTCTATTTATTAAATTCAGGATCACTAGAAGTTCCTGTTGGATTTGCAGCATATTTAGAAAAACGTTTATCTAATTTCCAATCATAAACTAATTTACCATTTTTCATAGTATGTGCTTCTAAACACCCATCAGCTTGTAATTGGCATAAAAATATAGTTAAACGATTATAATAGTCAGGTCTAGATGCAAATTTCATCATTAAATTATCCATATTCCAGAATCCTTTTCTATTCTTAGAAATACGGTCTACATACTAATTCATGTCCATATCATTAAGACCGTAAAGTTCATTAAATCTAGAACATAGAGTAGGTTTACCTGAAAAATCTATTAAATCACCATAAGCAATTTTTAAAGCTTTTCTAAAATGTTTAAATGTAAATGCATCTGTTCCATCAGGTTTTCTTGCCCAAAGACTAATATCCTAAAAAATACCTTGTAATGGTTGATAAAATAACTAAACAGGAGAAAATGCAAGAGTAAATCTACTAGCAGCACTTTTTATCATACCTGCTAATTTTGCCGCATCCTAAAGATTTGGATCAACAATAGATTTATTCTAAATCTTATTTTCAATATACTCCTAAGCATATTGTAAATCATTAGTAAATACTCTATTAAACTTAGCACCTTCTCTTTGTAAGTGAATTGTAGCAGCTTTAATTAAAGGAAATACTTTATTGATATTATTAGCTTGGGAATAAGCAAATACATGTTGTAAAGTAAGAGTTTCAAGATTTCTCTCTAAGAATTTAAGACCACCAACTTTCTTAATTAATAGTTCTCTATCTTCTTTAGAACCTGAATCTCCTGAATCAAACATACTAGTTAAATTAAAAATAATCTAATTAGTATCTTCTGTTTTAGAACGTTCTTTATAATCAATTCCTTCAATCTTTTGCTAGAATCTTTTAAATAATTCTTTAGGGTTAAGCAATCTAAACTTTTCTTTAATTAATTGCAGCATATTAGTTGCTGATACTAAAGAATCATCATTACCTCTAGCTAAAGGAAGTTGATAATATTGAATATCATCGTTATCTCTCATTTGCTGAAGAGTAGTTTCACCTTTAGAACCATATCTATTTTTATTGATTACTTCAAGAATATGAGTAAGAAATTCTTTTTCAGCAGGAGAAAGTTTAGAATCATATACATTTCTAAAACGAATATCTCCATCTTTTTCTACTATCATATTCTTATACAAATCAACTTGATTCCATCCAAGATTCTCTTTTAAATAATCAAAATTCTTTTCTGCTTTTAATTTCTTAGTAAGTACATCTAACTTTTCTTTTTCTAGAAGTACCTCTTCTCTAACATTCTAATAACCTTCCATAACCATTCTAGTAATTAAGTTAAGAGTGTCAGATGTTAGGTTACCAGGGTTATCCATATAAGATCCAGTATGTCCTTTTGACCATAATTTTAGAGAATCTATAAATTTATTATGGTCTCTAATTTGTTGTCTAAATTTAACACCTCTTAAAGCAGCAATAGCCATAAGTATATCATTTCTTAGACGAATATGTACTTGATTTAATTCAGTAATACTATGATACATTGTGTCAAGCTCACCATGTTTAGAGAATTTATCACTTTCTAACATACTTAATAAATTCTGAAGTTTCTAAATTTTTTCTTCAGTATTTAAACTTCCTACATTAGCAAATAAATCAGTACAAGCTTTGATAGTTTTAAAGGGTTTATATTCATCTCCCCATTTAGTATCCTCACCTAAGAACATAATATTTCTAACATCATTAGCAATCTTAGCAAAGCGACTCATAAATTTTACTTCACCATTTTGGAATTTATTATTTTCCATTGGTGCAAATCTATTTAATTGATTAAATGTGTAATATAATTCCTCATTTGTTGGCTACATTTGCTAAGAATAATAAGGATTGATTACCTAAATAGATCCAATTTCAGTATTAGGAAATCCATTAGAAGCATTAAGTAATGCCATTATCTCAATACATTCAAGATTGCCATTATACATTTGTAACATTAACGAATCACTACGAGATTCCGACTAAGCATCAGTTTGAAATTTACCAATCATACCAGTACCTTTATAAAAGCTTTTATTAGCTTTAAATTCTGTATGATTACTTTCCAAAAAATTAGTAGAAATACGAATAAAATCAACTCTATTTTCTTGAATATTTCTTAAAGTGATAATACCATAACGTTCAAAAAATTCATTATCTTCAACTACCCAACATTTATTACAATAAGGTCTAAGAGTATCTTTTAACCATGTACCAGATACTCCATGATGTTTAGGAGATTGAACATTAGGCCAAGTAACCTCAGAGGTATTATTATCAATTGCTTCTTTTACAAGATTTTTAAATTGAGCAGAAACACGAAGTCTTTTAGGTAAAAGGCTTTTCTAATATTCTAATACCTTTTTAACTAAATCAGCTTTATCTTTACCTATTATTTTAGTAGTTGAACCCGGTGGCTAAAATTCATAATCACCATCAGAATTTTTAGAATCAAAAGCTTTACATGATTTTAACCACTTAGTTGTAGATTTTTCATCAAAACTTCTATCCACTGTATTAAGGGGCGCAATTTCAGACATAAATTTCTAAACCTGTTCTTGAGCTTTATCAGGAGTTACATCAAAAGTCAGTCTAGGAGCTAAGAATTTTTCAATATTCTTATATACATCTCCTTCCATTGCTACTATATCCTATTTCTTTAATAAACCTTCAGGATTTACAGACTCAAACTAATACACTCCGTCATCATTCTTTTTAAATTCATTAAGCTTAATAGGAGCTATAATCAAATCCCCATTATCAGTATATAATCCAAGTCTATTTAGAATACGTTGATAAGTGGCTAACTGATAACGATAAGTTCTTTCCTTAGCAGGATCATAATTAATATAATCTTTAGGTGATGTTTTATAATCAAGAATATGCGTTCTACCTTCTCCGTCTATAATCAATAAGTCAACCTTACCAATAATTTTATCAGCATGAGTAGAACCAGAATCATCTAATTTATCACTAATAATCAATTCAGGAAAGAAAGCTAAAGAACCAGTACGCTTTGGATCATATTCTTGATAAATAGATTCTTTTAAATTTTTTGCGTAAGTAAGTATATCATCAATATTAGGAGTATTTCCGTTAGGACGAATAAGAAATTTTTTATTTTTTTCATCTATATGCTATAGAATATATTCTTTTGCATTAGACATATCAAAAACAAATTTTCCTTTTACTCTTGAGAAGTATAGCTACATTACATTGTGAATAGAATCACCTATTCTTCCCTAAGCTACCCATCTTTCTTTAACCTAAGCACGATCAACTTTAAGTTGGTCTGAAGTTTTATTACTCCATTTTTGTGCTAAAGCTTCTTTAGTCTCACTTTCAGTAATTCCAAATACTTCTTTTTCAACTTCATTAAATTCTCCTCTTCTCCATGCTTCATATCGAAGATTCCAATAATTTTCTTCTCTAAATTCAGGAAATAATCGAGGATTTTCCTATTGTGCTAAGAATTTATTAACACCAATATAAGGAAGTTGAACAAAGTCAGCTTCACCATCGGAAGAATAAACATAATTATCTTGGTTTTTGCCCCATTCTATATATTTATTCCAATCCTCCTTACATTTTTTTCTAATATCTAAAACAGAATTTACTACATGTAAAGTTCGAGTCGATAACTAAAATACTAAGTCCCCGAATTTTTCCATGTGTTTATATTTATCTAATAAGAAGTCATCTAACTATGCTTCTGAATCAAATGTGTGCCCTTTAAAAATATATTTACAAGCCATTATTCACAATTTTCTTCTAATGTTCCTTCTCTTAATAACTTTTCTTTTAAATTATTAAGCTATCTATGTAATTCTGAACCTTCTACATTTAAATATCCTTTAAATTGACTAGTTAAGGCACTAGAATTAGTAGCTCTTGCGACCTATTTAAAAGACATATTATAAAGATATTTATCTTCTATAGTTTTAGTACTAAAATCACCCATAAAAATAGTATCTAAAACTCGTCTTATATTATAGTTAATTGTATATAAAGCCTATTCAGATAGATTAGAAATTTGAGAATCCATACCTGCAAGATGTTTGGCTAACTCTTGTACAAATATTTCTTCATTCATATCATTACGAGTTTTACCTGCAAAAGACTAAGCTAAAGCAGGATAAGATTCAAATGATTCTGCACTATCTATTAAACCTTGATACAATCCTGGATTATCAAATCGAATTGAACCTATCAATAAATGAAGCATTTCATGAATAGTAGAATCACCTGTAGCTCTATCTGTATTTACATAAATTTCTCCTTTATAAATGAAAGCTTTTACAAATTTATCTCTTTCAATAATATCAGACCATTCCTTAGATTCTAAATCAGTATCAGTAACACTATGTACTTTAATTCCATATAAATCTTGCAACTTATCAATAGCATGATTTAAAACACTTGACATATTTGGATTAACATCAACATCATACCATTTTTTAATTGGTTTATATTCATCCGTAGGTCTGGGAGTTACATTAACAATAGCTTCATCTTCAACAGGGATTATATCTACTTCAGTATCTCGATAAATATCGTTTAATCTTATAGTAGCTTCTTCTACAGACTTAGTTCCAGATACTTCTAAGACTTTATCTATAGTAGTACCTTTACTTTTATTTAATTTAAGTTCTGATTCTAGATGTGCTTTAGAATTACTTCCTGGTATTTCATCTAAGTAAGGTAATCTACCATATTTCTCTAAATATTTTACACATGTTGAATCAAGAATTTCCTATGGAACACCAGATCTCTTTTGGAGATCTTGGTATTCCATAGAATTTCTATTAATACATATAGCCATAATTATTGACAATTATCAGTTGGTTTTTTCTTTTCCATTATCTGGCCTTTTATAGTTTCAGCATCAGGAATAGGAACTCCATTCTTTATTATCATACGTATTTTAATCTCAGGATAATCTACATTATCTAATTTTACTGAATCAGATCCACTATGGAAGGTAATTTCTAATTTATGTTTAGTTTTATTACCATCATTATCCTCAGTTTCAAATTCTTCAGAATAAATACGACCTTGATTTAATATTTGACCACTTGCAAATACACTTTTATCAAGTCCTTTATCCATAACTTCATAATTACCAACCATCTCTCCACCTGTATTTTCAAACTCTCCCTAGTCATTACGTTCCTGTTTTTCCATAAGCTTATATTCTCCATTGTGCTAACTAATTATAAATGGTTCTTTTGCTCCAAATGGACTCTTATGTTTTGCAATATAAGGTTTGATTTCAGATAGATAATCACTTGTATTGCCCAGTATATAATTTGATCTATCTAATCCAGTTTCAAATTCAAGAAAGTTCTTTAATACACCTGATTTCTTTTGATTAGTAAATAGATTAACCATAGAATTTTCTCTTTGTTTCCAACCATGAGCAATCATGGTATAATACAATATTAGGTCAGATACTGCAACATTATTTCCATCTTTCATATATGTATATTTAGCTATGTTCTAATCAAAGTCTCTAATATAATCTAACATAGCTTGCTATCCATTTTCTGATCTAGAAAGCATATTAATTGGAACAGTTCTAATAATCATAGGATTACCTAAAGTAGTATTAGTTCTAAGGTCAGCAGAAAGTTTTGAAGCAAATAAAGTATCTCTAATAGAAGATACTCTACCTTCCTCTATATCACCTCTATGTATAGCAGGAAATACTATAGTATCCATATATTTCTAGAAAGTAGCATTTGCCCAACTAGTTCCTAATCGAATTTCTTTAGCTTTAGTTAAAGGATTTTCACTTAATTTTCCATTAGGCTCATAAATTTTCATTCCCGATGGTATAGTTATTGTAATATTCTAAGAATATAACCAATCATTAATAGTAGTTTCTGAAAGATAATCATATAATCCTGAGACTACATCATTAATAGGTACTTTATATTGCTTGTGAAGATCATAATAGACTTTTCTAGTACTTCTATATTTAAAGCTAGTTTGTTTAAATGCTTCATCAGTCTCTGCAAGTCTACTAACATATCCAAATAATTTAGGATCTTTGTCAATAACATCTAATAGATTAAAAGAATGTTTATACTTCTCATAGTCAGAGATTGTTTGTTCTCTGTATTCGGGATCAGTTATCCATCTTTGTAAATCTATTTTCTGTATATCATTATCCGTTGCACTCATTGCATATTCTTTATATAAATCAAATTCTTCCTATAAAGCTTCTTCAACAATAGCAATATACTTGAAAAGGTCTCGGTCATTGCTTGGTATACCTTTATTTAAACCTGCAATCTAACCTATTTTAGCCATATTTTTAGCACCATAAGCAAGAGATTTTAATTGCTTATATTGTTTCCAATTAATGCTTTTATAATTAATTGCATACTTTTCAAGTTGTTCGATGTATCTTATTATCCTAGAATTATTTTTAAATTGATATTTCCATTTATCAACAGTTTTCATATATTCAAGGTCTCTTAAAATTCTATTAAGACCATAATTTTGCATGAAATACCAAAGAGGGCCATCACTTTTTAATGTTGCAATATCTTCATCATTCTTATTTTCCTATAATTCCTTTCCATTTTCAACATCGTCATATTCTTCACGCATTTCATTGTCATACTCAATATGACCTTTACATATGCCGAATAAGTATCTGTAAACTAAGTTAGCTTCTTGCCTAGATATATCAACCTAATCTAACTATTCAAAGAAACCTTTCTTAGTAAAATAAGTAAAAGCTCTATCAACTTGTCCATATCCTGGATTATTATTAAATACATTTCCAGATATTTGCTTTTTAAGAATCTAAGCTGTAGGACTCATCATTAATTCTGATAATTCATCAAATGATTTTCCTATTGCAGTACCATAAAGATATAAACCAATCATATCAATACCTGCATTTAACTTAGATAAAACAAGCTCTTTAGCATTATCCGCAGAAAGACCAAGTAAAGCACTTAATACCTAAACAACATCATCTAAGGAATTCATGCTTTGTACTTTCTGCCAAACTTCTTCATTTTCAATGGTACTAGGATCCAATGCTCTGACATTAGCAAGCATAATAGCATCAGGATTCTTTTTACTAAATCCTCGTCCTATTAGTCTACTTTGTGCTAAAGATAAATTATCACTTTCAAAATCTCCATTAAGTACTTTATTGAAATAATGGAATAAAGTAAAGAATCCTTTAATAGAAGAAGCGGACTTTGCAATACAATCCTTACCTTCCTAAGTTTCTTCAATAGAATCAGACTTATTTGACGCAATTCCAGCCATTCTGTATTTAGAATTTTCTGAAGCATCTGATAATTTAGATTTCTCTTTTAAAGGAGCTGTTACTGTATCTACAGATACCTAGCCTTGAGTCTAATTGACTGGATCACTACTAATCATAAATGTTTCATATAACATATAGTTATCAGCAATTGCTCTAAACTTATTAGGATTTTTTTCAGAGGTTGTATCTAAATAAAGATTATGTTTATCAAGAGCTTTTCTAAATACTTCTAATATATCTTGATAATTTACATTAGGAAATATTTCTTGGAATTTCCTTTCAACTTCTAACTCAATACTTTCGTCAGGAGAAGGTATAGCAGTTTCTTTAAGGAATCGTTTTAAAACATCATATGTAGCTAACTCTTTATTAGGTAAAAAGAAAGGTTTATTTTTCTTATTAATTCCTATTAATGACTTATAGGAATCAATAAACTACATAATTTTACTGATGTTTTTAGTATTCTCCATAGTAGCCTCTTTTCCTGTTGGAACTGGCATTTCCATAGATTTATTAAGAGTTGTAATAGTTTCATAATTAGAATAAGGAGTCCAAATAGGAAGTACTCCATTATGAGGAATATTATAAGCCCATAATGTAACAGAATCTATATCAAAGTCAGATCCTTGTAAGAATATCTAAAGATTAGAAACATACGCATTATTAGTATCAGTATCTTCAAATGCTACAACTTTCATACCCATGAATGACTGCATTGATTGTGCAGGAATACGAGCTGCAATAACTTCCAAACTCTTTAAGAAAGATGAATGTTTAGCTAAACCATTTTTAATAAGAGGATGATTAGGAGATAATTTATTCATGTAATTATCTTCTGTAATAGAATCCCATTGTTTATACTTATCAAGAATAAATTTAGTTCTATCTTCAGGAGTAGTAGAAGTATCATTTTTAAGTAATGTATACTTAATAAAACCACCTACTGTTTCATTATCCTACAATGTTTCTAATAATGCGTTAGTAAATATAGACTCATTACGTAAGTTTTGACTTAATACAAATTCATCAAATGCTATATTGTTTATATAATCACTTATAGTTTGCAACTAAGCATCCCCAGATACTACAATAACTTCATTTCCTAATGAGTCTCTATATATTTCTGAATTAGGAAGAATATCATACATATCCTTATCTGTATCAGGATCTATTCTTATAATACGACCATCATGTTCTTCTGTTTCTAACTATGTTTCAGGAACAAGTCTTAGATTTGGATCTTTATGCTCTTCAGTAGTAATGTAAATATGTTTTCCATTATACCTTCTAAGCATAATATCATATTTTTGAGGAGATATTAAAGCAGATCTATTATGAATAGCTTGTCTAATAAAATATCCTCTATCCTTAATAATAGCACTTAAATCAGTTTGGTCATTTAAACCATAAGTAGTAGCAAATACTTTAGGCATAATTAATTCATATGCCTGTACATTTATAGTACCTTTATTAACTTCTACTTCGCCATTACCAATTAAGTTAACAGTATTCTTCAAAGAATGACTATTTCTTACATAGTTCATTCTATCATTAAAGTTTACAGGAATATTAGGAAACTAAGTATCTAATTCAGTACGTTCTTCTAAACTCAAAGAACGAGCAATCCAGAGATTAAGACGACCTTCTGCTTTTTCAATAGCTTTTTTTGCTTCAATTATTTCTTCATCAGAACCAGTATCTATAATCTATCCTAGATAATCTAATGCTTGATCATATGCGGATAGATGTTTTTCAAACTAATCTAATTTAGTTTCTACAGAATTTGATAAAGTTTCTAAGTCTTTCTATAATTGATTTCTTGTTTTTTTGTAAGCTTCTGCAAATGATTCATACTTTAAATCATATTTTGCTAACCACTATGCAAATAGTTCATCTTGGTTTTTATCACCTCTTATTTCTTCAAGTTCATGTGCCATTTTAATAGAAACTAATTCCCACATTTGATGCATTTTATGAGAACTATCCATAAATCTCACATTATAAGTACCAAGATCGCGACCATCTTTAATATATTCAGAAACTCTAGATATTACTCCACGATTAGTTAATGATAAGAAATAATAATAAGTTTCGGGGTCTAGATTATAAATACGTTCATAATTACCATCTAAAGACTAAAGTAGTTCTTTACGTTTTTTATAATACTTCTTTTCATATTCACTAATATCCGAATTTAATCTTTCATCAATAAGATTTAATTCTCTATCAAGAGCTTCCTTATTAAATTGTACTTTATATTTTCTACCCATTTCAAGCTTTACAAGACTCCCAAATTGCTTTCCATTTTCACCTTGTTCATATAAGGGATTATGGTCTTTCCTGCGTTGTTGAATCTCTAATTGCTCATTAAAAGTAAGTTTTCCAACTTGATTACCAGTAGGATTTTTTCTTAAAATAGGAAGTACAAGTGGGTCAAGTAACGAAGCATCTTTCTCACCAAATTTACTAAATCTCTAGTTATCAGCCAATTTTTGTAATAATTGTACATCTGGATTTTCATTAGGAAAACGACCAAAGAGAGTAACTTTAGCTTTTTCAGGTATTACATTTATTATCTACTCTAGAATAGTGTTTACATTTGTATCATTTATTACTCCCGATAAATAATGAACTGCATAATTTTCAGGAGTTTTTGTCTTAGATACAGCAATTTCAACACCATCATTAAATGTAAGAATTACTGATTTTTCTTCGTCACGTTGTAAGGGATTTTCAAATGATATACTACATTGCTATAAATCAATATCTTCTGTAGTAAAATCAGGCATAGACCTATCAAAACTATTATACTTAACAGTTGACTGCTTACCATCAATATCTTCTATTTCAACAACTTTCATTCGTTGCCCAGAAGGATTCAATACAGATAGAGAACCATTAAATTTAAGTTTGATAGTACTTCTAGAAATATATGAAGCTAAAGAACTAATAGCTTTATTATATAAGGTATTATCACTAATAGGGAAAGCCTAATCAGAGAATAATCCACCATTATTAGCAATATCCTATTTTATATCCTAAGCTAATGATTCTGAGAAATTAGAACTATCAGGTTTTGCAAGATTCTTAATAATTATTTTAAGTATTCTTTCTTGGAAATTCTTAGTAGCATTTTCATCCTCAGGATTAGATAAATGCTTTCTATAAGTTTCAACAAACTATTTTGCACCAAGTCTAGAAACCTGACTTAACATTTGATATAGTCCGTCTGCTCTTTCATAAGTATAACCTAATCCCGCAGCAGCAGAAATAACCTAAGTCATAAGAGAAACTTCAGCATTATCTGCATGATGTTCCTTATCAAGCTAGATTCCTATTTGAGTTAGCTCTATAGTATAGAAATCTAAATCATTATCAGTAGTAAAGAATTTATTAACGTGATTAAGATTAGCAGCTCCTTGTTTAATAGCTTCATGAGTTACTAAGTAATTAATACCTACATGCTTAAGAGGCTAATAAATATCTTCTTGAGTACTTTCAGTAGTAAGAGTATGTCCCTATTTAATCTGTCCAATAGAGTTCATTGCTTGAACAGTTTGTTTTACTGATATTTCAGATTCAACTAACTGTCCTCTTTGCATTTCCATACTATAATACCCACCAAAGAAATTCCATAAATCATAGTTACTATTTACTTCAACTATTTCTTGTTTAGAAGTACCGATAACATTTCCCTAACTATTTACAGGTGTTATTATTCTAGAGTAACATTGACTAAGAGTGCCATCTTTTTTAGTACGAGTATCAAGTTTGGTTATAGTATTAGGTTCTACTTTATAAATTACACCATTTCTTTTAAAGTAAATATCACCATATTCTATAATTTGACCATTATAACTGCCTATTCCTTTACCAGAATTACCAACAATATCAATATCAAGAAGATTACCGTCTTCATCAATCCATGAATGATCAGTCATTTTCTTCATAAGATTAGCATCAAAAATAGAATTTCTCATAGTATTGTTAGTAAAAGTAAAACTAGCTGTTTTAATAATACCACCAGTACCTGTTTGAGGATTCTTAAAATGGCAGAATGGTTTTTTAACAGAACCTGCAAAATTACCATCCAAAGAATAGTTTTCAAGTAATGCTGTAAATGGATCAACAAATGTTACACCATTATAAGGAACGACTTCGTTATTTCTACCAGAAATAACATGTACTATATCAGTAAAGTCATCAATTGCAGCGATATTATATTGACCTCTAATACCATTTAATTTATTAACTTGAAAAGCATGCATCTATGCAGACCATGATACATTTCTTTTATGTTGTCCAAGAAATTTAGATGATTCTGCTTGTAAGCTTAAATCGTAATTTGATAAATCTGTCATTTCTGAAGTTTTCATAGATGATTTACCTGCTTTACCTGAATGTGTAGCAAAAGTACCTACTCCTGCGTTCTACCATTCCTAAGTAATTAAATAGTCAAGGTTATTATATTGATCAAGTACAGGATTAATTTCAATATTTCCTTCTTTTAATAGTCGATTACTAATAGTCTCTTCATCAGTACCAAAGAATTTCATACCAACAGCTCTTTCCATTAAGACAAGATCTGTTTTAGTTGCAATAGAATAAGTTACACCGTCAATTGTAACTTTAGCATATATAATTCTATCAGAAGGACTTACCCAACTAGGATAATAATGACGGAACCATAATCCTGCATCTATTTTCTATCCTTCATTTATTTTTAATTGCCCACTACTGTCCTTTTTCTAAATAGCATTATCACTAACTCTAGGACGTAAATCAAATTCTATTTCACTATTAACTAAGCTTCTAACAGTTTCAATAGCCTAGCGTTTCCAAAAACGTTCAGCTTGCGAACCATCAAATGCACTTGAATATTTACATCCCTCAGGTCTAAATTTAGCAATCTATGAAATAATAGTAGCATTATTAACTAGTGCTTCTCTTTTTTCAAATTTGCCAGGAAGTACTTCAACATCTGTAGATTTCTTACTAAAATGTATATTATCAATTAATGCAATAGGATGTTTTCTATGTTTTCTATTATATTCATAACACTATTGTTTAATAAATTCAACAACAGTACCTTTTTCTATTCCAGATTGATAATACCATGAATTTAATTTAGTAAAGTTATCAATATAGTCAAACCCAGGAAAGTCATTATACCCATTAGCTTTAATAAAAGTAGCTAATGTGTCAAAATCAGTATCAATCTGATTTATCATATTTGCATAATACTTACCTAATTGTTTATTAATTAAATCACGTAATTCTGTCTAATTTAAATCAATTAGTCTTTTAGGCTATCCGTTAGCATCTTTATACTCATCTATAAGAGTATTTAAATCAAAAGAGCCATAATTAATATAATTTTTATCAGAATTAACAGACATTAAAAATAATGCATTACCTGCATTTACTATATTATATCCATCTTTCTCAGAATTAATTAATGCTGGTAAGAACCCATACATAAATCCTGCATAAGTTCTTTCACCTGCAGTTAAATCAGTAGAATCCTTTTGAGAGCCATCATTATTAGCATATTCAATATTATTGAATACTCCGTTAAAAAAGCCAGGTCTGAATAATATGAAATCTCTTGTAGCCGAATCTGGTCTCCTTTCTAGCTTAGCCCATTGATAAGCAATATTACCACTTAAACGACTAAGAGAAATAATAGATTGACTATGTGCTTTACTATCTTTAACAGTAGGAGATGAACCTATACCTTCAGTAATAGCTTGTGCAAATGCTATAGAATTTAAAAATTCCTAATCTATTTTAGGAAGTAAATTAATAGATTTTAAGGATACATTATATTTAATTTGATTGCTTTTCTTAAATATTGAATCAATTTTCTTGGTAACATCATTATATCCTAATCCTTTTAATTGTTGATTAACATAAGAATTAGCAGTAATTCTTGCAGCCATATTAAGTAAGCCTTCTACAATATTCTATTCAGAATTATCATGTCTATACTTTAATATATTTAAAAGTTCTGGATCACTTACATTAACCTAAGTAACTTCTTGAATCCACTCCATGAATTTATCATTCTGTAGTAGTGAACTAAGGCTCTTTACTTTTTCACCATTTCTTGAAATAAATACATTCTATTCTTTATAATTAACAGTTGCCTAATAGTTAGTTCCTGGAATATTAAAAGTACAAGATTGTACTGTACCTCCTATTACTTTAGGTATAAAGTTTAATTCTTTTTCTGTCTATTTCCAATCAATCAAACTATTAGCAATATCAACTTTACTTAGTAATTTCTTTTTAAATTTCTAAGTTTCATTATATCGAAGTTGCCTAAAAGCAATGTTTCCTTTTTCATCGACATATATCTATAGCATATGATTACTAAACATAGTATTACAAACATTAGTAATATATGCAAAATAATCAAAATTAGAATCAGAATTACTATTACTTTTTAATTTATTAAAAATCTCTACACCTACAGAATAAAAGACATTCTTTAATTTAGGATCCGGAAACATTCTTTTATTATATAAAGATCTTTCAAAATCTTCAATAAAATAAGGATTAGTTAATACTTCAAATACATGTGAAAAATTAACTCTAGGATTTTCTCCTATTAAATTAATTGCATTAGCTAAAGAACCACATCTAAAAATATAATTTAAGGCTTCCATACTTAAACTATCTCTAAAATTTGGATGTAATTCAAGCCATTCTGCAGTAAAATTGATATTATTAGCTTCTTGAGTTAATGCTAAATCCTTAATAGCTGCAATAGCTAATTCAAAGTCTTGAAATCTTAGATATTGACCAGGGATAACTTCGTCTTCACCAAAATTATGTAAAGGTCTGGTTTCTATGATTTTCTTTACAACTTCATTTACTTCTTTTTCAACATCTGGATCAGAATCTCTAAATGTAGAATGAACACTAGACATTTTTTCTGCTAAAGAATATTTAGTATCATCCTATGTTAAAACATTAAATAGTCTATTATTAATAGAAATACTTTTCTTAAAAACATCATGAATATAACTATCAAGATGTTTTAGAAATACATAAGCATTATAAGCATCAAGGTTACGTTTAGCATTTTCTCTTTCTTTAGCATTAGGAGAACTCTTACTCTTTATATATAATTGTGTAAGAAAGTCTGGAGTTAGATTTTTAAAAAATCTATCACCAATAGGACGCACAATATCTAATATTTCAGTAGTTCTACCATTTTCATAAAGTAATCTTTTAGATAAAGCTACTTTTGTATTTTCATCTAGATTATTAGAGTTTACAAAATAATCAATAATTTTGTTCAGCAATCTCTGCTGATAATCCTAGATATTTCTATTCATATCAACAGAGTTTGTGACTGGACCTTTGGAATTTATGAAGAAACATTCTACTAATTCCTTTAATACCTCTTTTTCTGCAGCTTCTTTTACATTAGTTGCTGTTCCATAAGCATCATGTAAGAACGATCTATTAGCAGATCTTCTACTAACAGCTGCCTAAGAATCAATTAGACTATCAAAAGTACTACGATCAACTTGTCTATTTGCAGATTGGGCATTAACATCATCAATAGCAATATTTAAATTACTTGCATTAAAAACACTTTCAACTGTAGGATCATTAGGTGCCCAGTAAAAAGCTATTTTTCTCATAATATCTATAATTTCTGATTTATGCTAATCAGCATCTGGAATATCATTAAATAACCCAGGCTTATCTGAAGATTTTTCATTAATATATGCCTTTATGGTATCTCCTAAAGGTATACTTGTATCATCTACATAATCAACCATTACATCCGTAATAAAGTTCTCTAAAGGGGTATAACATGTACTCATAACATTTTTATTTTTTTAGTAGATATTCTACAAGTCATTGTAACTGAATTTTTCTTTTCTATAACATTAAGTAAATTATCTAAAACAGGTACTAAATTACGTAAACTTGGATTTGCTTCTAATTCTTGTCTAAATTCATTAAACTTCTATTTTACCTTATCTGTAAGTCTTATTTCATTAATTCTATCCATTAATATATTAACATCTAAAACTTCAGATAACCTTGTAAATATATTTTCTAATGCTTTACTAGTAGTATTACCTTTTAATGCTATTAAATTACTTTTATATTCATCAAAATTAGGAATATCTAATACTGCTGGAGTTTCCTGAATTTCTTGAGTTTCCTCTTCTATTATTAATTCCTTCTTTACTGAATCATATTTAACTTTATGTGTAGAATTATCAGATCCATCTCTATACTCAAATTCAATTATTTTATTCTAAGAAGGTGTAAGTTCAGTACTATAATTCTTACCAACTATTGTTTTTGGTTTAATTCCTACAGGCTTTTCAGAAAAAATAATTTCACCATTAACCATAAAAGCAAGTCTATTATGTGTCTCGCTTAATATATGACATATATCAGAGCAAGCTTGATTAAACTATTTCCAATTAGTAATTCTTCCAAAAACAGAAGTATCTACTAATCCATTTACTTTAGAAATAACGTTATTCCATTTTTCTTTAATAAGCTGTTTTTGTTGAGTTTTGGTTTGTCTCTATTGCTATGGAGTTTTTGGCTTATTATAAGAATCTTTAGATCTTAGTTGCTATTCTCCATTAGATGTCTAAGTAGACTACCCTTTCTTAGTTGTTGTAGGAACTATTAACTCTGTAACAATAGTATGAATAACATCACTCAAATCGCCCTAAAATACGTAATTATCAAGTTTACCATGTATTTTTATAGGTTTACCATCAATTGTCCATAATGGAGTCTCACCATCAGTATCTACACCTTGAACAACCCTAATAAAGTTACCTACATGCGATCTTGGATCAACTTGAGGCATTAATACTGCATTATGCTGAATAGAATAATTAGACTTTTTTAAAACTTCCTACATAGCAGCAATAACTTCATTATTTAATTTTCTAGTATTATTACCACTGATAAACATGTCGGCATAAAGACTACCATAAGCTAAGTTCAAAAGAACATTATCTAAATAGGTTACAAGAGCCATATCAGTTCTTCCGTCATATTTATCATGCATATGTAATAAGTTATTAACTTCATCATAGTTTTGTTCCTTATCAGCTTTTACAACATCTTCTAACAAACTACGTAATTTTTCAGTAGTTTCTTTACCCCCTCCAAACAATACTTGAGTAAAGTATTTATTCATAAATCCTTCATCTTGAAGTAAAATATTTATTAATCGGAAAGGTGTAAAAGATGTTCCAATATGGACTGGTTGCTTACCATCAAACAAACCGTCTAAGTGTTCTATATACTCTTTAACAGTAGCAGTTGGTAATTCAACATTCATTAACTTCACTTTAGGAGGTTCATTAGGATCATTACATTGCTTTTCATATTGTCTTACAATTTGTTCATCTGTTATAATATTGTTATCATAACTTACAAGAACAAATTTATGACCTCTTGGACCATAATTTTCATCAAGAGTTGTAAAGATAGAACTAACATGACATTTAGGTGATTTAGCAAATTCTGAAACATCCATCCATTGTTCTCGAGTTGCCAGATTTATATCATATGAATATCCATTAGCGTATTGATAAATACCTCTAATAGAGCTAAACATGGGACCTAAATTAGTCATATTCTTTACTGGAGACCATCCAGGAATAATTTTACTAATATCAAAAAGTCCTGAAAAAGTAAAATTAAATAGTTTAAATTGATCAATTAATTCCTAATATTTAGGATTTCCATCAAATTCCTATATAACTTTCTTTACAGCTTTATTAATTTGACCAGTATTTTCTTCTTCAGCATCAAATACATCTTTAACTTCTGCATAAATAAATTCTCCATCTGCACCTTTTTCATTTAAAACGGTAAGAGGTGAATTTAAACAGAATAAAGGAATACTTAATATATCACCAGTTTCTTCAGATCCAATTATACATACTAAACGATGAGGTCTAATTTCATCGCTTCTCTCATCCTTAGAATTATGATGATAATTTTTCTCATTTTTATTCTAATCGAAAATTAAGTAATCAGTACTAGTTTCTGAAACTAGATGTTCTTTACTATCATCCCGTCTAGACTTTTCAGTAAAATTAGGCGAACAATGTATTGCAAATCTAATATTTTTTGCGTCAAATCCCAAATACTAATTAATCTTTCTGAGTATTTCTTCAGGTTCAGCGGTATTTAAACAAATCTATTGCAAGAAAGACATACGTTGTAAGTACATATCTTTTGAAGTATTCTAAGCTCTTTCTCTAATAGCTTGCTCACGTATTATATCTACAACAGGTCTAGCTAAGACAATCTTATCAATTTTTCGTAAACCATTGACACTATCAATACGAGCTTTAGAATAAACACCATCATCAATTATATTACCATTATCATCAGTAACAGCTCCTAATTCAAGCATGTTAAACGAATATAACCTAGTATTAATTTTAATACCAACAGTATTACCGTCATTATCTTTTATAGGTACTGATGTAGTCTAAGGTAATTTATTAATGCTAGATCCTATTATTCTTTTTTCCTCTTCTTCTTGATTGACAACATCATTCTATATCACAGTATCCTCTTCTTCAGGATGTAAGATACTTCCTGCAGGTTGTTCTTCTATAGATGTTGGTTTTATAGGAGGATTATAATCAGGATTGTCTTTAAGTTTAGTTAATTCTTCTTCTAACTTAGAATAACATGAATTTACAACATCTTCTTCAGAAGCATTAACATCAATAGATCTATTTAATTGGGATGCTAATCCTTGATAAGTTTCAGAATTATCAATAACAGTAGGTGCATCACCTGTATATTTTGTAATTATTTCCTAATTTAACTTGTCTGCAATAGCATTAAGTAAAGGATTATTAACATTGTTTCTATCAATAAAATAAGTTCCATCAGGTCTTATACCAAATATTGGGAAAAACTTATTATCTTCATCTAAAACAAATGGTTGATAATAATCACCTATTTTTACTAATACATATAAATTATCAGGGACTTCGTCATCAGGATCAACAAGTTTTACTATATTAGATGTAGTTTGTTCAGTAGCATCTGCATTATTTCCTGTAGGAGATACTAATATCGTTAAGGGAACTAATTCAAGCGGAATCTAATGTCCTTCAAAATCAACAGATACATCATATACATCAAGTACCTCTCCATATTTACCTTTTAAATCATCAGCGGTAGCTACTTTAATATTACTATTAGGTGTCTAAGCTCTTGGGGTTGGAATATAAGCAGGTAATAATGTAGGAAAGTCAGGATCAGGTTCATTCTATTTAACCTTAGCTGGTTCGATGGTCATAGTAGTTCTGGGAACAAATGGAATTTGTTGTCCCTATGGAACAATTTCATCAAGAATCTTCTTTCTTGCAATTGTATGATTTCTAATAAGATCCTTAAATTGTTCATCTATTTTCTCATTCTACTTAACATTACTAATCTTTTTAGCAATGCTATCATTGACTAATAACAAACCACCTTGCTAAGATCGAGATATACCAGTATATAACATTCGTTTGATTCTGGTATCTTCTTCATCACTTAACCCAAATTCAATATTACGATTAACTTCTACAATATAGTAACGTGCCTCACGACCTTGCATTTGAGAACTAGTAATGATCTCAATTGCAGGATTGTTTTTTATTTCATCATTATTGGCTATAGCACTAGTCTAAATATCATCACAAACTAAAACAATTTTTTCTTTTTTACCGTTAGGTAATGTTTGTAATGTATCTATCATTCTCTTTATTTGAGGGATTATTGTATCTTTAGGAACATCTCGATCAAGATTAAAAACTCTATCACCAAATAATCCATTTTCATCTTCATAATAATTCAACTGAACTTGATTTGTTGAATTATTAGAATTCATCCAATATTGGAAATTAGTAACATTAAAAGTTTTAATACTATTGTCAGTTCTTAAAGATAATCCTAATTTAGGAGAATGTATAAAATATTGTCTAAAATTTTTTAAGAAATGTCGTATTCCATCTTTTTCTAATATTGTAGTATTTTGAGTTTGATCAAAATCTCCAGTCATCAAGATAGTAAAACCTTTTTCTATAGCTAATTTATTTAATAAATCTAATTGTATAGAATTTAAACGTAATCCTTCATCAACAATTAATAAAGTAGGAGTATCAGAACTAGCTTTAATTTTTAAATTAGAAACTACTTCCTCAGTTTCATTAATTGTATACTAAGAAGAATCGACGCTTCCGTTATTTTCAGGAATATATTCAGGATAATATTGTTTTAAAAATTTATCTATAGTAGAAACATGTCCTATTTTATTTAATTTTTCATTTAATGCATCACCTTGGGTTGTAATACCTTCTTCATCCGAACAACTAATAACATACATATTTTTAGTAGTATTATCTGTGTAATACTTCTAAAGATATTTTACTGTTAATACAGTAACTCCATTAGTTTTACCTGCTCCTGCAATTCCTTCTGTAAAAGTAATATGATCATATCGAGGTGCTGCAGCAATAGAAAAAATAGAATTTTTGTTAACAAAGAGTTTAATTGTCTATTCATTTAAATTATAATTATCTTTTAAAAACTTAATTCTCTCATCTTGAGACATATTTTCCCAAGTAGATTGCAGAGAATATCTCCAAGCATTTTGAAACTTACTAAAAACATTACCATTAACAATAGAAGCTACATTATTAAAGATAGCTATTTCTTGTGGAACCACAGACATTAATCCTGTTTCAGGATCTAATATTTCTTTAAAATTATGATAAAAATCAGAAGTTTTTATAGCAGCTTTTCCTGCTAACCACCAAACAAAAGTTTTATCATCAAGTTCCTCTATTTTTTCATTTAATAAACTAGTTTCTGAAGATATTAATCCTGGAAAACGTTTTAAACTAATTAATTCTGATAATTTAGCAGGATCATTAAGTTTACTTTGATTTTTACTAAAGAAATTATAAACAGCATCGCCTATTTTCATAGACTCTTGCTCTAATGCTTTCTTCTGGTCTTTATTTAAAGTATATTGTTCTTGATTAGTAATCATTTTTAGAGTAGGGAAATTATCCATATTTAAAGCTATAGCTAATTCTCCCCATCCATCCCATTGTTTAATAGGATCATCATCTCCAACTTGAATAATTAATTTTAATTTATCCATGATTACTTCACATGCTTTTGCTGAGACTTTATCCTATTGAGCTAATTTATTACCTCTATTTATATCATAAATATCCTTATACCATTTTAAAGTATTCTCTAAATTAAATAAGTCATGTTGTAATGCGTTAGCAAAATCAGCAGAAAAAGTAACAAAATTAAGAGGTTTACCTATTTTCTTTTCTTTACTTAATTTTTCAGATACTTCATTTAATGTGGTAACAAACCCAAATCTATCAGTAAGACCCGCATCATTATTTTTAGAAGCAGCTACTACAGTTCTATACATTCTAAGTGCTTGTAATGCATTCATTAAATCATTACTCATTTTAGAATCCATAGTAAACTCTTCTAAAGTAGCTCCCTTACTAAGCTATTCTTTTAATCTAGATATTAATTCTATAATATTGCTAGGTTCCATACCCATAGCTTCCTAGAATTGATTTAAGAATATTTCTGCAGGAGTTGCTTGTAAGTTATTAAATTTATCAAGTTGTTCTACAAATTGATTATAAATTTTTTCATTAGGATTATTTTCATCTTGCTCAAAACCAATAATTTCGTCAAAGTCATCATAAATAGGTTTTTTAGAACCATACCAATTTGATTTTAGCTTTTCAGCAATAGTATTAAGTATTGGCATTAAATTCTATTTAACAGGAGTAGTCACATATCCCTATTTAATAAAAGGTTCTAATATTTTTAACGCATTTGTAGAAAGTATAGTATAAGCATCATTAAGATATTGCTTTCTTAATTCAACTACCTATGATTCATAATCATCTCTATTTTGAGTATTATCAATTTTCTTAAGTTTTTCATTAAATTCCTCAATTAATGTATCAAATTCTTTTATTCCTAATTCATGACCTATATTATACATTGTAGCTAATGTATCAGTAGGATTAGATTCTAAGGTAAAAGATGATGTTATAATATCAGTAAAATTCTAAGCCTATTCTTCTGATTTCTCATGAGTTTCTATTTGCTTTTTAAGAATAGGTTGAAGTTGCTTAAGAGCATCCATAAAAACAGAAGTCATAATTGGAATCTAATCTTTAAGAACATATTTCTTATATTCCTCCCATTCCTTCTATGATTGCTATTGCTAATGCTCGTTTAATTCTTCAAATTTCTTATGATATTTATTTTTAACATATAATTGAAAAGATAATTGTGGTGCAAAACCAGTATAAACATCAGGAGATAATTCCAATAAAGATTGTGCAATAAAATCTAATGAATACTTTCCTTCAACTAAATCCTATAATTCTTGCTAAGTTTCTTTTAAATGGTTTTCATATTCTTGTAAAGTTTTCTTTTCAGTCTCACTTAAACGTGCCTTTCGTGCTTCATAATCATTTACATTTCCATCCTTATTAAGATCCTTAGCTTTTTCTAAAAGTAGATTAATATTCTATTGAGTTACAACTAATTCAGTATTTAAAGAATTGTATCTCTATATAGCTCTAGAAGCAGTTACAGTATTTTGAAAAAGATTAAAACGTAAATCATTTAAGGTTTGAGTATCAAGAAAAGAACCATCTCTTAAGGAAGAACCATGTGCATTTATAACATCTTCAATAGTATCTAATAAACGATTAGCCATCATTTTAGCAGCACGGTCTTGATTATCTTCTGCAGTTCCTTTCTTAAAAGTTCTCATTCCATCTTCGTCTGTATACATTTGAGTAGATAAATTCTTATCTCCCAAAGGTGTTTTTTCAATAAGTTTTCTTACTTTATCGAAATTACCATCTTCTCTAAGACGATAAACTAATTGTTCCATAGCTTGTCTAGTGGTTTTAATTTCAGGAGTTCCATTATAGAAGGAAGTGCCTGCACTAGTTAAACCACCACCAACAAGACCTCCTACAAATGACATACCGTAGCGGTCTCTAATATCTTGAAAATTCCAAGAACGCTTTCCGTCTTCCCAACTAAACCCAAAAGAATTTAATCTGACATCATTTCCACGTAGCCAATTAAATACATCATAACAGCCTTTAGAGAAATCAGCTAATACTTCTTCTGAAACTTCTTCAACACCTTCACCTAAACCATGTACTAAAGATTGCTTAGCAATTTTGCTAATATTTTTCTTATTTCTATCGTAAATAGTATATGCAATTTCTTCTCCTTTTTTAAGCATATCTTTAACACGTTGCATTTTACCTACTTTAGAAGTTATAGCAGTTGCTTCTTTTCCAGCAGTTTTTTCAACAGAATCTTTAAATAACGTTTTTAAAGCTTGAGTTGTGGCTGTATTTTCAGCTCTCTTTTCAGGCATAATCCATTCACCAATACCTGTACTTAAGATTTTATATTCACCTATAGCATAACCAAGAGTAAGTAATGTTGCATCTATATCTGAAGCACCAGCATTAATAGCTTCACCATAAGTATCACCCACGGTAACAGCAGTCATATATCCTTTACTTAAAATTTCACCTATTTTATTATAATCTTTAATAAAGGAATTTAAATCCATTTGTGCTTTCATAGTAGCACTTGCTTTTAATTCAGCTTGTGCTTTAATAGCATTACCTAGATCTTTTCCAGTTGCATTTTTTATTAAAGCTTCCCCTCTGGTATTAGCTATAAGCTATTCTTCGTCAAGATACTTTTGTAATTTAGCATCCTATAATAATTTAGTAGATTTAGCATTTTTACCATACATTAATTCTCCCTTAAATACTGCAGGTACTTTTTCAAATATGAATCGTTGTTCTGCTAACTATCCTGCAACATCCCCAATCATATGAATCCAATTTTCTAAGCACCATACATTCTATTGTGCATATTGAGAAACATTACTAGAACGACTTACTGATTTTGACCATCCTTCAATAGCTGATAATGTAGGATTATCACTATCAAAAGTAGCCATTTTAGCTAAGGTAGCCAATAGTCCGGCAGATTGAGTAGCAACACTTAATCCTCTAACCCAGGGACCAATATATGGGATAAACATAGTACCTACTAAAGCTAATTCTTTCATTACAGCACCACCAGCGCTTTTTTTCATATCATCACTATCAAAGAAATCTAAGTCATTTGCCCAGTTTCCTTCCGTAGTGAGAACATTCATTTTATTTAAAACTACTTTATCATAAATACTACGTCCATCTAAAACTTCATAATAATAAGATCCTTCATCATTTAATTTACGATCGCCTTTTTTATGGTGAACCATTTCTCCAGTAACTGGATCTCTATGGTCACCTTCTTCATTATAAGTAGCTAATACTAAAGTATCAGTAAAATAATCAAAAAATCCATCATGAGGATTTTTACCCCACTTAGGAGCAGCTCCCTTATCATATGCAACAGGGTTAAGAAGAACCTAATTACCCTGAGCAATTTCCTCTTGTGAAAGAAGGGGATCACTAGTATAATCAAGTCCTCCTAAACCAGTAGTAATCTAATCAGGATTAGAAACAATAATTCTTGTGAAATCAGGAGTAAATTTTCTCTGATTCATAGGAGCTAATGCATTCTTTTCATCATAAGATAAAGATAATGCTGTTAAATCTTTTGTTCTATATTCTTTACTATCCATAGCATTAGAATATAGAATTGCAGTATTATATAACTTTCTAAAGCCAGCTTCATCAAAGTTTCCAGCTTCATTAGTAAATTTATCTTTAATAATTTTATTATCTCTATAAGAATCTATATCTTTTATAGAGGTATTATCTGAGTTAAATCCAATTAACTGATAGTCACTTAGTGACATATCTTTATTTACTGCTAGATTTAATACTAAATCATTAGTTTCTTGTGCCATATTTTATATTATTGTTCTAGTGAATTAGGATTTGTATAATTCATATTTGACGCTCTATCAACTTTCTTAGAATCTGTATCTAATTGATGTGCCTATACCATATTCAAACCTGTACCTAATGTAGCATCAATTATATTATCCTTTAGAGGAATAAATACAGTTCCTTCAGCAACATGATCCCAACTAAAATAGCTTGGAATCATGCCTTCAAAACCATTAAAGTCAAATTTACCAATATCATCACCTTTAGCAGCTTTAAGATTTTCTACAAATCTTTCAATTTCCTTGTGATCAGTAATATCTCTGAGTCCAGTTGCGTTCATTTCATTCTAATTTAAATCATGTAAATAAGTTTGAACTGTACAAACTGCAAAGGTTTTCCAATTTTTACCAATTATATTGCCATTTGAATCATATGCAGAAGGTAATTTATGTTTACGAAGAAGGGATTCAATTTTATTAAGATTTTGCTTAACTTCTGCTGGATTATTAAGATTAATTCCTAATTCTGCAATATCCTTATCAAATGCTTTTTTAGCTGCTATAGTTTTAGGAGATAAATCAGGATTCCCTTTTTCATCGACAGGGAAATCAATTCTAACTGCAGAACCTGAAGGAACTAAAGTTGAATTAAATTGTGAAAGAGGTAATGGGTGTCCGCCAATAGTTGCTTTACTAATATCTAACATCTATCTCCAGTTTCCGCTAACTGCTTCATTAAGGGTGATATTAGATCCTAAACTATGATTATCACTTCCAGTAAATGGTTTTTCTATACCCCATGTTGTAGTAAGTTCATTACCTACCATAAATTGATGTACTTCTACACTACCCTAACCTTGAAAGAATTGCATAGGAACAGTTGATTTAACTTTTTCAATATCATCATCGCCAGAAGTACTTCCTGTTTCTTTAAGAAGAGCTTTTTCTGTTCCTTTGTAGTCAACTGTATATTTAGTAGAATTATCTGTTTGAGCATATAACATGGTCTAAAGTAAATTCAATATTCCACTTTCTTTACCACCTGCTTCAATTTTTAATCTCGTTTTAGCATTTTGAGGTAATGTTGTATATATATAGCTTAAAGCAGCATTAATAGCATCTCCATTAGGGCCTTTCTTTTCTTCCAATAATTTATAATAACCTTCAGGGCCGTCATGAGCTAAACTTTCTAATATTTGTAAACCCTATTCTGTTTTCTTCTTTTTAGATCCATCTCTATATTCGAGATGATCAATAGACGTTTCTTGAGAAAGTTTAAATCCAGTTACAGCATTTCTAATTAATTCAGTTACTTTTTCCAGTCCTATACCATTTGTAACTATTTGTAATATTGTATTATCATTAGTGAATTTAGGAGAATTAGAACGTAGCCATAATAAGTTACCATTAGTTAATGGAGTAACTTTCATATGACTATTTCCACTTTTTATATTATAATATTGTTCGGGTGTAATAGTCTTTAATTGATTTTTAGAGTCTAATACATATACTTTACCTGTTTCTGAAATAGCAACGTCATTTAAACTCTTATTATCTTTTGCTCTATCATAAGCATTTTTATATTCTTCTTTATTAAACTTAGCATTTTTAAGCTTGTTTAATATTTTTACATAAGTTGTAGATAAATCAGTTATTCCATCTATACCAGTTACTTGAGCATCATTAAGAACACTTAATAAACTTGCAGTTATTTGATTCATATCATTTGGAAGTCCATCCATATCTTTTATTAGCTAAAATAAATCTTTCTCAGTTAATTTTCCTTTTGTATCATCGTCATCGCTAGATGACTTCTAAGAGGACTCTGTAGTCCCCTTAGAAGTTGATCTCTACCATTCAACAGGTTTATATAATGTAAATAGTGATGCAAAACCACCACTTTCAAATTTTGGTATTTTAATCATTTATAGTATAATTCATTCTATTACTAAAGTCAAAAGTATCATAATCCGCCTAAGTATATGGATTCTAATAAGACTGATTATATGCTTTTGCCATAAGTTCATTTATCATTGCTTTATAACGATAATTAGCTAATGTTGAGAATAGCTTTGATGCTGGATTATTATCATAATAATCTTTTCCGTCATTTTTTGTATCAGCTTCCCATGCTTTCTTATCGGCTTCTAATTTAGACATAACTTGAGAATACCATTTTTGAGCCGCATCAGTTCCTACCTTAACTTGGAATTGCTTACTAAATTGATTATTTTCATCAATTTTAGTTTTCCAGTCAGATTCAATACCTTTAAGAAATTCATCCCAAGAACTCCAATTAGATTTAAGTCTTGTAGCCTCTAATTGTGCTTTTTCTCTATTTGTAGTATTGATAGATTGTCTGTTAAAGTCTGCAACTTCTGAGCGCAATTTAAGATTATCTTCAGCACGTTGAAGAGCTTCTTTCATAGTAGTAGCAATCTTCTGATTATCCGATAACCAACCTTCAGTACGTAATTGATTACCTTTTTCAAGACCGTTTAACATTTGAGCATACTATTGTGTAGCATCAGAAGTTACAGGTCGTGAAGCCAAATGCATTACATCAGCAGCTTGCTTATTTTTAAACTACATTCCTCCAAAATCTCCAGTAACTGGACTATATTTTTCAAAAGGATTCTTTAAAACTGCTTTTAAAGATTTGTCAACTACATCAGTAATTTTATTATTAGACCAAAGAGATAATCCTAATCTACCTGCTCCTAAAGAATTAAGTAACCAACTATTCCATTTATTACTTTTTGGTTCAGGATTTTGTAATGTTTTCAAATATCTTTCGTAAAGATCAGATCCTTTCGCATTTGATTTGGATCCAGTACCTGCAGGAGTGCCTGCAGGAGTACTTACAGACTTATCTGCTTCGGCGGTACCTTCAGGAGTTGTTTCAGGAGTAGCCTGAGTACTAGTTGTGGGAGTTGTTTCTGCAGCTTTCTTTCTTAAAGTATAAATATCAATAAGTCCATCTTCTGCAGATTCAGGATCACCTACAATATCATAACCTTCAAGAGGGGCACTATAGTAAGTACCATTTTCACCCTCTATTCGATATGTTTTGCCTTTAATAACATCGTGTCCAGTACCATTAATACCATCACTTGTATATTTTGCTCGATTAGATTTAAACTTAGCTTGATCATATTCTCCCTAAGCATTTGTAAATCTAGTCATATGTTTAGTATCAGTAGTATTATAATGACCATATCCTTTAACCCATGCTTTTCCTAAATTTTCATTACTCTCAACTAAACCCATAAACTTATTATAGGAAGGTAAGGCTTCAATTTGTTTTCCTAAATCAGTTTTAACACCATTAACATCATCAAGTTCTGGATCATATGCACCATTTTTTGGAGCAATTTTATCAGTAGACATTAATGTATTACGTTTTACCAAACCTAATTTTCCATTTTGCCAAGTCCATCTATAACGATTTTTCTTTTTTAAGGCATCATCATCATAACTAACAGCTTCCCAAATATCAGTCTTACCACCTGGCTCAAATTTAATTACACCACCTTGTTTATGGGTTGGTACTTTTTTTGTTAAATAGTTATTATAAGCTTTTTGTTTTAGATAAGGAATATCTAAAATATGTCGTCTAATTAGTCTTTTTGTATTTTTATTCCAAACAAGTGCTGTATTTTTAGTATCAATTGAATTAGGAACTATGTATTCTTCCTCATTATTATCACTACATGGAATTAAATAATTTCTTTTTAAAAGAGTATCTAGAACTAATTCAATAAATTTTGCATTATTATAAGGTATAGGAACACCATTAACAAGAACTTGAAAAGGCTTTGCATATGCGTACTAAACTTTATGAGGTGTTCTTGAATACTATAATACTCCTTTTGCTAAAGTTTTATTTTCACATGCATTAATTCTATTAGTTATCTATTCTAGAGTCCAACTTCCATATTTTGCAGTATCATTAACATTCATACTCTACTCTATATAATTGGTATCTCTAGGATATGTAGTCTTAAGATAATTTTGAACTTCATCACTAGTTATATCAGGAAGAGCAACAGTACCATCTTCATTAGCAGCGGTTGCTGCTGCAGGAGTAGCCTAAGCTGCTTGATTATCTGTAGGTTTAGTATATGTGGTACTCATTAAATCTCTAAGATTTAACCCAGTTAAAGCTCGAAGAGTTAAATATTCATCGTCTGAAATTTGATTATCTTTAAATATCCCAGTTTCAGGATCCATAGCACTAGCATATAAATCCTCCCATTCTTTCTTTTTAGCAGGTTCAAATCCAGTAAATAAATTATCCCAATTATCATGAAGTGTTTGTAAATAACCTTGTAATCTTTTAGTTCTTACAGCATTTGTTCTGAAATTATCACCAGGAGTATCTAGATCAATCCAATCTTGTTGCCATGAATCATCATCATTCACACCGCCTGACATTTTATCAGTAAGCCAGTCAGCAATAGTGTCAATTCCTGAATATGATATTTTAGAAGTATCAACAGGTTCTTTATAAACTTCTTGATTTCTTAGAATATTACCTAAATAACCTGCAGCATATCCATATGCATCGAAACCTTTTTTTGCATTAGTATATTGGTGAGAACTTGTATCTCTAAATCCTCCACCTATAGTATATGTTAATGTTCCATCTTTAATTCCCTACATTAATTGACCGAAAGCTTCTTGTACTGCTCTCTTTTCTTTATCTTTAAAGCGTGTATGTTGTAACCAATTTGCAAAACCTAAATCTGCGCTGTCTAAGTATGTACTAAGAGATACTTCCTATTCTCCTCTTTTATAGGTTTTAGGTTTTTCTACAGTTGCAGTTTCTTGAGGTTCAGTGGTTGTTGTAATTTCGTCTGCCATATAATTAAAAAGGGGTATATAAATTAATATATACCCCATCTAGATTTAATAATTATTTTCTAATTCTTCTAACTAGGATACCTCCTCTACGATAGACAGGTTCTCCTTGTTCTGCAGGTTGCCCACCTTGAGCTTGTTGCATCAATTGAACTAATGCCTGACATACTTGAAGAGCTGTTTGACAATCTTGATTCTGTAATGCTTGCATTGCACCCTATGCAATAGCTGCCATAGGATCTTGTTCTGCTCCGCCTTCTTCAGGAGCTGCTTGTGCTTCAGGAGCTGCAGCTTCTTCGGGAGCCCCTTCAGCTGTCATTTCTCCACCTTGTTGGAATTTTCTAGGTATAAATTTCATAACTTAATTAAATTATAATTATTATTAATAATAGCAAATTTAGGATTTTATACTAACTTATACAAAATATTAGATTATATAATAAGTATATAAATTAAATATCAATCACTCTTTTGATTCAGGTAAAGATACATATTCAGGATCTCTATTATCCTAAATTCTAATACATTTAAACATATACTTACCCAAAGCTTTATAATCTCTATCATCTTGTGATAAATCTGCTTTTTTTGCTTTCTTAATTAAAATTTTTGTATTTTTTCGTGAGAATATACGTTCTCCTCCTGCTAATGTATACTATGTAGTACCATCAGGAGCTAATACTTTCATTTCTGGAGCAGAATCATCCTCAAACTCTAATTCATCACCTCTTTTTATTCCAGAATTAGTATTTACTTCTAAGACATAAGATACTTGAGATTCGGAGATAGGTTTTCTAGAATTAGGAACTCCTTTAGCAACTGAAATAACTTCCTAGTCTTCATTAATAAAAACAATATCAAGAGGAATAAGAGTATTTTTCATCCAAAAAGAAACATCTTCGGGAGGATCATAACAAAATAACATACCTTCATTTTCAGGTAATGAAGTTCTATTCATTAATCCTTTTTCTTTTTCTTTTGTAGAATATATTTCAGTTACTTTATATTGTTTACCATGTATGGTAATATTACTTTCTAACATTATTACTAACTAAAAAGTTCATCTGCAGTTTGTATATCTCCAGTCCGCAAACTATCTACCGTAGTTGTCGGACCTGGGGAATAATAGTTATCATTTTGTTCTGCCTTTACTGTATCTACTTCTTCTTTGTTGTCATTAGTATCATTAGTATTATTCTTTTTATATAGGTCATAAAAAAGTGAATCAAGCACATCTCCAATATCATGTCCCCATGTTCTATCAAGAAATGTTTTATAACCACCTTTTTGGCCAGTATTTACATCATGTATTGCTTCTCCTACAGGCCATACGATATTATTAAATATTAACCCATCTACACCTAGGGTAGTTAACGGATAATCAGATTTCCATGGCTTGAAGCTAAAATGTTTTTTTACAGGTGAAGCATGTAATTCTGCTGTTTCTTCAGTTGGTTTTTTCCACGCATCAAGTAATCGTCTTAAACGACCTTTAGGTTTTTCAGGCTTTTTATCCTCAGGTTTATTATCAGGAGCAGGAGCAGGTGTACCAGTAGGTGGTGCTGCAGTTGTTGAACCTGCAGGAGCAGGTGTACCAGTAGGTGGTGGGGTTGTAGGAGCTGCACCTCCAGCTGTTGATGTAGGATCATTGGGTGCTGCAGTAGCAGGTGCTGTATCTGCTAAATAAATAGCATCTCCAGGATAAAACATAGATTTACCCTATTGATAAGCACCATATCCTGCTGCTCCTGTTAATCCTAATGATGCTAATAGTGCAGGTAATTCTCGTGAAACAGCACCAGCTGTCTAAAGTGTTCTACCTCCTACACCTCCTAATGATGCTAATAGTGCAGTTATTGCTGCTTCGTTAAACTGACTTGTTTCATTATCAATTAGATTACTTACTCTTAGTCTTTCTCTCGCTAATTGCTTATTTCGCTCTGTCTATATAGCATCAGCTGGATTAGATTGTGCCCAATCATCATAAGTAATTGTACCTCCATTAGGTGTTACTGTTATAGCTACAGGTCTGCCTGTATTAGCTCCTACAAAACTTCTGTTTACTTCAATAGGCATTGAGTCTCCTGCAGTAAATCCTAAATCCCTATTACTTAATAAAGAACGTCCTGAAAGATTAAGAGGTTCTATATATCCATCATCATATTTTGTAAAATACTATCCTGAACCTTGTGGAATCTCTATTATTTGTACTCCCATTTTTACATAATTTCGTTAATTAAACCAGTATTATCTATTGTATTGTATAATAATTCTTTTACTAATAATTTACCTGCTTCAATAGCAGAAGCATCAGAGCCATCGTTTGCTAGTTCCTCAAGCTATTTAGTAACTGATAATCTGAATATTACTTCATTACGTTCTATTTCTGCTTGTTGTGATAGTTTGCCATCAGAAGTCTCAACAACTACAGGTATTCCTTTTTTAGTTATATCTTCGTCATTTTCCATATGATGTAATCTAGCATGCAAGGCTCCTTCAGGAATTACATTAAATTTACCTCCTTCTCTATATTTATCAAAAGTAGGATAAAATTCTTTATAATTTTTAGTAAACCAATCTGCATCATCTGCATTATCGAATATAATTACATCATGATTCTTTTCTGCAGATTCTAGAGCATCCCATTTTCCGTGTTTATACTAAGGATCTGTAAAATCATGTAATTCTCCGTCAATTTCCTATACCATTGGAAATACTTTGATTTTACCTCTATCTTCTGCCCAAGCTAATTTATGAGTAGCTACTTGAGAATTATCTTCCCAATTAGAAATAGTTTCTCTAAATATATCTTTTAATCTTTGTACAAAGTTAACCTTTTTATGCTTATTTACAAATTTAATAATTTTTTCAGGATTTTCTGGAGTATACTCTAAATCTTCATCATCAGGATTAAGTTCAATAATATCAGGTACTTCTAATTCTGTAATAGATGAAGGAAGTGCTAATTCTTCTAATATAGAAGGAGGAACTAATTCTTCAATAACACTTGTAACTTTTTTAGGTACATAATAGTATCTATCCCCTCTATATTCAATATCATAACGATCTCTCCATTCAGCTCCAGCATCACTATAATACCATTCAAATTCTGGTTTAATTTCAGGATTTTCTTCAACAGTCCCTAGTTTTAAGAAAGGTATTTCTCCAAGTTCATTAGCAGTATTATAAATAGAACCTAAATGATTATTATCTGGATCAGCAGCATGTCTTAATAATAAATCAGTATCAAACTATTCCCAAGCTCTTCGATAATCATAAGCAGGGTCACGATAATCGGGTTTTAAACTATTAAACCATTCTTCAAAAGATGGTTTCTAGGGTTGCTTAGCTTCTTCCTCCTATTTCTATTTTTCATAGTATTTATCAAGAATAGTTTTTACTTTAACACCATGTCTTGCAGCTCTAATAGCTGACTAATTATAGCCACCCTGAAGTTGGAGTAATCTTCTATTTTGATTAATAGCAGACATAGAAGATTGTATAGCAGATCTATCTTGAGCTTCTGAAGAAATATCCGCCATAATAGATTGTTGCCTTTTAGCTTCAAAAATCTATTTATTAGCTTCTTTTCTAGCACCACTACTAAAAAACCCATATTTTTTTCCTGATTTTTTTAGAGCCTCATCAACAGCATCCCCAGTACCACCATAAGATGCACCAACAGTAGAGAAAGCTTCTTCATCCTTTGTAATAGTATCAGCTTTAGCACCACCAAAACCATTAACAAGTCCTACACCAGTAATGAAACCTAAAGGAGAACCTAAAATACTATCTGTAGTGGTCATTCCATCAGTCCCACCACCTATTTTGCCTGCTATATTGTTACCTAAGCTAGCAGCTTTCATTGCTAATGAAGCCATTTGACCATAAGGTCCAGCTTGAGCTAATGCATCGGAAGCAGAATCCCATCCTTGTTGAATACCTTGAGAAAGACCTGCATTAGGTCCATTCATTTCAGGGCGCTAACCAATTAGATTATTTGCTATGCTTAATCCAGACGACCAACTACCAAAATTTTTACCAAATGTAGAATTTTCAAATTTTTCTCCTAACTTCGGTGATTTTCTGATGTTAGCTCCATCATCTGCATCTTCTATATCATCATTAGAACTATCAGAAGGACTGTTTTTTGCAAGTTTAGGAGATGGAGTAGAATTCTGCTAGTCTATTCTTTTACTCTCCTCATCAATCTCTTTTTGAGTAAATAAAGGAATATCATCTTCTTCATTATCTTTTGTAACAGGTAAATTAGTACCAACAGCACTACCATTTTTAGAAACATCTGGTATTTTTGACCAATCTACATTATTATTTGCATAATTTATTATACCTTGTGCATACTAAGGTATAGATGACTACTAAGTACTTTGTACAGCAGCAGCGGCAGCTTCTCCAGCTACCTTTGCTACTGTATTGTTATCCTATGTAGTATTCTATTCGTTTGAAGTTCCTGTATTATTAAAAACTGGAAATTGACCTGCGCTATTTCCAAAACCTAAATTTGATTGAAAATTTACAGATTGAGAAGTATTTATCTAAGTAAGCATCTAAGCATATTCAGATTGCCAACTTGGATCATCTTTACTCTTTGTTCCTCCTCTTTTCAAATAGTCATAATAACTATCCATATTAGCAATAACTTATAGAATATAATGTTTTTAATGAGAATATAATAGCAGGTTTTTCACCTGAATATCGTACTCTTATTTTAATAAATTTATCTTTTAATTTAGCTTCTAGCTTTCTAACTTTATTAGAACTCCATTTAACAATACCTCTATCTCCCCAATCTTCAGGAATATCAACATTTGAAATATCTTTTAAATCAGATGGTCTTAAATTAGTAATTGCATCAAGAGTTACTGGAACTAATTCAGAATTTCCTGTACCATCCAAAAGAGAGTTACTCCAATCAGGTTCGTTACATTCTACAATATTTAAAGGATTTATCTAAACGTACCATTTATCCTCTTTATATTGCATGTTACCTCTTAATCTTCCAGATTTTCTCATATCAACTGCTTTCGCATGATTTACAATTCTATATTCTTGTAAATCTGGATAATAAGTTATTTCACCACCTGACCTATTACTAAAGTCTTTACTTTCAGAAGAACCATTTATTCCATGATAATAATCCTCTATTTCATTTATTGTATCCTAACGTTCATAGAATCCAGGAAGTATTGTTGATTTATCATAATTTTCTGAGCCTTCAATTTTTCTATGTTCCTAATAACCTGTTAAATAATCAGAATTATAAGTAACATTAGAACCATTATATTGCCATAAATGTTTTGAAGCTTCTTGACGAACATACATATTTTCTTTATCTTTTGCAAAGTCATAACTATCTCCAATTATTTCATAATGGAAGGATTCTGGCTCCGCATTATTACTTATAATTTCAAGATTATCGAAAATTTTATGTGAATCAATATCATTACTTACAATAAATTCAAATTCAAAAGGATGCTATTTACCATACCAATATGTTGGATAAATCTTATCTGCAATATCAATAATGCCTGCTTGTCCATGTTTCCAGAAATCAGTAGTTAAGTATTGCATATTGTACTTAGTAGTAACTGCAACTACGGAATCATAATATCCACTATCTGTTTCTGATTTATTAGCCATACCAGTTACAATAGCTTCCTCTAAATCAGTATTACCTGTAGTAGTCGTAGTTATATGTGCTCTAATATTTAATAAGATTACTGGAGAATCTGAATTAACTTGTTTTTCATTATCAAGCCAAACTCTTCTACCTAAACTGTTTTTATAAATAGAACCGTCTATATAGTCTGTATATTTAATATAAAAATCATCTTTAGGATTAGTTTCATTTGCTAAATATTTATTTTTTAGTAAAGTAGCTCCTACATATTTAATATTATTTACTACTAATATGTTAGTAGGGTTAGTAACAACACAATTTACTGAAGTAATAGTTGCAGGTACCATTATTTCATTACCATTCATATCAAATCCCTACATCCAAGTAGTTACATTTGTACATTTTCTCCAATAAAATTGAGAATATAATTCAATAGGTGAGATTGTAGAATATAAAGTATCATCTATAATCTTAAAGTTTTTATAATTCTAGAAATTATCTCTTTCTAAAGTATAAATAATTTTATTAGAAATATTTGTACCTGTTGGTAATTCTCTATTAGATAAGGCTAATTTACCTACTTTATAATAACCATTATCAGCCTGATTAGTTGATATATAATTATTATCAAGAGTTACTCCGTCAGCAAAAGAACTATTAGTAGCACTAACTCCTAGTTTAGCAATCCATTTAGAAGTATTTCTATCGAAGCTGAAGTATGAACTATAGATATTCTCGGAATAAGAAGGAACCCATGAATAAAAAGTAATCCATTTTTCAAGATTTTCATTATAACATAAATTCCATACTTTTTCTTCAAAACCATATAAGTTATCGTAGAAAGTAAACATTATATCTCCTTTATATCTATTATAATGTGTTTTTACATTACGAATACCTATAATAGGAGTAAGTTCACGTTCTGATAATGAAATATTATCAATTAAGAATTTACCTACTTTAAAGTCTGAGATAATAGCAAATCCAGATTCTGTAACTTTCCATATTTTCTTACCTACAGTATCAACTCCATAAATACCACTAGGCGTTTTAATAACAGAATCTCGCCACTGACTTCCATAAGCATCTGATAAAACATCTGGATTTTCAGGAAGTACATTAGAAGTATTAATATATGCCATACCTCCTTCACCTTGAGCAGCAACAGCACGTTCATTAACTGCTATTTTATAAATACCATGTTCTAGAACACAAATTAAAGAACCATTTGATTCTATAATTTTAGTAATAGAACCATAAGTTTTAGGATAATCTCGATAATTAGTTCCTTTAAATACTCTAAACCCATTCTAGAAACTATCGGTAATTTTAATATTAGAATATGAAATTCTATTAGTAAAATCTTCTTTATAATAAGGAGCATCTTCTAAAGCAAAATATGCTTTTTCTGATACAGACTTTTCAAATCCTTTATTATAACAAAGAGCTTCAGGAGTTTTATAAGGGCCTTCTGTACTTGTACTAATATGAGGACAGAATGTTCTAGGATGCCCAGATAATCCCATTTCATCAGGAATAGAATCATCTAATGCTCGGATATTTAAGTTCATATTAGATCTTATTACTAAATGAACATATCTACCCATTCTTACAGCATTAACATCACCTAAATTTATTTTATCAAAATTCTCTTTTTTTACAACATTGTCGGAAACTTCATAGTTATTTTTCCAACAATATGTGTCAACTATTTCATCATTTAAAGGTGCTGAAGGATCTTGAAAATTTCTATTAAGTCTGTGAGTATAGTTACAAATAAAGCAATCACCTCTATATAATGTATCAGATGTCCAATCTTCATTTTCAGAAAAACTATATTCATCATATAAATCATAGTATTCAGAAATAGCATAATAAGGGAATGGATCATTATATCTCATTTGAAAATACTTATCCATATCAGATTCAGTATATCCAGGAATACGGATATTTATTAATTTACCCATTTCTTCATATCCTACTATTCCTAAGTATGGTCCAAAAGATCCTCGTACTAAATTAGTACATTCTGTTACTTTATTTTCTTTACCAATATATGCATATCTGAAAGCTTCTTCGGCCTCACCTGCTCTAGCTGCAAATTTATTACTACCAATAGCAACTAATTTTACATTATCCTCAACTCCTAATATATTTACAGTATAGGAATTTCCTTCAACTTCTCTAAAATCTTTAATAACATTATATTCATTAGATTTAGAAGTATCAAATTCCTAACCTTCATAAGGTTCTATTACAAACTCTCCACCTGTAAATAAGGAATTAAAATATGGAGAATTAACATCATACTCAGGACAAATAGCACCTTGTTTACGAATCTATTCATTAGTAATTTCATTAATTCTACCGCTAATATTATGTTCTAATATTTGATTTTTATTAAGAAATCCTTCAACTGTTGCTAGATTACTACTATAAGGAAGAGCGGGAACATTACTCTAATTATCAATACCTATTGTGTAAGCTTGACATAAGATTGTAGGGATTCTTTTCTGTCTTACAAAGAAAAATCCTTTTATTCCTAATTTTTTAAGCTATGATAATACTTCATTAGTTGTTTTAAAAGTAATTCCAATTATGTCAAGATGTCCTACATCAGGAAATTTTATAACTCCTTTACAGTTTTCCTAATCTACATTAGCTTTACTTTTATTTTGAGAATTATTCCCATTAGTAATACTGTAATTACTTTCGTCATGAGTAATATAAATTCTAGTTCCATTTTCTTCAAACTTAATGTCTGTATATTCAGAATTATCATTTATATTACATCCACCTCTAGTATTATAAACTTCACTTAAAGTATTATCAGAGTAAATAAAAACTATTCCGAAACGATAAATATCACTCCAATATCCTGTATATTTATAAGAGAATACTGGATTATAATAATTATCAGTACTAGTTTGATTATATTTAGAATTAAGAGGAGTATATGTTTTAGAAGTATCAGGATATGGTAAAAATCTTAATGCTAAATCTTTTAACTCATTTCTATCTCTTCTAATTTTATAATTATGAGCAAAAAATAACATATTCTAACAAATATCCTAAGTTTCTACAGCTTGATAACGTTGTAACTATTCATTAATATCCTATGTAGATACTTCAGTAGAATCTTCATATCCTGTAATATGAATTTTTAATAAGGATAGATTATTAATAATGAAATAATTATTAATTCTATGTGCGCTAGTCGTAGCATTTTCATGAATATCTGAAGTAGTTTTTGTATAATAAACTACTATTTTCTAATAACCTTTATCAAGATTACTTAATGTAAATGTTACTGACTTATGTGAATTTTCATTTCTAAATCCAGAATAAATAGATGATGGAGAATTTCCAATAAATATTTGAATTAATCCAGATTCTGCAAAGAAATCTGATTCATTTCCATCATCGTCTATATATTTAAAATAAAAAGTATATGCTCCAATAGGTAAGTTACCTCCACCTGAAACATCTGTTAAACTTAACTTTGGAATTGTAGTAATCTTTTTATATAAGGAAGTATCTACATCAAATTCAGGGCCTCTGTCATAAATATTAGTATCATTATTTCCTTCTCTGTCTATTATTTCATATTTATTTCTTTCAGTTGCACTAAATCTAGAATTAATTAACCTAGGTTGATTTTTTCCATCATTAATAATTAAATCAACTGAATTATCATATGAATATGAAGGAAGTATAGAAACAGGATAATTTATATCAAAAGATAATTCTTTTGTAGTAAAATCAACTAATTCTCCTTTCTAATGTAATTGTGGGATTGTATTAGTTTTAGGAATTATATTATACCAATTATAAACAGGATTTTCCTCAGTTCCATCGTTTATTTTTTGTACAAGAGTGTCCCAATCTTTATAACCCAATTCTTCAGCTAGTTCTTCTTTTGTATAGAACTATCCCGAATAATCAAACATATCTTCATTTAATCTATAATTTCTAAATGGATTATATTCATAAACAAGATTCCCAGAATCAGGATATAATTTTAATGCTGTTTTAAAATCAATTTGTAAATCTGAAAAATTTACATTATTGTCAATACTTTCCATTATATAACCGTATTAGTAAAATATAAATAAGATTTACCACCAGTGTTATCTTTACCATATCCAAACTTTAAGCCACTGTCTATAACTCCTGTATCATTAGCAGTAGCACCTGAACTTGAAGGTTTCCATTTTATACTAGTTACATATAATTGCTCATTATCATCTATCATAATTTCTATTTGTTGAAAATCAAATGAAAGAGTATCAATAATATTATAATTATTTCCAGATAATTGATATACAGAATTAGTCTGTACTTCACTTAAATCTGTTATAATTATTCTTTTATCTGTAGAAGGATCTACTTTAGCAGCAAGTATTGCAGGAGCTTTATTTAATTTATTATATAAGTCTGAAGTATCTATTTTAATAGAAGATCCAATTAATTCAAATTCAGGAAAAAATCCTGTTGATGGATAATCTAAATTAGCAGCCAAGTGTATACCATAATTATTACTACCATGGCAAGGAATTACACTATCTCCTATAGTGTAAGTATTAGGGTATATTACATTATTAGTTTTATATTTAAAAACGGGAGTTAATAAATATGATGAATAATAATTAAGATTAGATAAAGTATATATTTCAACAAGATTATTAGATTTTGGTTTAGCCCATTTATATAGAGTATCGAATACTTTTTCTATAGAATTACTATAATTAGTGTTGTTAAGATATTCTTCATATTCATCAGCACTTTGTGATACTCTTTTTCTATATGTATCATCATTAGGAGTTGTAATATAATATTTTTTACTTCCTGTAGGTTCTGCTACAAAATTAATTAAATTACATGCACCATTTCTATAATTAATAGCATATGTCTAAACTAAAGTCTATTCGCTTATATTCGATAATTCACCACTTTTTATAAATGTCCAATTATCACCAGAGCTATCAGTATTATATAAAATATTATTTATCATATAATGATAACCAAGTTTAGCACTATGACTTTGTTGACCGAATTTCCAATTACTAATTGTATAATCATGAGTTCCGAGATTTCCTAAAGTAGCAGAAGAAGCTCCCCCTTCCTACATAGATAACCAAATTTCAGTCTACCAAGCATTAAAAGTTTTAGTTTCTCCCATTTCTACATCCAAATATGTTTCTCCTAATCTAATATTATTAACTTGTGGAGTAGGATGAGAAATTTGAGTTAATTCATAATCTAACTATTGAGTTTTAGATGTCTCATATCTTGCATTAAAAGGCGTATAAATAAAAAGGTCATTAGCTTGAATGTTTATATTACAGCCATTTGATTGGAACTTATATTCCCCAAAAATGTCATAATTAATTTTTCTATCTTCAAAAGTATCATCTTTATAATCAGTAAATATTAATTCAGCATTATTGGTAAAAGTTAATGGACTAGAAACAGTATTCTCTTTTAACTCACATCCTGTAAGATCAAAAGTAGCACAATCAGATACAAGTTCCATAGTTGCATTCATTTCTAAACTTGTAGTATTGTGTATATTAGTTTTATCATATACTGTTTCTTCTAAATAAATATTTTTATTTATATCAAGAATATCACCATTATTTTCATATTTAGTATTTAATGTACCCCAAGTAGTTCTTACGTTATTAACTAACACTTTAGGAGGATCAATAGTTCCTAATTGTATATTTTTAAAATCAAAATTAGAAGTATTGATATTATCTAAATATGTTTGATTAAATACTTTACAAGTATGTATGATTCTATAAAAATACCTATCTTCTCCAGAATAATTGATAGTAATTCTTACAAGATAAAAATCATTAGGTTTTAATCCTTCATCAATTGAAGATTGCATTAAATGAATATCTTCAGTAAAATGTCCAGAATATGATTCTTTATCATCAAAAACTATAGTATAATCAGGGCTTAAATATTCAGTCCCTGATTCTTTTTCAAATTTAGTCCAATTTAATATATAAGGATCTCCTGTACGATATTTATCATTATACTTATCTAAATCTATATTTATGTTTATATTTTTTTCGTAATCATCTGGATTATTAAATTGATACCCTTTAAATTGACTATTTGATTTAAAGAAGTCAAAAGTTACTTTATTAACTTGCTTATTTTTCTCTGGATAACAGTCTAATCCCCAGTTTAGAATAATATTAGAATCATTAACATAATATTTCCATTCTATTAAATCAGTATCGCCAGTTCCTAATTTAGATATATTAATATCTATAGTTTTAGCTAAATAATCCATATATCCAAATTCCATACCTGGAATTATAGTATAATGTTGAATTTCCTGCTAAGATAATGGTGAGAAATTAGCAAAATCCCCAGGTTTAGATGCTATAGTTGCTACAGTTCCTATAGTTAAATCCTAAGTATCAATCTCTGAAGTATCTGTAGTAGATACCTAATTGTACATTAATTTATACTAATATTTATATTCACAATTATCTTTATCATAATTATTTGTGTCATCTTTAATATTAGTAACTTCTTTTATAGGATAGTCCATAATATCTGTATTAATAAACAGAAATTTATTCAAATTTACTTCATTGGGAGCATATTCATTATCATAAGACCATTTTAAAGTAAATGTAATATCAGCCTATTTATTAAACAAGACCTTCTTCTCATCCTCAGGTATATAATCCTTTATATCAGCATCCCAAGTTACCTCGAAAGTATCAATGCACTCTAATTCAGCTAGAATAGCTAAAGTGCCTTTAGACCTAGAAATAAATACATTATAATTAGATTCTACTAAATTCCTATATTCATCAATATCATCTAAATCATTTTCATTTTCATAGCTTTTAATATAATAATCATTTTCCCATACTAGATTATCATCTAAAAATGTTATACTTCCTTGACTATCAACACAAACAACATGTAATTTTAGATATTTAGGAATCTTATTTATATTCTATTCCGATTCACTAGAATATGCACTTAAAAATTTTTGAAATTTATTAATGTTCTAACTATATATTTGAAATTTATCTCCAGGATTAATTTCTTTATCTAAAAGAGTCAGTTTATATTTAGGACTTTTAACACAAGCATATTTTTTAGTTATTGTTCCATTTCCAATGGACTTTTCTGTAATTAAGTCATTATATGTTAATTCTTTAGCATTTTTTGGTAATACATCATCAGATGTAATATTTCGTTCTGGAGACGGAAAACTTCCTATCTAACTTTGCTATGTCAGAGGATTATACGAAATTATATAAATGATACCTCCTAATTCTGCTGTACCTACTGGAATAAAACCTTCTGGTAAATAAGCAGTTTCTACTCTGCCATTTCCCATATCATTCTATAATACATATTCATTACCATTATAAGTAATAAGAGTACCATTTAAACAATTAGTAAGTACATCCTACATTCTACTAACATTATTTAGAGGATTTAGATCTTGTACTAATCCTCCTGTAAAAGTATTAGTTGATGAACTTTGTTTCATAATATTTCATAATCATTTGTACATGTTAATATATCTTTGAATTTTAGAGGTTCTCTAATAAGTATTAATTCCGCATTTCCAGTTACTAAATTGTATATAAAGTGAGTATAACCAATTGTAGAAACATATGGGATTCTAAATATATATCGTTTATTATGCTCTACTAATTTACACTCTTCTTCTATCTAGTAAAGAAGAACATTACCATACTCAAAGTTTTTTCTAGGTCTCCCTCTTTTCTTTTTCTATTTTAAATAATTATCATACTAAACATCATTTAATGCAAAGTAATAATAACCATTATATGGGATTCTTTTTCTTCGATAAAGTACTCTAAGTTTGGTCGAAAGCTTCTTAATATAGTACAGAAAATGCTCTATCGGATCTTTTCGTAAGTTACCTATGTAACACCAAATCTCCTTATCAGTAATTAATGTATCACCTCCATAACTATTGTGTAAATATAGAGATTTCCAAGTAAAATTCAAAATACGCTTTATATCCTATAATGGAATAGTAGGAAATTTCTTATGTACATCATTATAATAATCCTTTATATAAGTATCAGTTTTCCCATCACCATAAGGCATACCTTTATTCGTATTATCTGTAATAATTTTAGTTAATTCCTTATTAAGATAAACAAGTTTAGTTCTAGGAGTTCTATTTCCTAACATATAAAATCCAATTTGATAAGCAGTAAAGTAAGATTTAACAAAATCTACATCTTTCCATTTACCACTTTTTCTTAGATTTTTAAAGTCTTTATTTTGAAACTTTTTCATGTGCATATTACATTTACGAATACCTGTCAAAGGCAGCCAAAATGTAACATTATTGTTTATAATATCCTTAATTACTAATTTAAAACACTCTCTAAAAATTTTTTTAACTAACCGATGTCTGTGATTATCTTTAATAACATTTGCACAATCTTCTCCAGTAAAAGTTAATTTACGAAAGGGAAGATTCATTATCATATCATCCAGATTAAAAGCACATCCTGTACTATAGCTCATCGGTTATATTTTAATGATTTACCATAAGTCTTACGATTCCAACTATTCTTGGCATCTAATACTTGATCCCATTCATTTTGAGACATATAATAGTCAGCTCGTGCCTAATCAATTTGAACATCCCATCTTTTTTTAAGCGTATCTGCAAAAACTATTGTGTTCTAATTATTTGTTGCTAATCCTTCTTTAAATTTAGTAACATATGCACAATAAGTAGCTAATGCCATAGCTTCTTTATCAGTTATTTCAGGAAGTCCATCATCATCAAGTAGTTCACCTTTATATAAGATATGTATCTTTCCATGAGGATGATCAAAATATAGAGTATTACCAACTCTTTCGTAACGTATAAATTTACCTGGAGCATATAAAGGAGAACGGAATTGTTTTCTACCTTCAATATATTCTTCAGTATATGCAGAATTAATATCTCCATTAGGAGTATCATTTGTGCTATAATTCCAATCTTCAAAGTCAGTAGTGACTGCTTCTAATTCATCAACATTACAAGGAAGTTCTACACCTTCACTGCAATCATCTACTGTTGTACTATATCTATATATTCTAGTACGTTTATTTCCTATTAATTTCCACCCTATTAATGCAATTTCTTCAAAATCATCTTCTTGCATATTAATCCCATATAGAGTGTCTAATAAACTCATTGCGTAATGAAAATTATTCATATTTCCAAATATAATTATTAAGAGGGTGAGGTATATTTATATATTATTCCAGAGTAGGTCATCCAGCAATATATTGTTGATCATTAGGTAATAAAGAAGGCTGGAGCTAGCGATAATATCTGATTTTTTTCTCAGTAACTCTTTTCTTAATTTCATTATTAATAAAAGTCATATTATCGTCTTGCCCATCATTACAGCATCCATAACCTTCTAGCTATCTTAAATCTTTAAAGATTGCAGTAATTGAAACTTCCTATAAATATGGAGCATTAAAAACAAAGCAATCATACATTCCATTTTCATTAGGAGTTACATCAATCCATACATAGGGTTTGTTTTTTCCTCTTTTACGATATTTATGATAACGTTGTTGAGCTGAAGAAGTATAGTATATAAAAGGATTCTATCTATCTGTAGAACCTATGTAATCTATAGATAGATTTCCATAATCATTTACAATCTAAGGAATTTCAAAATGAGCTGTTGGAGTTTCATCTTCAGAACTACCTCCACATCTACATCTTTCAATATCTTTACAATCTATAGGAATACAATTTATAGATATATAAAGATCTTTAGTAGGAAGAGAACCTTTAAGAGAATATTCTTTAATAATTTGTAAACGTTCATCTACAATATCCTATTCAAGCTATTCCATAGATAAGCTTAAATTAGTATGATAACCTCTTAAACCTCCTATAATATCATTATGTATAGCCGAAGCTAATTTTTCAATTTGATTATACATAAACTAAAAAAGGCGAAGGCGAATTGACGCCCTCGCCATTACTATAAATCAATAATATTATTCTCCTGCTACTGTTTCAGCAGCCTGCTCAGCTTCTGATTTTGATTCATGACCATCATGAGCATCTGTTGCTTTGATGTCACCAAAAGCTTCTTCAAACTTATCAGCAAGAGAGTGAAGAACATAGAATACATGAGTAGTAACTGATTTAGTAACTTCACCAACTGCGTTCATACCAAGAGGACCACGATTCTTGCAATAGTGAATAGTATACTGATCGTATACTGCACCAGGAATCGGAGATTCATCCTGATTGATAGCAAATGCTTCAGTACGAGCAGAAGTCGGGAGACGAAGATTATGAAGAATATAAGAATAAGTACCAAAACCTTCAACACCGTCTACTTTCTTAACAGCTTCGGTATCTTCAAGAGTAAGAACAGGAGTATAATCACCCATGCCCATGTACGCATCCTTATCAAATTCTTCAATATTTACTTTCTTAAATCTCTGGAACTCAGTAGTTGCAGTAAGAGTAATAGTAAAGCTATCACTATCAATATCAAGCAGTTTTTCTCCATAAACGAGAACTTCATACTTTTTAATAGTTTTTACAAGAGCTTCTACAGTAGCTTCAGAACTATCCTTCCATACAAAATCTACAGTAAAAGGTTTACCCTTAAGTACCATATCATTTGAATAGCGAGAATCCTGAGAAGCTTGTGTAAGACCAATATAAAGAGCAAGTCTATATTGCTTACCTTTCTCAGCACCTTTAACTTTTGACAAGTCAATGGTAACTTTTTCCATTACAGGATCATTACCAACTGCCTTATAGAAGGAAAGAACATTATCTTTAAGGAAAGTACCAACTCTCTTAACGGTTACACCTGATTTGTCAGAAAGTGAAGTAATAAGATCTTTACCAGTTGTAAGATCAGATAAAGAGTTAAGTACGGTAGTAGTTGTAAAATTAAACATAACTAAATAGATTTATTATGCCTATTGAGGCGTTTGCGCCTATTGCTGAGTTGGCTATGCAATAGACTGTGTAACTTGTTGATGTGTCTAAGTTCTTGGATCAGCGTTCTGTTCCATAATTAAAGTTACCAACTCATTTATAATCTCCTAACATACATAATCTGGAAATTCCAGAATCTATGATGTATCTTCTGTTAAATCTATCTATTCCTACGTTAGACGAATTTGCTATGGAGCTTTAATATAATCAATGGAAACACCCACTAGTCTAAATACACTAGTATCACGACCATATCGAATTTCACAGCGTACTCCTGTAGAGTTAGGAGTTCTTTGATATGCTGTTCTATCTACTAAATCAAGACCATATTCATCGTCTAATTTTACTGTTCGTTTATAAGTAGAAGATTCAGGAACAGTCTCTTCTTCAGTAGATTCTCCTAATTTAACGTACTCATACTAATCTGTGCCTGTACCAGTTTCACTATCATAAGGATTAGTTACATAACCATCAGGATTAGTATTTACATTATGAATATAATAATAGGGGCGTTGAGGTTTTGGACGATTAAAGAAATCGTTAATAATTGTACTCCAAGCATCTGCAGTTAAACGTGTGGCTGCAAAAGCTACTTGATCGCCCTTATTGTAACATTTATATCTTTTATCAAGAGTATAAATACATATACAATTAAGAATATGTAGATAGTCTTTAGGCAACATTACTTCAAAAGTTCCACCAAATATTTTAGCTTTTCCTGCTCCCCAATCTTGATAAGAGCTTATAACTTCTTTTGTATCAGGATCTACCTCAACTAAATCAGTATTCATAATTGCTGTGGCAGGAGTAGGTTTAAGTAATGCAGTTGCTTTTAAAACTCGTAAATCGTCCGTAGTTTGCTAATTAACATCGTATATATTGTAACGTTTATTTATATACTAGTTAAGAGCTTTATTAAAAAGGTAATTAAAATCCTCTAATAATAAAGTAGAAGTTTTAGTCTTACTTAATTCAGTTAAAACTCCTTCAAAGCATTGCCTTGCGGAATATGCCATTATTTTTCTTCTTCAGGATAATAATCAGGGTATGTATCGTGTTTAATAAGTTCTAATACTTTTTGGTTTCTAGGCTCTTTCATCCATGCAATAACTGCATCATCGGTAGCACCAAGTGCAATGTTATCCCCATACATATAAAGTTTATTCTTTACATAAATAACATGCTTTTCTTTAGCTTCAATAAAAGTAAGTCTCAACGAAATATCATCCCCTGTATATAAATTAATAATCTTATTGGGATCTTTTTCTGCAACTCTAATAAGAAAGTCAATAACATCAGCGGTAGGCTGATTAGTCATATCCTTACCAAGGATTCTAGCCATATTAAGTTGACCTTGAGCACCACGAGGATCATCATAAATAAAGGATTCAGCTTTGTGAATCAATTGCTTACGAGATATACGACGCTGAACATCTAAGCCAGGTCTATCTATATAAAGTTCAGCTACACCGTTACGAGTAGGTTTAAATGGGGTCCAACGCTCACCATCAATTTTTAAGGTTCCATCAGGATTCCGTTCATCTCGACTCTTAGCAATATAAGGACAATTTTCAATAGCTTCCCATTCTGCTTTATCATATTTATTATCTAGATTATAAGTTTTACCACTGGTAATCTCAAATACGTGATTTTCAGGGAAGAACACAGCTTTACCTTCTGAATAATCATTACGTTCTTTTTCACTCATAATCATATCACCCTAAGCATTTACTCGCTTAATACAATTAGGATATTGACCGTACTTATTCTTACAAGGCTAAATAAAATATTTAATATTAGTCTTGTCATATGTACTTCTTAATGTAAATTTTTTATCGTCAAAAACAACTTCTGTTTTAGTAACAGTCTTACTCATATTAATTCATATCACATTAAAAAATTGATAGGAGGAGGGTGTTAAGGCTCCTCCTATCTAATCTATATATCTTAAAATTTATTATGCCTAGCGTACAATCACACTTCTGAACGGTGTGAATGCAGCAACACCAGCATAACCTGACATAACAAGCTTAGAACCGGCTACATTGCTAGAAACTTCACCAGAAGTCTTGCCATCGTAGCCACCTCATTTTTTATGTTAACTTGTAATTTCTTACAAGATCGGACTATATCTTTAACTTATTCTAAATATTTAAATATAAAATTATGACAATGTTTTGCTGTTCCATTTAATACTTTAGAAACATTTGGAAATTCTTTTCTTGCTGCTCTTAAAGTATCGAAAACTTTTATTAATTTTCCTTCTTGAGAATATTGACCAATCTTTCTAGATTTAGTTTTTGAAATAAATGGATCAATTTTATCAAGTTTTTCCCCGCGTAACCAAAGAAATCCTTTATATGATTGATTTAATCTTATAGAAGTATTAATACCAGATGTTTTTAAACCTAATTTAGTTTCTAATTCTGTAGGATTTTTAAAGGATTGAATATAATTTCCATCTAAGTCATATTGATGAATTAATCCTGATAATCTTTCTTTTTTAGGTTTAATAAAGGTTTGACTTAATTCCAAAGATATATAATATCCTTTTGTCATAGTGCTAGTTTTAATAGACCTTTGTATATGAGATATATTACTATTTAAAAATTTAGCACATTCTGTCTGTGATTTAAAACTTCTAACATATATTCCAAATTCATCATAAATATGAACTGGTTGTTCTGGAGAATATTTTTTATATTCAGATATATCAAGTTTATCAAATTTATAAAACGACCAATAACTACTAGCAGAAGTTCTTTTATATAAAGCAGCTCTTCCAATGCAATTAGGAGCAGTTTTTAATTCTATTCCTGCTTCTGTTAAAGAGAACCATTCTTTTATAAAATTTCCATTAAAATCATATTGATAAACTTTTTTATTTAACAGTGGAGGAAGTCCTCCGCCTATAGTTATATTGTAAGTATCCTTTCTTTTAATGAAATCTTCATTTACAATTTCAGCTTCTAAATCTAAAGCACTCTAAATATTATCATATGAACATAAAACTATTCTTTTAAATGCTTTAAAACCATACTTTTTTACAGCATAATGAAAAGGTTCTTTTGGATGCTTTATACTTGAAGCTTTATTTATATTAATTCCATTTCCGATATATCCATCAAATTTAGTAGAATCTTCTGTCTAATGAACTCCTACATAAATTTTATTATTAACAGTATTAATAGTTACATACACTATATATTCCATAATTTTATACTTTATATAAGTTATTTCCCATTTCCATCTATAAAAAGATGTACGTCTTTTCAGACTAGTCTCTGAACCTTACTAGGAGCTGATCTTAGATCTTGCATATTCCTAGTCTTGGCTGCTGATTAGCATATACATAATGTACTTAGCTTTCCAGCAATTAAAGAAATTAATTTTCAAAAGAGTCACCTCTTAAGCGGCGCAGGTAATGTTTACGCCGATTATCTTGTTAGTCATGAAGTCTTTGCCAGTCATAGAATACTTAGCAAGGGCAGGAGAACCAGTAGTCTTATCTGCAGTGAGGTCAAGACAGATTGCATAACCCTTATCAGGATATTCACGTGTCAAAGCACGATCACAGGTAAAAGTAACCTGGTTTCCAGCGAAAATGTAGGTATCAAAAGTAGCACCTACCTTAACATAACCACCATCGCCCTTATTTGCATTCTTAGAATACATGTAAGTACCATCAGTTCTATAGTTAGAAAGATACTCACCAAGAACCATGTTTGCATCATTCCAGAATTGACGGTTACAAATAAATACAAACTTGTTACCAGTATCACTCTGAGACTTATCAGCCATGTCAGACATGATTTGATTAAACAAGGGAAGCGTGGGTTTGTTATTATAGCAATATTTATTACATGCAGCTTCTATTTGAGGAATCAGGCCTTCGCCAATATATATAGGCCTATTTGTATCCGGATCCTGAATTGTAGCTTTACCATTCTGATCAATATTACCCTTATTAAGTAACAAACCAGTGTTCATAGCATACATGAAGGTATCAAGGAGTTCCTTTTCCTTCTTAAGCATCTTATAAACACCTTCAGTCTTAGTCTTATCCTTATCATCGGAGATCGACATAAATACATTTTCTTGAAGTGCATATAATGACGACCAAGATGCATCGTTACGGAAGAAAGTCATATAATTACGATGTCTTTCAACCTAAGACTAGAATTTTGAATACATTTGTGTTAGCTTATAGTTTCCTATAAGATCAGACTATATCTTAATATATATTTCTATTACCGTTATATATATCCTTCCTGTTTCCACTGAATAGTGTACTCTACTCATTTATTCTTTAATGTGTTTCTCATTAAATATACTTTCGATAGTCGTTGAACGTACCTTTATCAAGGTTTCGCTGCTGATTGCCATATCTTTCAACTTAGGTTTCCAGCAATTAAGGAAGTTTTTTTAATTTTTCATTATGCAGCCAACATAACGGAGGAGAGCAATTCAAAATATTTTTTACCCTCCTCTGAGAGTTCAGGTTGAGCAACTGATTGGAACGTTGTGAGGTCACCAATCTGACAACCATCAGTATCCAAAGTAGTATCATAGTTATTATCTACAAGACGTACCTATACTTCCCAGCAATTATCACTCTTACGAATAGGACGGCTTACAACTTGACACTGCTGTCTTGTTTTATCAATACGGAAAATATCATACTTCTGATAATAATTTTCCTTGAAGCGCATTGTAATTTCTTCACCATTAGCTCCAGTACCTTCAGGAACCTCTGCAAATTCAATCTTCTTAATTTGATTGGTTTCAACATCCCATTCAATAAGAAGAGAATTAGACAGCTGGAATTTATCTACATCAGAGTTTTTATAGTAGACATTTCTCAAACCATCAGTAATAAAGTTAAGAGTGTTATCAGTGTACATACGAGCTACCACACCAAGGCGGTTAGGCTTAGAACCAAGGTACTTAGACCAATCTTCGTATGTTTTAGTATTCAAGTGTTATCATATAGGCTCTTTATCCTATATTTCTTATAATTTATCATTTTATAAGGTCAGACTATCTCATTTAAATCCTGCGCTCGTGTTACCATATATTCTAACGAATTAGTTTCAGGTATTAGTCTTTGAACGTTCAAAAAGCTTTTAAACTTTAAGCTTCGCTGCTGATTACCCGATGCTAGTTGTAATGAAGGGCTTCCAGCAATTCACAGGATTTTAAATGGGCAATACTCTCACCCATTGTGGGTATTCTTGAAGTAAAATTCGCAACTAACATATTAATTCTTTTTTAATTAAAAATCATCTAAGTCATCAAACTATTGTCTAACTTTAGATTTGTTTTTATATACAATATTGGGTTTATCTTGAGCGTCTTTAAGACCTTTTGCATAACTTTCTTTTCTAACCTTTGTGATTTCATTGTTGTAATAATCAACAGTATCTTGAATCATTTTCTCACCATTAAGTAAGAACCATGCCATTTGTACTACAGAATCAGGATCATTTAAAGCTTTACTAAACCAATTATTACCTGCATTATCTGTAGTTGTGATAAAATCATAAAGGTCCTGCATATCATCACTATCCATGTTAATGGGATAACCTGAGTAATCCGTAAACCTTAGGATACTATCTTCAATACTTGAAGCAAACCTATTAAACTATTCCTGAGCAGCTTCTTCTTGTTGGTAACGAGCTTGCTGAGCATAATCCTCTTCAATTCGTTTATATTCATCACGAATAGCTGCAGTTTGCTTTTTAAATAGATTAGAATTAGATTTAGCACGTTCTAATGCTTCTAGTGCTTCTTCTTCAGTAATGTCCTTTGATTTACTAATCAAATCCATTACATATAATTCTTCATCACTGTACTAATCTGTAGAATATACTCTATTCTAAGCCTGAGTGTTCTAGATAAAATTTTCTACGCTAGAACGAGATACATATTGCAAATATTCTTGAGGAGTTAGATTACTCTATCTAATTGCATTTAACAATTGTATTTCAGAATCTTGCAATTGATTATCAGATTCAGAAGATCTAAGAATATTTAATTTCTCATCATTATCGAGAGTATTCCAATCAACTTCATCAATCTTTCCTTCTTCGTTTTCAAACTTAATCTTAGAACTATCAGTAATTCCTTTAAGTTCTAGAAGCTGATTTATAAGACTATCTTCTACAGACTCTTCTTGATCTTCATAATCTTGCTAACCAGAGCTATCGTCTAAGTCAGAGTTTGTATTTTGAGTTGTGGTATTATCAATCCCTTCCTACTCATCATCCATTAATTCAAAATCATCAATTTCTTCATCCATATTTTATATACATTTGATTTAATATGCAAATTTACATATTAATTTAATGATTAAAAATAGTTAAACATTATACCAAATTAGGAATTTGTGTTAATCTTACCATTCTTTATAAGGTCAATAAACATATTACCAATCTATATTTTGACCTATCCTCTAGTTTTTATTAAGAAATCTGAGTCTGAACTTCCTACCTGACTATAAGTTCTTCCAAACATAGAAGAACTTAAATTATTTCCAGAACTTAGTTCAGCTACTTTTTTCTCTAGAGCTTCTATTCTTTTTAATAATTCTTCCATTACTTCAAATGTAATACACTTCTTCTATTTCTCGGACCATAACTAATATGTACCCAAGAATAACCATACTCATCAATTAGTTGATCATAAGGAAGTTTTAAATTCTGAGCTAATTGAAATAATTTTTTATTTTCTTCAATAGTGCCAGCACTAATATCTGCAGCTTGTCCTAACATATGTTGACTTGTGCTAGAGCCTTTTACCTTTGTGTTTAAAGCCTTACAGCGATAACCACTACTAACAGTAATAGGTCTTCCCCATGCTTCACGTAATGGATCTAAAACATTTTCTACTAATGCTGTTAAATTAGATATTATCTCCTCATTCGGAGTATTATCTATATTATACTTATTTGCAGTAGTAGATTTACATAATTCTTTGATTGTAAAATACTTCATATAAAAATAATGGTTAATACATAATCACGTGTTAAATATAAACATTAATTATGTATTAACCAAATATTAAATCATTTCATCCCATTCAATAGGAATACCCTATTTTGCAATATCAGCAAACCATCTGTTAAATACAAGATCTCCTTCTTTATCAAAAATATCTTTTATAAATAATGCTAGATGTTTATCATCTGCCAAACTAGATCCATAAAATACTGATTTCGCCCAATTAGCTACATAAACAGCATCATGTAATTTACAATTCTTTAATTCAATTCCATAAGATGTTAATAAACTATTTACTTTATCAACTGTATAATCATTTTTTGGAAATTGACTACAAGCAAACTCACATAGTTTCTTGTTAAAATGAGGCCCATAATATCTAAGATAATTAATAAAGCCTTCTGGTTTTTTATCGTACTAAGTAAAATCCATATAATAAAAAAGGCGACAGCATTACCTGCCATCGCCTGCTAAATTAATAATCATATCTACCCTTAACTTTCTTAACATGTTTTGTATAATATTCAGTATCAGAATCACCATCTTCACTATAAACATCAGAATTTTCTTGAAGTTTTTCCATTAATTTACAAGCAATATGTTTAATTCTGTAAAGATGTTCAATAGTATCCTCATACTGATCTTCTTTTATTTCAATATATCCTCTCATAGTAGTATTACTTTTTCTCATCTTTAGATAAGATAGATATTAGTTTATCCATTTTATTTTCAAGACCTCCTATTTTAGTTTTTAGGTTACTTATATCCTCATCGCGTTCTTTTTCTTTAGCAAATCTTGGATTTAAGTCTCTTAAAATTTCTTCACAAGAAGCAATTACTTTCTCATGATAAGCAACACTATCTATAATATTTTTACTATTCTGTAACATACTATCAACTTCATTGGAAATTAATTCCTTTGTTTCTGCTATAGTTACATTATTATAACTAGCAACTGATAAAGAACCAACAATATTCTAAAAGTCCATTGTTTGTTCTCCAACTTTAACTCCAATATTAACAGTTGATCCATTCATTAAAAAATTATTATTATAAGTAGGCTAAGACACACTTGTAACCTGACCTATTTTTAAATTAGGAGATTCTCCTTTTTCTAGAATATATAATATACTTCCCTATCTTAAAGCTGAAAACATAATTTAATTATTCGTTAGTAGTTGTTTCGGAACTTTTTGTGCTAGATGCAGATGATGTAAATTCCAAAAATCTCATTGTTCCTGTACGTTTATTAAGATATGCAAATCGTTGAGTATTATTTTCAACATCACAGCCAAGAACATTGTCACCTTGACTATCCACAATATTAATAGTATTATTTCCAGATATATCACTTCCCACTGTAGTTGTAGCATTACCTCTAAAAGGAATTGCTAATGTTACAGGAAGAGAAGAGCATGTAGAAGGAACTGCTTCATGTACTTGCAAAAGTAGCAAACATTCACAAGGAAGTTCATTATACAATTCTGGATTAACACCATAATCAATACTCTTGTCATTTACCTAAACACTGTTAGTATTTAAAACATAAATACCTCCAACATCTAATCTTTGTAGTCCAGGTCTCTAATTAAGATTTAATAATGCAAGATCGGTAATTATAGGACTATAACTCCACATATTTACCTCCTTTCTTAGCAATTGCAGCCTCCACTTAAAGTGGAAATTCCACTAGCTACATTTAAACCATAATTAACAGGAATGAAACCACCCATCGCAGGAGTATAAGGAACTTTTGCAACTAAAGGTTGATTACATTCAATAGAAGCTAATCTAGAACTCAAATCGCAGAGAGAAGTGTTAATTGGAGTAACAGCTTGACTAATCATTTGACCAAATGTAGCAGTTTGAACTTGCTATGATAATTGACTCTGTAGCTAACTCTTAGATTCACGCAATGCATCAATTTTATCATATAAAGCCTAAGTTTGCATTGCATCTAACTTACCAATAATAGCATTTGTATTAGCAGAAGCCCCATCTCTAAGAGAGATAGTATTATTGTTAATAGCGTTTGCTAAAGTATTAGTTTGCTGGCAATTAGCAAGTTGATTTTGATAACCCTGTTCAGTAATTGCTTGTCTTACATTGCAACAAGTTTGTGAAAGCTAATTTGCTATTGCACAATCACCTGATTGAATTGCATTAATTACTTGCTGTGAGGACATACCTACTTGATTACCCACATTCTGAACTTGTGATAATATACCACTAAGTGCGGTCTGAATATTACCAACAGAGCAATTAAGGGTTGAAGCAAGTTGACTAATAGCGTTACCATTTCCGTTTATTGCCTGCATCAAAAGTTCTCTACCTGCATCATTATTAAGCTATGTAGATAAATAATCTACTCCTTGAGTTGTAGCTGCACGGTTTCCTCCGAAACCACCCCAGCCACCGCCTCCCCATCCCATAAGGAAGAAGAGGAAGATAACCCACATAAACCAGCCACCTTCACCACCAAAACTATTATTATTTTTCATTAAGGCGAGAACACCAGGATCAATTCCACGCTATGAAAGCATCGGGCCTAACAATGACATTAAACCACTATTTCCAGAACTCTGTTCAGGAAACATAAAAACTTTACTGTCTGACATACATATAAATTAATTGTTTAAAAATATAATATATCTGAAAAATAAAAAGTTATCTACACCTATGAACGTTCACATTATATTATCGTTTTAATTTCGATATACAAATCTATATACTTTTTTAATCAATCCAAAGTAAATATAGTTAAAAGGTGTTAAATTATTTAATACAGTATTTTATTAATTTTTAAAATTCAGATATGCATAAAAAAGAAAATCCGACCTTGTGAGCCGGATTTCTTAATAAGTTATTATGAAATAATGATTGTATAAAATCATCTAATTATATTCAAATATCATAGTAGATAAATTCTATAAATTATTCCTCCATTTTATTCATTTCTTCTTCCATGAGTCTTTCTTGCTCTTCAAGAATAGAATTTGCTTCTTCTATTGTAATTTCTTTCCAATTTTCTGCTTTATCTGTTACTGCTAAAAATATTTTTTCAGAAATAACACGATCCTGTATATCAATATCAGCAGCTTGTGTTAATCTATAACCTTCAGAAGGTGTAAGAATTTCAATTTGAATAGTGTCGGTAGTCATAATAAGAATATTAAAGTTTATTTAAAGAAGTTTATCTATTATGCTAGTGTATAACCTTTAGCTGCAATTGTCGCTATTTCTGAATCTGTAAGTAATGCTTTGGTAGCAGTAGACAAAGTAAGTGTACATGTACTATAACCAGCTGATGCTCTATCAAAGAGATAACTTATTGTCTTGTGTAAGTAAACAGGAAGCTTGGTACCCCAAGCAGTTAATGCACTTAAGTTAGCAGTTGTTAATCCTGATGCTTTTCCTAGATTAACAAATTGTGCTACAACTACACCTTTACAATTATAAAAAGTTGATAGTAAGGAAGTAGCACTAGATAAATCTAACATAATCTCTGTTAAACTTGTACAATTATAAAACATATACCTAAGACTTGCACCTAAAGAAGTATCTAAAGAAGTAACTGAAGTAAGTTTTGTACAACCATAAAACATATACCCAAAACTAGTTCCTTTAGATGTATTCAGAGAAGGGCATGTTGATAATGCAGTACAGCCTTGAAACATTCCCTCAAAATTAGTTCCTTTAGATGTTGTTAGAGCAGGAACTGAAGTTAATGCAGTGTCATAACTAAACATATAACTAAAATTAGTTCCTAATGAAGTATCAATGGAAGGTATAGTAGTAATTGTCTAACAATATCCAAACATTCTACTAAAGTTTGTACATTTAGATGTATCTAGACTAGGTATTTCAGGTAATTTCTTACAACTATAAAACATATATGCACAATTAGTAGCTGCACTAGTATCTACTTTATTAACACTTGTTAAAGCAGAACAACCATAAAACATATAACTGAAATCAGTTACACTTGAAGTTACTAAACTATCTGTAGCTATATATTGAGTCAATTCTGTACAATTATAGAAACGTTTGTTATTAGTTGATAAATTATAAACTGTTCTAGTATTCATAACATAGTCAGTATCATACTGACCTGTAGGCTATGGTGCCATGTTTAATACATGATCTCCAGTAGAAGTAAATAGTATAGATCCACTTCCTGAAGTTGATAATGTCATAACACAATCCTTATCATAAGTTAAATCCTTAACTGTTGATATATTTGTTGTATTTCCTAATACAGTTGTACTAGAAGAAGTTGATGTTACATTATAACGAGCAAGTATTCCTCCATAAAGGTCATCTGTTTTCTTTTCCTCTTTTTTCCAAATTAATGAACTTCCTTTATAAAGAGCATTTATTTCTTCTCCATAATAATATACTGTTTGTATATTTGAACTATTAATAACCATTAGCTTGTAATTATATAAATAGCATCGTCCTCAATCTCACCATCATCAAGCATCTCATCATATTCTTTCTATGTACAAGTATAAATTGGAGAATAACCTAAATTTTTAACCTATTGTAAAGTACAAAATGTACTATTTGCAAGAGTTTTAGTATAAAAAGTTGAAGTTGCCTACGATTTAGTATACACATTGGACGAATCTGCTTTATCAGCTACCTATCCTAATATCTCTTCAACTTCTGCTCCAGTATAAGATGAATTATATGCCATAATTACGATTTTAATACATTAAAACTACTTCCATCGGAGAGTAGGAACCCTCCTCCGGAAGTAGTGAAAATTTCACGTTTACCTGTTTGATTAACTGTTAAGTTAGCAGATGCTTTATTATTACTAGTCTTGAAAGTAACAACTTTAGTTCTATCAACTCCTTCACAAGTTGAGGAAGATATGTAGACTTTACCAGATGTTCCTTGTGAAATAGTAATTTTATCACTTGTTCCATCATTCCAGGATACTGTGCCTAATGTTACGGAAGCTGAGTCAGTATAGTCATTAATTGTGTTATTTGAATTAATTACTGTACTTGTTGCCATTACATTAAGAAATAGTCCAAGAAGTGTTAGAATTAACAGTTACGGATACGGCAGTACCTGCAGCAGTCAAGGTGATAGATTCAGGATCAACGCTGATACGAGCATCACCAGCAGCCTGTTTAACAGCAATCTACTTAGCCAATGAAGTACCACCTGCAGGGGTAACTTTCAAAGTTCTAGTAATTTCTTCAATAGTATCATTCAGAGGAATGTCAAGAGTAATTGAGAACGCAAACTCTGCACTTGCACCAGGGTCTCCTGTGATTGCAGCACCATTAGATGTAGACTTGCCGCTAGCAGTATAAGTAGAGGGAAGAGTGACATCTACTGAATCGCCTACAAATGCGAAAGTTAAAGACTTAGAATTAGTTTTACCAGTAATAGTGACTTTGCCCGCGGTTTTATCAGCCGCCATTTCAGTACCATTATCAAATGATACATATTCAGGCTTAGCTTCCTAAGTTACTGCATAAGTAACAGGACTAGATACACCAACCGCTGTTACTGTTACTGTTGTACTACGGGTTTCACGACCAGTATGGACTGAACCCGTGTTTGAAATCGTTTTGTTACCACTGCCCGAAGTGGGGTTAGTAGTCAACCAACTTGCTTTTGCCATGTGATGAAAATTTTAAAAAGTTGTGATGAAATAAATTATTAATTTAAACTCCAATCAACGTTGGAGAAAATATCAACATCTGCTGTATTATTATTGCATTCATTTAAAAATACATATTCTGTTGATAACTCAATTGACGGACTATCCCTAGTCCATACAATATGATCTACGAATTTTAGAACATCTAAATTTACCCCATTAAATTGAATGTTCAACTTGTTCTCATTGGTATTATCAATTAGTAGTATCATAGTTTTTACTAATTATATTCAAGGTATTAGAGTCAGAGTTGTATTCCAATGTAAAATTTAGTCTAGATGCCAAATCATCTTTTTCAGATTCAGATAGTTTATCATAAGCTAAACTATTGATAATATCATCTCGAATAGTATCTAACTATTTTAATTTATCTTTTAGTTCTGGTAGATGACCATTATTCATTTGGCTTGTTGTTTATAGAATCATTCAGAATTTTATTTTTTAATTCTTGTAATTCTTCATTAGTTAATGTAGGTTTATCTGGAACTTCTGATTCAGGGATCTATTTCCAGTTATCTATACTATCATTGCAAGCTAATGAAATATATTTTGCATAAACTCTCGAATCTCCTTCAGACGGTTCTTCCGCTTGTGTAAATACATATCCGTCGTCCGCAGTGATGTTTGTATCTGCTTGTCTTGTTCTTGATCTATAAGTTGACTTAGAATTAGTTTTAGTATAAGTATCTACTGCATTTCTATCTAAATCATAAGCAATAATGGTAAATCCCTTATCTTTTATTGCTTGTCTCTATGCTGCAGTTAAGGCTTCTACTGACCATTTTGATAATGATAATGTACAAGCACTCATTCCGTTAGCAGCTCTGTCATAAGAATTAGTAATTAAACTATCAACTAATGATTGTAGATTCTCATCATTTAAACATCCCCATTGATATAAATCTACAAAATCATAGCTAGTTTTAGAACTTTTTCCTAAGTTAATAATGTTTACATAAGGAGTAGACGACACCTATCCATAATAATAACTTGCAGGATCTCCTGTAGTGACCTTCTCAAAGTTAAGTCCTAAGACTTTTTCTACTGTACAACCTATAAACATATGGTCTACATTAGTAGGTGTTAAATTAGATAAGTCACTTAACTCTCCCCCTCCTTGCCAACTTATCATCCAAGATAAAGATGTTAAATTAGGAAAATTGAATTTTGGTGATTTGGTTATGCCTGTAAATATTGGTTTTTTTAATCCAGTTACTTTGTTACCTGAAATTGTGATATCACTACAATCCCCAGAAAGTCCACCTGCTAATATTTGGTTAGCATCAGTTATACTATCGGGTAATTCCGTAATGGGCTAATAAGAAATAGCAGTACTTTCAAATGCAGAAGCTATTGAGACATAAAATCCTTTAGAAGCTAATTTAGGTATACTTTTAAGTCTGCTACAACCACTAAACCAATTAATAAGCCAAGATTGATAAGGTAACCATAATACTTCTTCAGTATTACCTTCAGGAGCTGCGGTTCCATCTACTAAAATATCCGTTCTTCCTTTAACAATTTCTAGATAAGGCATTTTTGCAAATAAACTGTTTTTATTCCATCCTGTAAACTTATCAAAATGGAAAGCAGGAAGTCTACGTAATTTACAATTATAGAAAGGCCCGTAGTCTGTCAGATTCTACACCTTAGAAAAATCAAGGAATGGAATATATCTAAAGTTAGTACATCCAAAGAATCCGTTTCCTAAACTAGTTAAATTACTAGTATCTATCTTTGGTAAAATTACTAATTTTGTATCATTTTTAAAAATCGTAGAAAATGAAGTTGTGCTTGGATCCCAACTATCTAATATACTTTTTGCATAGTCTATATTAGCCTAAGTTAGATTAGGAACATCTTCAATAATTTCTTCAATTTCCTCATCTGTATATCCTAATGAAGCAGTCTTTAATGCTTCACGAATTTCATCAGAAGTTAATTTACATCCATTATTTTCAGTTAAAATATCATTAGGAATAGCAGCGGTTAAGTCACATGGATAATATACAACTAAATCCCCTTCTGAGTTATTACCATATTCAACAGGAATTTCAGAAGTGTTGTAAGTTATAGGATAAACTGTCTTACCCTATACTCCGGAACGAACTTTAGAATTTTCAAAATGATTATATCCAGTTTCATCTGAAACTGTAAAAGTTGTGTTGATAGTATTCTATTCAAGAATAATTTGATTAGAATAATCAGGGATTGTTACACCATTACTATTCTATCCAATAGTAATACTTGAACAATTATTTCCTATTTTAGAAGAACGTACATTATTTTCAAGGATAACACCAGAACATCCGTCACCAATAGTATCTCCTACACAACCATTTTGCAAAGTAATATAATAACAATCACTTCCAATAGTTGTATTAAAACTATCTACTCCAAGAGTTATATAACCACCAGATTTAATAGTTACACTATCGGAACCATGTTCTAGTACAATATCGTATCCAGTAATATTACATCCATAACATTCCGCTCCTAAAGTAACTTTATTAGCAGAGATAGTGCTATCATTACAGTCCTTAGACAAAGTTACAGAATATGAACCATTTTTTATTGTAACATTATTAGATTTTGTAATATGAATGTCATAATTAAATCCATTTAAATTAATATTACTACATAATTCATTTAAATAAACATGATGACATCCTGTGCTTATATTTATATTATAGCTATTTGAGTCAATTTCAATATCATTACATGAATTGTTTAATGTGACCGTATAGCAATCATTTCCAATTTTTAAGTTATTTAATACCTTACCAAAGCTAAAATCATAGCCATTCTAACCAATAGAGACATTAGTAGTATTTTCTTTAAAAACAATATCATGGCAATTATAATCAATAAATATACCTGAGACAGTGCTACTTGTATCATCAATATCAAATAGAATATTATTTAAATATTGTTTTTTATCTACAGTATATGGTTTAATAGTAACATTAAAAACATTACCAGAATATAAATAGTTTTCTCCATAGCAATCAAAAGTATATTTATATTCATCTCCAGACTTAAATTGTATAGAAAAGAAATCATAAGGTAAAGTATTTTCATATTCATCAGTTAACTGATAAATAACTCCATATCCATTTTCACTTGCCCAATCATAGGTATTAATGTCATTATAGATAGTATATTTACAATCATAAACATTCCCGTCTACAATATATTTAGCATTAACATCTAAAGTATTTGAAGATAAAGCTGTAACATATAACAAATTATCTCCAAGATCTACACTTTGGATAGAGTCTCCAGATACTACAGTTTTATAATCAGTTATTAAATATGATTTACCTGTAATTAAAGCGTTAGTATCAATTAAATTTAATACTTCTTCTCTAGTCAACTCTTTTGCTTCAGTTAACTACTGAATAAGATTATATAATTTAACTATTGCCTAATTAGTAGTATCTGTTGAAGTAAGATCTACTCCTAATTTAGATGAGAGTAAATCTTCTAAGTTAAATAAACTATTTGTACTAAATTCTTCACCATTTAAATAAATGGCATTGGCTTCTGAAACAAAGACAATACTTTTAGGAAGTATCTAATCTTTATTGTCCAGATAATTTTTTAGAGTTTTAAAACGAATAAATTTTTTATTTATTGCCATATCGTTATAAAATTTTATTTAAAAGAGATTAGAGATAACCACAACTCAAAATCTCTCTCACTTATTCATCCCAGTACCAATCTAATTCGTCTATAAGACTATCTAAGTTGGTTTTATCTTCTTTACTCATCAAACCTAATGAAGTCTCAGATGCAAGAGGTATTGTAGTATATCCAGTTGTTGTTTTCCAAGCGGAACTTGTTGAATCAAAATATCTACCTTCTAAATAAAGAGCCACTCTTTCATCTTCTACTTTTAATTTTGCAGATGATAAATAAGGAGTATCATTAACACTATTAGCAAATCCAGTTAATTTAGAATATTGATTTGCTGTCATAACTCCTGCTGTAGTCGCAGTAGCAGCATCTATAGAAATTGTCCCAGTAGATAAACCATCTGACAAAGGAACTGCAGGTACTGATTCCTAATCTTCCCAATAATCTATCCAAGTTGGAACAAGGTGTACTTTAGTAGAATCATATTCTAATGATAGATCAGATAAATAATTCTAAGCCATCTCTGAAAGAGCATTATAGGCTTTAGCAGTCATAACACCTGCGGTTTTGGAAGTAGCTGCATCAAGAATAATGGAAGTAGTAGTTGTTGTAGGTTTCCCTAAATCTTCAACTTTAGAAGCGGTTGTACTTATGTTACTATAATCTTCCCAAGATTGTGAAATTTCAATATTATCAGTATCATAAATAGAACTTAATCCAGCAAAATGACTTCCTTTTATCTTATCAAAAGTATATTTATCAATACCAGTTAATAATCCATTAAATGCATAGATTTTTGTAGCAGTAGAATTATAATAAGCAGGAGAAAGAGTAATTGTATTTCTAACAGTAGTAGGATCACTATCATTTGTATATGTAGTAGTGTATGAGTCAAGATAATAGTTTTCTGTGCCATCTCTCCTATCCTAAATACCAACTACCATGCTAGAAATCTTATCTAGTTTATTATATTGTCCAGAAGATATTATACCTGATGTTGAATCAGATGCATAAGGAATTTGAATAGTATTATCACTATTAACTTCCCAAGTATTAGCATTAAATGTTTTAGTAGTAAACGATAATGCTACACCATCATCATTTGTATTAAACTAAAAATCTGTATTTAGAACATCAAGACCATCAAGACGCTTTTTATCTTCAGTTGATAAAATACCTCCAGTATTATTACTAGCGTGAGGGATAGTTACATATTGTTCTTTATCAGTCCAACTTTTAGAATCCTAATCATATGTTTTAACATTATAGACTATTCTAATATCTTTATCATAGAATTGTCTAGAAAGAGAACTAATAAATGAATCAATTGCTCCTGATTGTACTTCAATAGATTCTAATTTAGTAGCATTATCCGCAAGCTATTTTACTTGAGTAGGTGTCATTACACCTACATTACTTTCAGTAGCTGCCGGAATTGTTACACTATGAATTTCATAGTATGAAGTCTTTGCTTCATCATCAAATGCTAAAAATTTTATATTAACACGATATTCAGTGTCATTCTAAGAATCATCTAATATTTCAATAAATTCTTTATTTAAAGCATTTAATTTATTATACTACCAAATAGACATGATTCCTTTATTAGAGGAACTAGCTTCAGGAAGTTGTACAAAAGTATCTCTATTTGTTTTAGATAATACTCCGTCAGTATTTGTAATAGTAACATTACTTATTTTTAGACTTCCGTCTGTTTTAGCACTTACTGACCGTACATAAATCTCAGGTATAGTTTCAAGAATATTATTTAATGATTCTGTGTGTTTAGCATTAGATTCACTTAAAGCTTTACCTTTATCACCAGGATAAGCTGTTGAAGAGGTTTCTCCAAGAGCTAAAGATTGGCTAATTTCTATATAGCCTGTACCACTCCAACGATAGGTTAAATTAGTATCTTTAGATACATAAATCTTGTCAGACTCTCCAACTTCAGGGAAGTTAGAAACACTAACAAATTCTAGTACATCATCTACGTATGCAGGTAACTATGATGCAGGCACTAATCCAGTTGAATCAAGTGTAGCTACACCATAAGGCTAACCCATTTCAGAGCGTTTAACTTGAGAATCATTAGTTACATTATCTAAACCAATTTGTTCTTTAGTAACGTTATGAGGATTAGCAGTATTTTGTATATGTTTATCTAAATCAGCCTAGGCATTATCTCCAGAAGATTGTGCCGTACTTATAAGGTCTGAAAGTTGATCAACATTAGGAAGATTCTATAATTTAATTATTTCAGAATCATCTACTAATGATTTATTTTCAACTTTATCAACTTTAGTATTTAAATTATTATTTAATTCATCTAACTAAACTTTATCTTCTTTCGATAAGAGTCCATCTGATTTAGATGTAGCGGTTTTTAACTAGGTATCTAAGAAATTTTCCCAGACTCCATTATTATAGTTCCACTGACTTCCATCAGATTTGATCCATAAATGATAATTAGAAGGAGGGGTATTATCACCCCTCCATACTGAAACGTTTTTATTCATTATTTATTTTTTAGTTATCAGATACTATTACTTTATTAGGAGAAATCTAATTATAAATAGATTTTGTTGTATTATCAGAACTTACTAATTGATTTGAAGAAATATTTAAAGTACCAGTATTAACATCTACACTCATGAATTTAGAATTTAACGAAGTCATTTTTGGAAGTTTTATAAATTCTCCAACATAAGAACTACTATTTCCAAATCCAACTTTAGTCATATATCCATTATTAGCTAAATTAGGGAATGTACTTGTTATTGTTATATCTCTAACTAATTCTCCACAAGTTATAGCCATTACATGAGTATCAAATAGATTTGAGTAAGCAGAATCATTACTTAATTTATTTTTAGGAATACCATATTGTATTTCATATGTATTATTTGTTTTAATATTAATTTCACCCATGAAATTATATAAAGCAATTACTTTAGTATGATAGGTTAAACCATTACCATTTTCATCATGACTAAATAAATCATGAGATAATTCTGCATTAGGCATACCTTCAGAAAGAGAAGTAATATTACCTATTGATTTTGTAGAACAAACTAAATAAATAGAATTATAATCTGAACCTGAAGAATATGCGGGAACTCGCATTTTAAAATTAAAAGCACCTGATAAAGTAGTTACAGTAGTAAAATTATCAGGAACAAACTAGAAAACTCCATTATCAGAGTCATCTCCAAAAGAATAGATTTGATAAGGTATTATATCTAAATCTCTAAATATTCCTGTAAAAGAGTTACTTTTTGTATTCTTATTCATATTCCAAGGAATTAAACCTTGTAAATTAGAATTACCAAAAATCCCATCATTAGTCCATCCACTAGTTCCATTCTATGAAGAATTATATAATATGTCAGGACTTACAAAAAGTTTAGGTTCTGAAATAGATAAACGATTATTTCTACCTGAACCTATCTCACATTTAGTTTTTAAGGCTCTCTATACATCAGAATATTCTGTGTTCTGCTAAAGACTCTTTTTTACACCATTTAATGTATAAGTAGTGTAATCTAAAACCTTTCCTGTTTCTGTATCAACAATTCTATTAGGAGTAACAGAATCTTCATCCTAAAAATAATTCTATCCAGAAGCAAAAGTACAATTATACCAACAATATGGAATATTTATAGTCTTATTTTTATAAGTATATTCAATTAATGTAACTTCTTCACCAAGATCCGTACCATCATCAACTATAACTTGAGTTCTACTTTCTTGTCTAGCTTTGAAAAAGTCAAAAGGAATTGCATTAGCCCATTTAGTATTAGCAAAACCTTTATACATATATATTGTATTACCAGTAAGCTTATTAAAGAACTATAAATCAAATTCAATAGGCTAGTCTAGACTACTCTTAAATCCATCAAATAACTAAATTAAATTGGTAGTAACATCACTAGTACCCTCAGGTAAAGAAGCATCATAACTATCTAATAAAGTACAATTATAGAATAAGTGATTAATAGAACTTGGATGATAATAAAAAATTAAATTCCATAATTTTAAATAATCCTCTCTTGTTATTTTTCTAGGAAATGTTAAGTATTCTTGTACAGAACTACTAGCATTAGTTCGTATATCATGAACTATTCCTCCATTCTTAAAGAATTGCTCCCAATTAATCCAAGTAAATAAATCAACAGCTTCAGATATATTATTTATTAAGAAACTATAGCCTGAAATTGTTATTAATTTTGTTAATGGATATAAAGCTTTATCAAAATTAACAGCAATAGGATTACCTCTAAATACATTATATAAGGTTGTAATATTGGGAGTATTAATAAATGCATTCTCAAAGTCAAGTGTATTACAAGCTATTGTAAAATTACGTAAAGTCTATAATTGATCAAAAGAATAATCAAATATTTTACTTAATTCTACATCAGTAATTTGATTACCTACAGTATCTACAACTTTTATAGACTAAAAATTAAACACATCATTAATATTCCCACCTCCAGAAAGTATTGTAACCTTATTTGCTATTGTTTTATAAGAATCATACGTTATAGAGTATGGTGGAACAGATGTAGTAGTAGTATCTCGTAGAAATCCATCTATATCATAAGATGACTCATTCTAACCGAAATCATCAGCAAACATATAAGGATTCCAATATTCAATAGGATTTGCTTCAAAAACTCTTCTAGCATTTTGTATATTTGTAAATCCTTTAAATTGAATAGCACTAGTTTCTTCCTAATCTTTATCTGCTAGAGCTTCTTTTAAAGGATATTTAATACCTCTATTTCTAAATAAATAATCAATATCAGTTATAGCACTCTTATCAGTAATACATCTATCTAAAAAATACTAGACCTAAGTTGTTTCCCAAACTGTATAATTAGATAAGCTATTATAGAAAGTATAATTCAATTTACTAGTATTCGTTTTAAGATTAGAATAATCTCCATTAGATTGGTATAATGCATAATAAGGTGCATTACAAAATACTCTAATTCCATTAATAGTAGGAATACCACCATCTAAATACTCTAAATAAGTATTTTCAAAACAGCTTTGTTCTAAGTATACTACTTTATTTGGTAATTTTACTGTATCAAATCCTACAGTACTAGTTAATAATAAACTTTCTAAATTTGTTAATTTAGATAAATCTAAAGTACCTGGAGTTCCAGAATCAGTAACATCACTTACACATGTAATAGCTGTTCTATTATTTGTATAATTCCCAGAACAGCCTGTTATTTGTAATGTTTTAACAGTACTACCTAAAATTATAGTTTTAAGATTTGAACATTCTTGAATATATACTTTTTCATAACCCTAAGCATTTATTGTCGTAACAGAATGATCATTTGTAATTGTTAAAGTACTTCCACTAGTAAATGTATCATCAATACTTATATTGTACTGATTAATACTATGTCCACTAAATACAACATTTTTTCCTATAGCTAATTTACCATAAGCTATTGATAATTGCTAACTTAAAGTTATAGGACTAGACATAGTTAATGTCTCAATATTTGAACAATTTTGAATAGTAATGAAGTTACTATTAACACCACTTATATTTATAGTCTTAACTTCCTCTTTATCAACTGTCAAATTAAGTTTAGAATTAGCTATATTAATAGTAGTTAAATTAGGATAACTGTCATTATTCTAAGTATTAGAAAAAGTTAATGTTCCAGTAGCTTTACTATTTCCACTAAAGTTTATTTCTGTAACAGAAGGAGTTATTAATGTTATTCCTCCTACAGACGCAGTAGAACATTTAATGTTTTCTAGATATCTACTATTAATATATAAAGTTCCTCCTTCATCATTAACAAATGATCCAACATCATCTATATATGTCCAATTAGAAGAACCTCCAAATTTTGTAGTTACAGATCCAGTTGTTGACCGTTTAAATTTATAAGTATTTTCACTACTTTCTAATAAATACTAATCAGAAGTATCGGCTATTGTAATTACTAAGGGAGAATAATCTATGGCACTTACAATAAAATCATAAGATTGTCTTTTTATTCCCTAACCATCTGAAGAGAATATATCATTATTAATAATAACATCAGAATTAGTAGACGTATTCTCAGTATTTAAATAATAGTCATTATCACCTTTTCTCTTGTATTCATTAGTAGCTTCGTCTAACACCATAATAGGTTGTGCAGCACACTATAGATTAAAACACATGTCAAGAAAATGTAATCTTTTATTAACCCAATCTCTCACATATTCAATACGAGAACCATTAAAACATGTAAAACTTTGAGAGTCTAATAAATATTTACCATTATCAAGATTTAATTTAAAATATTTAAATCTATAATTTAAATTAAATATTAATGGATCAATATCTTTAGTGTGGTTAATATAGAAATTTTCAATAAATGTATCTGCATTATAAAGAGGGCCTTTTCTTCTAGTACCATCAAGTTGTGTTGTTTCATTTCTCCATTTATACCATAACTATTGAGGACTTAACAGTGTTTCAGTAAATCCTGTCATAGATGAAGCATATTTTGCAATTGCAAATAAATAAGAAGAAGGTAAATCGTATCCTGAGAAGCCTGTAGAAGGATTATAGTCTCTATAAATTGTTGTAGTTCCAACATTACCATCTGAATCAATATTAGGAAGCCAATAATCAGAGAAGGCTTTGAAATCAACATTAGAAGCACCAGCATTATTTAATGCAAAGCAACTATCCATATCATAGAAAGCAGTTTTAACTATATTCTTATTAAAACTCTTTAAATTTAAGTTTTTAATAACAGAATCTACTAGACCAAACGCCATACAGATAACATAATAACATAAAAGACTAGTATAATCAATATTTGGTGACACTCCTTCAGTTTCATTACCATTAACATACAATGACAAATCATTTGAAGAAACACTTAAATTTTCCTCTGGAAGTTCTTTCCATTCATTTAATGTACGCTTATATTGAATTTTATAATCTGGTACTTGATTTTTAGAAATATCTGTCCCTTGAACAACAGCATGATAATCATCAGTTCTATCACCAAAGGATTTTCCTAAAGAATTCCATATAAAAGCTCCTGCTTTTGTTGTAGCTTTTACAAAATTCTATACATTATTTTGGAACTTATCAGAATCTCCTGTATAAACAAGATCACCAAACATTGCTCCAGTATCTTTTTGAGTAGCAGTATCTTTAGCAAATAATACTGTTTTATCATATTGTGAAAAATCAAATCCAGAAGTATTGTTCTATATTTCAGCAACCCACACATCATCTTTTATAGTAGGTGTTACTTCACCTGATGTTAAGGTACCATTAATAGTATAAATTCCAAATCCTTCTTCTAGTTTCTAATCACTTTCATTTTTTAACGCTTTTGTTAAATCAGAATAACCTAAATTAAAGTAAGAATCACGTCCTAAATTAAAATTATAAATACCTAATAAATAAAACTCATCTCCGAATGAAGAAGAATTTTCATCACCTGTTCCTAAGTTTAAAATAACCATTACAGGAAATCCTTCAAGACAATTCTTTACATGAGTATTATATTCATAAGTAGTATCATCATATAATCTAGGAACTTCTGTATTAATAAAAGCTCCGCAGGCATTGTTATTAGTATGAGATGAGTCAACAGAGTCTGCTTTTAAGTTAAACTTTGTTTCAGGTAAGAATGTAGTAGTATCCGACTTAGAATAATTAGGAGTAAATACAGGAGTAGTTTGCACAGTCTCAGTAACTGTATTACCCTTTATACCTACCTATAAATTTTTTCCTGGGAAAATATATGTAGAAGATCCTTGGAAATTAAAATAAAAGTGATTTTCACTTCCAGGATTTTTCTTACTATTTATAACATCCTCACCAGCCTAGGCATAATAAAAATCACATTCAAACTAATAAGATGCAAATTCAGGACAATTAATACCCGAATCTCCCATATTCATCTAAAAGTTTTTTATATTTAATTCCATATCTGTATCTTTTAATACAGAATTTTGAGTACTTTTAGAAACATAAAATAGTAAAGTAGGAATTTTACTAGCTTGAGATAATTTACTAACAGCAGAAGAATTTAAAACAATAGCATTATCTTTAAAAGTATATGTTGTATTAGAATCCATTAAAACATTCAATATACCTCTATCAATATTCTCTTGCTGTAATTTTTTCTATTGATATGCTTTGTAATAATTTACAACTACGGTATCAATATGGCCATAATCATAATTCTATATATAATCAACTTCTAATAAATTGATATAATAATTTAATGGATTTAATGTAATACTATTTATATTTAAATAACTTGTAGTTAAATCACTCCATCCTAATTCAAGTTTACCATCAATATATAATTCTCTACCATAATAAATAGTTTTAGTAGCACCTGTACCTGTTTCAGCAACTTTATGCTAACAAATAGTAATTAAATGATAGCCATCATTATCAGTATTAAAATCAGAACATTTGGCAATCGTTATTACTTTATTAGAATTTGAAACTTTTGTAGGGAATATTTCGATAGTATCATTATTTGTAGTTTTGAGAGTAAATATAGCTTTATTTTCAGAATTAATTTCACTAAATTTTAAGCCAAAACTAATTAATGTAGCAACATCAGATGATGTATTTTTAATATTAAGATTATCAATAGTAGTAGAATTACCATTAGCTTTTAATTTAAATTGAGCTTCATTTGATAATCGTAGGGTATCTGAAGATGTTCCTGTTCTATAATAGGTAGATTCATAAACAGTATCTTCTTTACTAAAATAATCAACGTCTTTAAACTAATCAAAAACATACAAATAAATAGATTTACTATAATTTGTTCCTGTTTTTAGCTTAACTTCATAACTACCTTCATTAGCAGCATTTATCTAAATAATAGTATCTGTGCGTTCAGTAATAGTAGAAGTTTTTGAATCATCCAGATTGCCATTTAAATATACTTCAGTAGTTATGGTAAAATTAGAACCATTATTAGATTTACCATTATATATAAATGCGTGAAGATTAATAGTCCCATTCTAATATTTATTAGCTGAATCGTAATCCTATGGCTATTTATAAATAGTTCCTGTATCTGGGGTTACTAAAATATAAAAATCATTCGGAATTAAATAAATACTTTGAGATAAAGTATCAATAGTTTCTTCAGTTAAACGATCTGCTAACTATAAATTAATATCAATAGACCATGTATAAGAACCAGCACTATCATTAGATAAGTTAGAAATTAATTCTTTCAAATTATATTTTATAGTGCCAAAATCGTTTTCAATTGGAACTGAAACAGATTTATCATTGAAAGATATATCTAAAGAACATTCTTTATAATCAACCACTATGTTATAAGGAATTTCTAACATTAGTCCATTATCTTCAATTTCATCTATAAAGATGTTAGTTTCAGTATATTTTGTTCCTGAATTATTAGTTAAATACGCGTCAAATGTATATGCATTAGGTTTAATTGTGACGGTATTTAAAAGTATTTCATTATTAGGATCACGTACTTCAACTACTAGAGTAGTCTCTTTAGCAATAGCAATAGAAATATCTTGTTGCCAAGTATTATCACTATTTAGTTTATAAGTCGAACTATATCTAGTAGAATCTCCTAACTTATACCTTACAGTAAATTCTCTACCTTGAGGATTAGATATACTTACACTCAAAGTATAAGTACCTGTACCTGATAATACTATAGTTCCTTTATCTTCTACACTTTGATTACCAAAGGATATATAAGCAGACCACTAAGTATTAGAAGTTCCTGATGAAGAACCTCCACCAGAACCAACGCCACCATACTTATAAAGCCATTTTACATTGCTTTTAAGCTGTTGTATATCTCCTTGCTAAGATACTAATATGTTATCTAAGTCATTACCGAGGTTGGAGGCTTCCCCAACCACGGTAACATCTTTAGAAGTAATTATATTTTTACCATTTAATTTCATAGCGTAATTAAAGTTTTATTGGCAGTACTCCAATCTCCATAATACTCAGTTCCTTCATTTAAATATTCTAAACTCATATCAGAAGAATCAAAAGTATTCTAATCAAACTTGTTTTTACTAGTTTTAATTCCTTTAATTCTAACAAGTTTAATACCAGTAGAATCACCATATTCAATAATACCAAACATAGGATATAATTGTTCTTGTGAAGGAGAACTACCATTTGTCTATGGTACAAATTTAGAGAATCTCTAGGTAGCAGCAGGCAATTCTTTATTAGAATTTAATTTATATCCAGTAGCTTGACACATAAAATAAACAACAGCATTATTTAATGTATCTGTAGTCGGAGTAACAGGATAGAAATATCCAGATTCAGGATCTCCTACATCAGTAATATTAGCATAAGGAAGTTTAGTTAAATTCTAACCATCTACAATGAATTCAATAGTATCATTTTTTAATGATGAATCCATGTACATTGGACTATTTGTTTGCATACCTTTATAATTTTCTCGTAATGGATAGGTGCAAGCGTATGTATGTTTATGACCTCCTATACAAAGTTTTACTCCTTTATCTTCAAGAAGTCTACTAAACCAATAAGTACCTTTACCAGTTTCATCAGCAGTAATTTGATTTAAATGACTGCCAACTAATCCCATTGCATTACTACTTTTATCTTCAGAACGATATGCTGACATAATATCAGTAGTACTTGCAAGATTTGCTTTAGTAATAACAGTAAATGGCATTTCATGACATACAGCGGTTACATTATTAATTTTATTAAAAATCCAATATAACTATTCATAAATATAAAGATTATCAGAATCAATATATTTTTTATCATTATCGGTGCCAATTGTAAATCCTGTATAGATATTAATTATATCATTTCCTGAAGTAGCTTTAAACCAATCTCTACAATTAATTTTAGTTATTTCTGAATTAACCATTAAGAAATTCTATTTAGAATTTCCAAAATAATAAAGAGATGGAATATATCGAGTTATACCGTCAGTTCCTGTATATATAGGAGGAATCTATTCATCAATTTCGTAGCAATAGAATAAGTGAAAATAGTAAGAATTTGATTTGCCAGCATCATCACCTGTTCCTAATTCAGAAGGACTTGTTCCACATAAATCATTATTGCCTACTACATTCATCTATTCTAAATGATCAAATAATACTTTGCCAGCATTATAATAATCTAACCATTCATTAATACGTGTACCATTTTGAGTCATGTCACCCGTATTGATTAGAATAGGAATAATGCCAGAACGAGCAGAAATTTCTTCATTTATTTTATTAGCTGCAGCAGCCCACGCTTGATACTCTACCCAATGAAATCCTTGCTAATCTGTAATTTGATAGACTACAGGAGTATATGATTCAGGGTATATAGTAAATGTACATTCTTCTGAACAGTGTTCAAAATCAGGATTACCATTCTTATCTTCTCTACCAACTACATATGTGTAAGTTTTAGGAGAGGATACAGAAGAATCAGTTATATCAATAATACATTTATGTGCAGTAAATCTAGTATTATCAGCAGGGAAAGTACTAATAATTCTTGCATAAATTACATTATTAATGGTCTCACTAAATTCTTTTCTATGAGGATAAGTTGTAGACTCTGCTATTTTAGTTTTAATTGTTTTATATGATTCAAACTTTTTCCAATCAGAACCATCTTTAATAAAGACAAATTCATCAAATACTCCAGCAGAAATCCAATTAAAACATCTTGTCTTATGTATATCAATACCAAAAGAACAAGTAACCATATTAGGCTTATAAAGATTTAATTTAGATTTATCTGTACATACATTCTTATTTTCATAAGATGCTTTCGGAGTATAGTTAGAAATAGGGAATCTTTCATCTGTATGAGGAAATTCAATATACTCTTTATTTAAAGTAAGATATTGATAGTCTGTGGCAGGTTTATTCCAACGAACTCGTGAACTATCTTTAGAGTATAAAGCTTGATATGCTTGATTAGCGGGATCAAGTTCAAAGGTATTTTTAAAAATACAATTTGAAGTAGCAGTAAATGCACTAGGAGTCCAATAATTATTAGTTCCATCTAACTTATTAGAACCAATACACATCGCATCAATAAAATGAGGATCATAATTACTATATGTGTCACCATTTATAGAAAGCAATGATGTGTTATATTCTAATGTTTCTAATCCTAAAGTTAAACAGAATCCAATACCATTAGTTGCGTTAAAACTAAAATCAATTAATTCTCCATTATCATACCATTCCTAATCATAGCTGGATACTTTAACAAAGCAATTAGGAGAATCATATTCTACGTATTGTTTACCTCTAATTAAATAGGTACTTCCTGAATATATTACACCAGTAAGTGCTAAATGCTTTACTTCAACTTTTTTGGTAGATGTATTCATCTTTGCGAAATGTAGATAACAACCATCGAGATTAAAATCTCTATCTGATGTATTTTCTAATTCTACATAAGCATGAGAACATCCAAATACCTCATCCCCTTCTTGAAGAGCGTAAACAGCTCCAATTTTTAATCTATCTGAATTAAGACCAATATTATTAGTAATAGAATTAACATTAGTCCCATCAGTTCCTTTATAAATGTAAGCTCCAGAAGTTCCAATAAGACCACGGATATTTCCAGTAGTATTAAGAGCTTGCTGGATATATGCATTATCTTCTAATTTTTCAATATCAGTAATTTTAGAGCTTACAAGATTACCTTCTGAATCTACTGATATTTTATATTTATTTCCAGTGTCTTGATGAATAAAAGTAAGGTCTGCAATATTATTTAAATGTATATCAGTAAAATTACCATTACTATCTTCATCAACAACAAGTCCAATTTCTTTTAATAATTCTAATACTTCAGATTCATCCATTCCGCTGTTTGAATTACTTGTATTATTGTCAGTACTAGCAGTTCCAATTGCTACAATCTTATTATTAGATTTAATATATAGCTTTTCTTCTCCTTCATCCCATATAAGTTCTTTGTTTAATAATTGAGAAGAGATTTTATTCATTACTTCCTTAGATTTAACTGAACGAATAGTTATATGAGCTGCCTCGTATTTATATTCTTTATCATCAGGTAAACTTGGAAATACGGAGTTGGAGAAATCCTAATACTTTGAATAAATATTAAATTTAGTTAAAGTTAAATCTGTAAATTCTACTGTATTGATATAATAACTAGAAGAGACTTCATAAATGTTATCATTTAATGTGTTATTATTCCAATAACCTGCAGATATTACTGAATCAGTATATCCATTAGTAATTTGAACATATATATAATTAGCACCTTTATCATCTTGTTTTCTACTTACTAATATCATGTAATTATAAAGAGAACAAGTATTATGATTAAGTTTACTAAGGTCTATTACCAAATCTTCTCCAGTCTTATCTTTTAAATTTACTTTTATAGTTTTCTTAGTACTAGTAATGTAAAGAAATAATTTTACATCTTCAACATTACTTAGATCACAAGTATAAGTTCCAGTATTATTAATTGTCAACTATCCTGATACAGTAATATCAACATTTTCAGATGGAAGAATATTATTTCCTGCTTTCATAGGAATAATCTATATAGCAGATAAATCATCTTCATCAATTGCCCATAAAGGTTCATTATCACTATCTTCATCAATACTAGAGGATAGTGCAGTATTACCGTCAGTATAGGAATTAATTCCGTATTTAAAAGAATTTCTTAGTTTTGTAACTTCAGATTGTAGAGAACGAATTGCAGAAAATAAAATATCTAAATATGAACCATTAGTAGAAGTTGTATATTGTTTTTCTGTAATTTCTCCTTCAAGATCTGATTCAGTATCTATTTTAATATATTCATCAGGGAGATTACCTTCTTGGTTATTAATTATCTCCTGTGAATATATAGGAATACCCTATACAGTAGAAAGAGTATTACTTTCAGAAACTTCCCATTTACCATTTTTAAGAACATAGAAATATTTTTCATCTATATCCTTATTTACACGGACTAAAGTTCCTTCATCGTATTTATCTGTAGAAAGTAATTTAAGGTCTTGATTAGTTTCAACAATGATGTAATTTGAAGATCCTTCATTTTTACTAATTCCAAGATTTTCACGAGCTAATGCTTTTTCTTCATCACTCCTGAACTCGCTTAAATACTTATTTTTCTACAGATAACCTCTTTCGTCAGTACAAGGCCCCTAACACTAATTCTTAACAAACAGAGTCTATTTCATAAGTCTAAAGAGTTAAAGTATCTTTATCCATATAGCTTAATACTGCTCCATCAGTAGAATTGTAAACAGTTTTATGCATGTTTGTATTAAATATTGATGAATCTTTAAGAACTATATCATTAGTTCCATTTTCTATAGTTGTATTCTTAATCTAAGTATTTACATAAATATTAGAACTTCCTGAATTTACTATTACATCGTTAGCAGATTTAAAGAATATAATATTAGAACATCCTTTATTCAAAGTTACATTTGTAGTACTTGCTTCAAATGTTTTATATTCTTTTACACTATCTCTAGTAGTAATTCCTAGGTTAGTCTATAGAAAATCTTTAGTTAATTCATATTTAATACTTTTAAAATCGAAATATGCGGAATTTCCATTTTCATCTTCTAAATATGTAATCTTTCCTTTAGTTGAAACATCTCCTAACTATTCTGAGTTCCAATCATATTTTACAGTCCATAATAAACTTTTAGTAAAATCAGAAGAAAGAATTTTAGCATTATCATCTAAAAGTGAATCAGTTAATGCTTCAACTATAATCTAGTATTTATAAGAAGGATGAGAATCTAATCCCCAAACTTCTCCAGTATTAGAAGTATAAATAGTCTAAAAGTCTGTGATTACATAAAAATGACCTGTTGATAATTCTTTATTTTCAATTAACTAGCAAAGTTCATCATATGTAACTAATATATATATTTTAAGATAATTATCAACATATTCAGCTATATCTTCTCTTTCCATAATACCTAAGTTCTTACGTATTAAGGCTTGTTCAGATTTAGTATAGCTATCGAAATAAAAATCTTTCTTTATATATTCTTCTAGATCAGCAAAACAGACATGTCTAAATTTATGGTCATTCATTTATTAATTTCTCGTATATAAAGTTTTTATTATCAAGTGCTTCATGTATTTGTATAAAACAAATCATGTCTAAAATATGTTTGTAATCATCTTTATATCCCTTATGTAGTCTTTTTACAAAGGACTTATATTCGTCAATTACTTTTTCTTTAACCTTTGCAACCACAGCCTTTTCCTCCAGATACCATTTTTAGTGATTGATTACAAATACCATTACATCCTCTAACTTCTTCAAGTATTCGTTCTGCTTCATATAACATATTACGTTCAATATAATATGTTAATACATTAATCGTCATCCAAATAAAATCACGATTAAATTGTAATGTATCTAAATCAGAATTTTTAGATTTACACTTAGTTAAGTTAGAACTTAGTAATCCTTTACACAAATCTACAAAACATTTCCATAAAAAACAAATAACAAATATGTCTTTTGACGCTTTTGCTAATGTAGTTTTTTCAGGATTCATTTCGAGAACTTCTTCAATTTCACAAAGTATAAAGACTTCGCCATTCCATTTATAGATGAGATCACCATCTATAACATAAGTATTAGTATAGTAATCAAAATAAGATTTATCTTCATTTAAAATCTTAATTGCCCAATCTAAAGTAGGTAATACTATTTGTGTTACAGTATAGAACCCATCTTCATTAAGTTTAATATGTGATTCATCCAAGTAAGAAGAATGATCCACATATTCCGTAGCAACGATTTTACGACCACTTATCTTATTTAATTCTAAGATATTAACGGTGGCAGTTTCACTATATTTGAATTTATCATACTTAGTAATTTCAGAACTTTCCTCCAAATATAGTTTATGTTCATAAGATAATCCAGTTATAGTTAGTCCACACTAACTTTCCTAGCATACATTAAATTTAGGTATCATATTTGTCTAAGTTTGTCATTATAAGGATTACCGTCGTATAATTGCTGAATCTCAACTTCAGTACGGCGTTTAGCTTCTTCTGCCATCTTCTCTTTATAATCTCTATCAGTTTGAGCTTTATACCATTCTAACTTATTTTCCATATTAGCTTTCTATTTTTCCAAATCCATTTTACTTTGATTTAGCTATTCAATTTTAGAATTAGCTTGCTGTAATTGTTTACTGGATTCTTGTAATTGCTACTGTAATTCTTCAGCCTATTTAGAAAGTTGTTGTATCTAATCATTTTCTTCTTTCTAAATTTTCATTGCTTTCTTGATTTTAGCTTTTAGATCTGGTATACTCTTACTAGTTAAAGCTTCTATGATAATATCTGGAGGTAAACCTCCTGATTTGACAAACTCTGGAATAATAGACTTAACCTATTCGAGGTCTTTAATTACGTCTGAACTGGTAATAATACGTATGTCATGATCAGTTAAAGTGAAATATTCAGGACGTGCTGTAAATATTTTCTAATATTTATCTCCTAATATAATTGTTCCCGTAAGACCATTTTTATAAACAATCTTAGCTTCATTTAAACAATCAAGTAATATTTCATTTACTATTAAATCCATCTAATGATAAATTTGTTTAGTAATGATAAATGAATTATTTACTCCCTACTTAATATTAGTAACAGCATCTCGTTGTTCGATACCATTTAATCGTTCTCTAAATACTCCAGTAATAGAAGATACTGTCTATTCTATTGAGTCAATAGCAACTTGAATTGCTTGAATAGCCTACTATTTTACAGTATCATCATATCCATTGAATATAGTATTTATAGGAGCAGTTCCTGAAGCAATTCTACCTTCTTGAGAAGAATCTATAATACCCATGCCTTGCTTCTTATAAGATTGCCACTTAATTAATCTTTCAGGAAGACTAGCACCCAATTCTGCAGGTATTAAAGTTAAGTCAATCCAATCACCAACAGTACCACTATTAGCAATAAGATTATCTCTATAAAAGTTAAGAAGGTCATATTCATCTTGCAAATGTTCACAAGCTACAACCATTGAATAAGGTTTAGTTCCTCTATTTAAGAAATAAATACCATTAATAGAAAGACTACAATAAGATGGATTAGATTTACTACGCATTACCTGTTCATTCTTACCTTTAAGAATATAAATTTCTTCACCAATTCTTATTGTTTCGTAACGTTGCATTACATAGTCTTTATCAGTTTCAATCCATTCTACTTCATATACAGGAATTAATTCCTAAGTAGTTCCAACTGAAGTATCTGGATATCCAGGTGTCACTTCTACTCCTGCTTGTAATCCATCAGTAGCAGGTACACCTTTACAACTATTCATACGTACATAATACATTGAAGTATCATATATAGAACTCCATTTTTCTTCAAGAAGTTTTCTATCAGATGCCTTCATATCTTTTCCATACTTATTAAGAATTTGTTCTTTAGACATCCAACTTCTTACAACTGCACGATATGAATTTTTTACATAAGGTGATTCAAAATTTCTATCAATAAAAGTATTTAAAGGATTAAGAGGCCTAATTTTAATATTATTTTTTTCTACAGTAGGTTCTACTTTGTAGAAAGCATATCCTGTAATAAGTAAGTCTAATAATAAATCTCTAAGGATTGTAATCATATCTGTATCTCTAGATTGCATAATATAATCAATAACATTCTAAGCAGCAATCTCGTATTCAGATACAAAGTTATTATTAATATCATCAGCGACCTATTTTAATTCTTTTTCGATTAATCCGTCGTTAATATTTTTTCCATCAAGAAATTTTAAAATGGCATTTTTTAAATGATTTTTTAAATAGGTATAAATGCTTTCAGATATTTTTAATTGCTTATCTCTCTCAATATTATTTATAGTTTCACTATCTTTACAAAAGATTTTAGGTATAATAGGAGTTCCGAGATATTCACCAATAATTGCATCAATATGTTTTCTAATTAAAGGTGTAAAATGTAAAGTAGTAGGAGTATTTACTCCATATACTTCTTCCAAATATCGGAACTAATCCTTATCTCTTATTCCATTATAATAATTATATGCCTTTTGTAAATCATATTTTGAGTAAACCAATTCTCCGATTGCTTTATCGGTCTTTTCAATTAATTCGTCTTTAGTCATTACAACTACACTTTGTATTTAATGGTTTACAATTATATGGATACATCATATTCAATTCTCCATAATTTACATGTATAAATCTTCTCAACTCTTCTTTAAGAAATTTGAGATATTGTTCATCTTCTAACTCCGCATAAATTGTTAACGGTTTATTAGGAACTCCTAATCCCAATTTAATACTATATCCAATAGGTTCTAATTTCTTAATATCTAGAGTACCTATATATTCTTGTTTATAAATATTCCGAAAGTATTCGTGGATTACTTGTTTTAATTCCTCTATCTTCATATTCAAAATATGCGTTATTATTTATAGGATTCTAAATTTGTTTAGGAATACGGCCGTAATGTCTAACTCCTTCATAATCGTTATAATATCCAAAGTCTTCCCAAGAATCAGGAGTTGTCTAAACTGGTCTTGCGACTACTCCTTGTAATTCTTCATCTGCTAATAAAGCCATTGCCATAGATGCTATAATATCGAACTTACGTTTATTTTCATCAGTATAACGATTAAGTTCATCAAGCATTTCATCAAACCATATTAAATGACAATAATCATTTACATAATCAGCAATTAAATCTGTTTGATGATCAATAATAGCAGCAGTAGCAGGTGTTCCATATTGTTTATTTGTATTTCTTACAGCATCCGAAAGAGTAGCTCTAGGTCTACGCATGAAGTATCTCATTAACTTCTATACTTTAGCGTGAGGAATAATACCTTGTCGAGTAGCTTCTATATTTACCTAAGCATTATAATACTACATTAATTTAAATGTAATTTTATAAGCTTCTCGAATATCATTTGGTCTATCTTTATAAATTGCTACAAACTAAGGTTCTTCAAGACCATAAGCTCGCTTATAAACAGTTAAACAGAAATCAGAAGGATCTTTGGTATTTTCTGAAGTTTGCTATTTACCAATATCAATACCGTCAATACCAATTACATATAAGTCTCTAATTGGCCCTTCTGGAGGATTCCATATAATTTTACCATTTTCATCCTTTTTCGGAGGAAGTGTCCAAATAGGATGTTCTAATATCTTAATAGGAGCCGACTTATTAGGAACCCATTTAAATCCTGTAATATTTTCTTGAGCATGATTATTATTTCTATAGGTATATTCTATATATCCTACATCAATAGGAGGACATTGTTTCAATGCTCGAATACGTGTTAACTATTCTGCAATGTTAATCTTATTGAATTTATTATCACCTTCAAGTGAAAAGGCTTCTTCTGCATTATAACAAAATTCTGCACAATAGACTACTAATTCTTTTGGATCTGCAGCTTTTATAGCTCTAATTCTATCAAAGTATTTCTTTCCATCTTCATCACTTATCCAACCTCTTTTATCAAGAAGATGTGTTTCTTTAATAGTTTTAAATGCAGGTAGAAAGAAAGCACTAATAGTTATATCACCTGTTTGTGTATAAGAATGTTTATAAGGTAATACTCCAAATACTTCTGGATTATAATATACATTTCTTAAGCCTTCCATCTAAGCACCGGATTCACCACCCGTACCACCAAGCAACTTTAAACCCCATTGGTAACCAATTTGTCCAACAAGTGCATCTGCTTGAGTATATGCTTTAGTAAAATTAGGCCAGAGTCCAACCTCTTCAAACATTAGAATATCAGTACGATCACCACGAAGTTTACCTGGTTTATCTACTACAATTCCTTGTATTTGAGATTGCCAACCAACAGGAGTTTTAACACCATTAAGCATTTTAAACTATCCTGACTTTTTTAGATATGCAGAGTCTGTAATACGGCCATGAGAAAATCCTCCATCTGTATTATTATCTAAGAAGGAAATATTAGCCCATACTTTTTCAAGTAATTTATCTAACTAAGTGCTAGCAAAAGCACATGCTACATTCACAGACCCTTTAATAACAGTATAACTCTTAGATAAAATCGCTGCTTCAATTTCCGAGTAACCCGCAGCTCTGGCTTTCATCATACAAGCATTTAATCTTAATTTCTTAGCTAATGCAAGATAATGAAACCATTGATATTGACCTTCAAGAAAGTTAGGAAATATATCAATACGTCCTGAACCTGCTTCCTATACATTTACTAGGTCTTTTAGTCTATAAAAATTCAAAAAGAAATAATGATCGCCAGTAACAGTATAACCATTAACTGTCATTCCATATTTACATCTACGATACTATTCTTTCCAGAAATCTGCAAATGCTTTAGAACCATTTCTAAATTCTGTATAATGTCCTGTACGATTATAAGTATCTCTAGCTTCAGTAAACCAACTAGGATCGAAATCTAATCCCTAGGTTTTATTTAATGGTCGATAACCTGTTAATTCATAAGAAAGATTGGAATCAAAATATTTAATTTCCTAATCAATAGGAACATCCCATTTGAAAGAATTTTCATTTGATTGTTCAATTACTTCTTTCTATTGCTATTCTTCTTTAACAGATCCTTCCTGTTTAGCCTAGACTTCATTTACTAAAGTCTAGACCTCTTCAGGAAGTTTTATTTTCTTAGGGCGACCGCGTTTGCGTTTAACTTCTTCTGCCATTAGAAATCACCAGGATCAAAATCTTCACGAACATTGCCACGAAGATTAGTACTTTCAGTTAAATCTTTCTTTACTAAAGATTCAAGAGTTTGTAATTCTTCAAGAACCTTTGAAATGTTTGACATTTCTGCCATAACATCTTTAGTACGATTAAGATACTTACCAGTCGTAGTATCTCTTTCTTGTAAATCCAGATTATTAAAATAATCTATAAATTCATCAACAGCTGTCTATGCGGCTTTTAATAGTTTAATAGAACGATTCTCTTCTTGAATCTTTCTATATTTCCTACAAGCTGCACGAAATTCTGGATTATTATATTCTTCATCAGTTAATCCAGAATCTCTCAATGCTTCTTGATGACGTTCTTGTTCTGAATAATCAGCATAAATACTATGCCAATCAATTGCAAGCCAAATATAAGTAAATTCTCTAAAGGCTCTTAGACCATACTATCCTTTCGGATCCTCTTTACATATATTCCTTTCATCCTTCATTAGTTCAGCAAACTCCCGAACCAAAAGAATTTCGGGAACATTCAAAGTTAGTCTATTATTAGCATTATCATATAGGAATATATTTTGTGTCATTATTCTTTAAATTTATTATTTATATCTATTATTTAAGAATGCCCCTCCCCATTGTTTCTTAGGAGTATATCCAGGTTTATTTTCAGCATAACGTTTATCGTTAGCTCTCATTTTGGCATCATTATAATCCTAGGTTACTTTATCCTTATAAGAAAGATCTCTTCTTGCTTTTTCAGGATGATTTAAAGCTCTTCTTAACTGAGCCTTTCTTTGAGGATCGTTAGTTCTCTGCATTTCTTTAAGAACTCTAGCATCACGAGCAGCTTTTATTTCTTTAGCTATTTCCTCTCCAGTTTTAATTTCACCACTTGCAGACCTGTAATATTTTACTCCATTTACAGTTTTAACTACAGGCCCAAGTGATTTAAGAGCATCAGCTGCTCTAGACACACCTACTCCTGCAGCTGCAGGATTTATACCTCCAATAAATGGAACGGTTCCTGTCAAAGGAACAAATGGATGTTCATCATTACCACCAAGTGAAGGATTACCCATCCAGTAGTGATAACCTGCTTTAGCAAGGTTCGTTAAAAGAGAATGGTCAGCAAGATTAGACCATCCTACCTTATCCCATGCTGCTTTTGCTGCCTAGCGATGTGCTTCATTTTCTGCTATTCGCTAATCATAAGTTTCATCGTGAAATGTAATAGGTTCTGCAGGATCCTAATCCTTAATTATTTTCTTTTGCTTGCCTCCACATTTAAACTAATATACTATATAATTCATTATTTTCTAATTTTTTTAGGCCCATTATAATAAACATTTGCTAAACTATCTTGTTTTTCAACGGGAGTTCGCCCCTTATGATCAGAATAAATAGTTTCACCTTCTTCTTCATCCTAGATTTTACTTACAGATCTAGGTTCTCCATTCCAAGTTCTGGTAGTAATTATATTTCCATATTTATCTCTTCTTTGTGTCTATGTATAACGAGACTATGGAGCCTACTGTTTACCGCCTGTTAGGTACTTTTTTTTTAATTTACTTCCACACTTATCCATAGGAAGCTTATTGCGAGAGGCTTTGAATTGATCAGAAACTGAAGTAAGCTAATCACCTTCTTGAGCTTTTTTCATACACTTCTTGCAAAGGCGACCTCCTGCTTTATAATAGGCTGTTTCATAACCTTCAGGGCAGTCACCACGAAGTTGTTTAATATAATTTAGTTTAGCACCAAATTTAGCAGCACGTACTTGTTGTTCTTGAGATTGCTGCTGCATTTGTTGAGCAACTGCTTGAATTAACTGTGCAATTTGAGCAGCTTGCTAGTCACCCTATTGAGCAGCCTACATAATTTGCTGAATCTGCTATTGTGCTTTTTGGTCACCTTGCATAGCTGCTTGTACTAACTATACTACCTATTGTTGTAATTGTTGTTCGTCCATAATTAATCAATAATTTGAATATCCTTAGTATTGAATACATATTCTTGAAGCTCTCCAGTAGTAGTAAACCACATACATTTAATTCCTTTGAGAGTTGATTTTTTATCTTCTATTCTTTTTGGATCATGCTTAAAAATAGATGATACTTTTTTAACCACGACCATTTTAGGTTTATTTGGCAGGTCTTGTTTCATCTGAACAATATCACCTGCCTAGAAATAAGTCTTTTCTTCTTCCATAATTAAATATTTTTAAAACGTTCTTCTAAACCTTCATTAACTACAGCAATGACTTGAGTTTCACAAATACTAGATAATCCTTGTTTTAAGAAAGGAACAGGAACAGATGTATCTACTCGGAAATAAATTACATCACCAGGTCTAATATATTTAACTTCTGGTCCAACTTCCTGAACAACTCCTGTTTTAATCCATTCTTTCATTTCTTCATATTTACCAGTATTAGGATTATAATCAGCTTTAGGAGTAAGTGTACCTGCATCAATAATAATACCATTTTCTACCTTAATACGTTGGAAAGGATTTTGAGCAAAAGGTTTAAATAAAAGTCTATTAAACATAGGTTTAATTTCTACATTAGAAATATCATCACCTAAATTCTGTGCGTTTTCTTCAAGTAATTTACGATTACTTTCCAACTTATCAGCTACCTTATTTAGCTCTTCATTAAATTTATATGATTTTTCTTTCTTTATAATATCATCAATGTTACCTTCACTCATGTTAAAATTAACATGCTCCTTGTCTAACCCAATCAAATTTTGAGCTAGTTTTTCATCATTTGTTAAGTTTAGTCTTACGTTTTTTGCCATTTTTCATTTACCATTTACCTACTGGACAGGTAGCATTAGCCAGTCTAGTTTTTGCACTAAGTCTACAGCTGCAACCATTTTTATATCCTGGTTTTGGATATGTACTAACGTCTCCAGTAATTACATTTAACCATAATCTGTTATTACATATTCCTCCTAATCTCTTAGAATAAAGTGGGCATGCATAACATATATTTAATCTTTTTTGACTAATATCTTCATTTCTTCCAAATAGTTCATTTACATGACCTTGCAATATTGCCCCTACGTCCATAATTAATATTCTATTCGTTTTCTTTTAGCTTTTTGTTTTTCTATAATAACTTGCTTTTTATAATACGCTAACATCCTTTCTACGTCTGATTTTAGATATTCACAATGATATAAAGTATTATTTCCTTCATGGTCATAATGATTTAATATTAAATCTTTAATTACAAAGTTAGGATTAATTTTTTGTAACATCCATGCATAAGTAGAAAGCTGCATAGTATAATGCCAAAAGTTAGTGTCATCTAAGTTATTAAGAGGGTACTTCATCTTAGCAGATGTCTTAGTTTTAGTATCAAAGAATCCCTTCTGATCAATTTTTTTGTTAGTATTATGCGTTACTATTAATGAATCTGTACAAAGATAAGTATGAGATGGACTATCTACAGCAATGCATTGTGTAGGAACCGTATCAACAAATTCTACAGATTCTATATTTCTAAAAGAATTATTGTCTTTAATGATATTATTTTCTATTTCTGTATTTCTAATTAAAAATGGATTAAATTTACTAGTAAAATTAATATTCCACCCTGGAAATTCTTTTCCATTGCATTTATGGATTTCTCGAAATACTGAAACTTTGCATCCTAAAGATGAAACTAATTGTTTCATTCCTTTCATTTGCCAATCAAATGATGTAGTCATTACAAATCTTTTTCTTTTAGGATGATAATAACCATCTGTATCCATTAATCCTCTTAACAAATCAAGTCTATCTTCATACGAAGATAATAAATAAATATCTGGAATATGTTTATTATTTAGTACGCCTAAATAATTTAATATCCCTCTTATTCCATATATAGTACGCATATCTGTATTAGCTCTTTCAGGGTCGTGATTTAAATTTTCTCCTATTTCATATCCTCTAGATTGTATTTCATCCCACATCGGTGAATTAGTAGCTTGTGTAAGTATTCCACAATCTTTACTACCATCACCTAACCATGCACCTAATACATAAGGATCTAATGGAAGTTTACTCTTATTATTATTTAAAGGTTTTGCATTTAATATTTTAGGTATATTATTAGTATTTCTTTTTTCTAAAGAGTCCAAATATGTTTTTAATTCCATTGTTGTCATAACTTGATGCTTGTATCCATCTGGATTTCTTTTTGTAGGTTTTTGTAATTTGAAAGAAATCAACCATCTATGATCAATATCAGCAGTAATACTTTCAGCATTATCAAATTTAATTTTACAACAAGGATTATTATGTACAGCCGATTTAACTGTAACATTACATAAATTTCCATCTTTATCAAATACTTTATCTCCAACCTTTAAATCTCCCATTGTGGACCATCCATTAGAAGTTAATATAGGAGTATCTAAAGGAAGTCCCTTGTGGTCAATTATTGTGATTTCATTGCCAGATTTAACGATTAAGTCAATCTGTCCTGCTATCCTTAATATACCATCATCAGATGTTCTTGATATTAGGTATTCTGGATAAACACCATACTCTAAATCTAAGTCAGTATAATCTTTTTTACATTCAAATTTCCCTCCAATACCAAACTTTTGAAGGGAAATATCTTTAGGCTTTATATAAAATGAATTTTCTATATCTGAATGAATCTTGGTTCCACGCTCACACGATTTTCTATTTTCCGCATCCCATTCATCTAGAATACCTTGTTTAACTCTATTAAAGTCATTTTCTGAAATATTATATAAATCTAGGATAGATGTATCAAATCTTTTAGAATTTAATAAAGATTTCTTCTCCAGTGCCCAGCTATCTTTTGGAAGAATTTTCTCCAATGCTTTATAACTTGACCAAAAATCCGAGTCAAATGGTTGAGTAAATGAATGGATTAAGGTTGTAACTGATATATATTGTTCATTATCATTTATGTTCCAATACCGATGCTCAGCATCATTGAAACAGACATCACCATTTTGTTTATCAATATTCATTATACCTATAAATATATATTATTACATAAATAATAAAATCTTATTGATTACTAGAAGTGTGGATCTTATATTTGTAAGTATAATCTATGCCGAATAACGCTCCTCCAAAAGTGCAAGTTTCACCAAAGGCTGTAAGCACACTTGCATCAATAATGCCTAGAGGGGCAACTATAAATCCAGCAACAAGTAGACCAATACCAACAACAATTAATAACATAGCTGCTATTAGTTGTAAATTTAATTTTTGATTCTTAGTCATGTGTCGAGTTCTACGTTTTAATCTGTATTACTACGTGTGTTTATTAAAGTTGTATTAAGGTGAACTATCAATATTAGATTGATAGAAAATTCATTTGGTATATGCAAATATAATTATTAAATTTGAACATTCAAAATAAAATCGTGTTAAGGTAAGATTATGGGAATAAACAATAGTAAACTTAACCAAATTAATAATATTATATCATTTATTGATAAGAATCAATAGAATCTAAACGAGACTTTTTTGAATAAAAGTCCGACATAGTTTTTCTTCCTTAAAAAAGGAAATAAAATATAGATTAAAAAAGCTAATAAAGGTAAGTTTACAGATTATTGTAATGGAAAAGTAACTTCAGAATGTATTGCAAAAGGTAAACAAAGCAAGGATCCAAAAATCAGAAAGAGAGCTACCTTTGCAGCTAATGCTAGAAAATGGAAACATGAAAGTGGAGGTACCTTATCTGGTAACAAAATATCTGATAAACAATATATTAAAAAATTTAAACAATCTAAAAACAGATAATATATGAATTTCTCTTAGATGTTTACTTCTTATGAAGGAGTTAATCCTCCTAAGAATTATTATACAAATCAAATATCATTTCCAGATCCTCCTGATCTAAATTCTGAAACTTCTTCAGAAAATTCTACTACATCTTCTTCTTCCTCCTTTGATGGTGTTGTAAGTCCTTATGAATCTGCATACTCAATTTCAAATGATCCTATAATTGATACAGATAGAGATTTAGATTCAGATACCCCTACACAGCAAGGAAGTACTAAAGCTCATAAATCTACTGCTGAAAGTATTGTTGATTTAGCAAGAACTTATGTAGGTACACCTTATAATTACGCCCATGAAACTCCTGAAGAAGGATTTGATTGTTCAGGTTTAATTAAATATGCCTTTGGATAGTTTGGTATTAAACTACCTAGAACAAGTCATCAAATGGGTAAGATAGGTAAAGCCGTAAAATTGGAAGATGCTAAACCTGGAGATATTATATATGAATCTTCTGGGCCACCTTCAGGAGGTCACGTTCGTTTAGTAAGTCAAGTTGTTGATGGACATATATATTGTATTGAAGCAATTGGAAAAGATAAAGGAATTTAGGAAAGAGAATTAACAAGTACTTCTCGTATTAAATCAATACGAAGAGTTATTGATGATTCTACTCAAATTACTCAATAGAAAACTTTTAGTAATCCAAAAGACTTTACTAAAACATTAACCGAAGCTTACCGTAAAGGTTTACAAGAAAAAGGATTAGATCCAAATTATGCTACAATGTTAGTTGCGCAAGATGCAATTGAGACTAATTGGGGTAAATCAGTAAAAGGAGATTATAATTACGGAAATCTAACAACTACAGGAACAGACTGGCATAATAGAACAGGTGATCGTAAATGGAGAGATTTTAATTCCATTGAAGATTATGTTTTAGGTAAAATTGATTTTCTATCTAAAGATAGATATAAATTCTTTAGTACTTTTACTGCAAATAGTAATATATCTACCGCAATGTAGACATTAGCTAATAGAGGATATGAACCTTTTAATAAGTAGTATGGATTATCTGTAGCTAGAACTTATAATAATGTATTAAAATATCTAAATGCCGAATAATATAGTAAATTAGTTTAAAGACAATAAAGAATTATTTATTGCAAGAATACATAAAGCTTTATATAATGCTTACAAGAAAAGATTTCCTGATTTTAATATTGGTTCCTTAAAAAGGTTAGCTACTTTCGGAGCTTATTAGGCTGCTTTTGAATCTGGATATGGAACTTCTGAACAAGCAATCAACAATCATAATTATGGTGGTTTATCAAATGGTGGTTATGAAAATGGATTCTAGAAATTTGAAAACATGGATGATTATGCTAATAGCTTTGTTGATAATATGTTAATAAAATTTCCTGATGTTCCTAATTCTAGTTCTTTAAATAGTTATATGAATGCACTATTTCAAGGAAAATATTAGTATGATCCTATACTAGGACAGGAAAGATATACAAAAAAAATTCAAGGAGTCTAGAATAGAGTAAATGGCTATATCAATAATTATTTTCCTGAATTTGAAAATGAAGAATATAAAAAGATAGCTAATAAGGAATTAAGAAAATTAGGATTAACTGAAAAAGGATTTACTTTTTTTAAAATGAGCTGGATAACTGAGAGTAATAGACAAAAACATTTATTATATGCAATACCTATTGGTATTGTATTTTCTATTCTATGTGTACTTGGATGCGCGTTTGGAATGGAATTTAAAGATAAGCAATATGGCGGAGAATTTGATTGGTTAGATATTGCAGCAACTCTAATAGGAGGTGCTATTGGGTAGATTATACAAATTTTGTTATTTATATGGATGATATAAAACAGCTTTAGTTAGAGCTAATTAAATAGGGATTTTTAAGTAACGAATTAAATAATCAGGGGGGGTATAAAGAAGCAGATGGTATTTTTGGTCCTAGAACTAAACAAGCTTATCTCGATTATTTAAATACTAATAAACAAACTGCATCTTATACGCCACGTACTCTTTCTGAAACATAGGCTATTGAAGCAAATATTAATAGTAAAAATAATGAAGATATTATTAATACTTATTATGCTAATAATCCTAGTAATACCCCTTATATAATAGATGATAAAAAGAATAATACATTAAACGTTTATATTAACGGAAATTTAATTAAATCTTTTAAAGCTATACATGGTAAATACTCGACTACTTTTGGAAATCATTTTAATAAAAAAGTAGCAGATACGAAAAATTATACAATTCAATCTGGAGATTATTTATCTACACTAGCAAAAAGATATAATACTACTGTATCAAAATTACAGGAATTAAATGAAGAAATAAAGAATCCAAATTTCTTAAGAATTGGTTAGGTAATAAAGGTTCCTTCATGGCATTATGAAGATACTATAGTGGATCCTGATGAAATGACCATTACATATACGAAACCTAATTAGCATATAGATAACTTAAAAGGAAATTTGGCCACTCCAGCAGGTGTTTATTTTACTACTCGTAGTGGTTCTTATGGCGGGGCACCTTCATTTATAAGAAGGACTCAAGCTATGGTAGACAAAAATAATCCAAAAGGTATACCTTCTTCTATACATGCACGTGATGTTGATGTTGGTGTTGTAGGTGCTAATACTAATGGATGCACAGGGTTATCA